AGGCATTATGGTGCACCATAATGAAGTATCCTTGGTAAGCGGTGATGAGCTTACGCTCCAAGGGTCCGAAAGCAAGTCCTAACGGGTGCAGCTCAAGCTACCGGGTAGGCGGATTATCTCAGTGGAGACTTATTAAAAAAGTGGGAGGTAAAAATGCAGACGACAACAATCCAGGATACCCAAATTCTGGAAGCGCGTGACCGAAGGGACCATTACGAGGAGCAAGCTGCACACGCGGCTGTTCGGTACTGTCGGGCTAAAATGCAATTCAATGACAAGGATAAAGCGTATTGGTGGCAACAGTACTTGGTGAACATTAACCAGGCTGATGCTGTGCAGGAATGTCTTAATATTATTCTGACGGAGGAAAGCTATGCGTAAAATTCTAAGAAAGCTAAAAGTCCAAGGCTGGAGGATTGCCAAAAAGTATAAAGGCGGATACTCCGTGCCTGATGGATTGATTGCGGTTAAATCAGGTAAAGCAATCGAAGTCCGGTACGTTCACTGGACTGGTAAGCTCGAAGTATGCCGTTGCATGTTCGCGTAGTAGCTAAACAGTGCAACGTGAAGGGGGTGGTCAGCGTGGCAGCAGTATTTAGACCGTGCTAAATTATATTATACTATTATTATAATCATGACCGAAGCAGCCCTCCTGTATTCCTGGGGGGTTGCTTATCACGGAGGTAATGCGTGACAACAATAATTATGAGTAATGGGTACGGAGCAGTTATAAGCTACATACCTAGAATCTCAATATCGGTAATACAGGTTGATAAGCACGGGAATTGTAAACCGTGCTATAATCAGCTCACTAATTGCAAACCGCACTATTCGGATGTAACACCGGATAGATTGTACCCAATTCTACGGAAAATCCGTAAGTTAAAGCCGCGCGGCATAAGTAGTGATGATTACCGTGGGGAGGAAAAGCGTAGGGATTACGCACAGAAAATTAACTAGGGGGAGTAACGTGGACGAAAGACAGCTCGACCAAATGATTACTGAGCTTGGGGGAAAGCTCTACCTTGTTGGTGGGGCTGTACGTGACGCATTAATGGGTAAAGAAGAATCCGCTGACAGGGATTACCTGGTGACAGGCGTAAGCTTCTTACCGTTTAGCAGGATTGCCGGTAAAGATTTCCCGGTGTATCTTGTGGCAATGGATGGAATCCGCTTCGGGAATCTTACGGCTCAACTTGCACTGGCAAGGACTGAACGAAAAAATGGTACAGGTTATCACGGGTTTGAAATCCAAACAGACCCTGAAATTACTGTTGAGCAAGATTTGGTTAGAAGGGATTTAACCATCAACTCTATTGCCAAGCGGGTAAGTGATGGGAAAATAATCGACCCGTACGGTGGTCGGTATGACATATTCAGGGGATTTCTGCGACATACCTCTAAGGCTTTCGCGGAAGATCCATTAAGGGTTTACAGAGTAGCTAGATTTGCTGCACAAATGGGATTTAAGGTACATCCTAGCACTAGAAAGTTAATGCTGTCCTTGAAAGAAGAATTGAAAGCACTTTCATCTGAACGGGTGTACCAGGAAATGGTTAAAGCTCTGGTAGCACCGTATCCTGATAGATTTTTTAGAGAGTTAAACGGGCTGCTTGATGTGCATTTCCCTGAGATTCAAGCGCTAAAAGTCCCTGATAAGCATGATGGGACTGCATTTGAACACACTATGCGTATATTAAAGCGTGGTGTGGGATTGCATGAACGGTTTGCATTACTAACACATGATTTAGGTAAGGGAGTTTCTGCTGCTCCGCCTGTCCACAATGGGCACCAAAAATACACGGAGTTAATAGAGCAGTTTTCTACTAGACTCAGGATGCCTAAGAAATTAACCACTTTCGCCTGTAAGTTCATGACGTTGCACATGAAGTTGAAAGTGCTTCATGAAATGCGACTCGGCAGGATGATACGATTGATAGAGGTAGGCACGTCTAAGTTTCTTAGACTGACCTACCTTGAGGGGGCGGGGAGATATGACAAGAGCTTATATGTTAAGCATTGCCATATCATAAAGAGGGTATTGGGAGTCAAGAAAGTTGTCACTGGAGATACACTAATCGCCAAGGGAATAGTCCCTGACAAAACCTTTGGCGAGAAGCTTCTCCAAGAGCGAGTACGAGAATACAGAAGGAGACAGAATGAATCTTAAAGCTAAATTCACAAGAGAAGAGCTTGCGGAGTTGATAAAAACTTGTAAGCTAGCTTACCCAATGTCAGAAGAAGTCCGCCTGTGGAGTCTGCTTAAGGATAATGAAGGGGTGTTTGATATATGGGTTCTTACAAGTGTTTTGAAAGACCGTATGTTTGGGTTACGGCTTGTTGATTTGATGATGCTGTACCTCAATGAATTACTGGGGTTTCATGGTGTGGAGTTTATACCTGAAATCGGTGGTGGATTCAGATTCATGTATCTAAATGCAGGTGATACTTACAATACTACCTTCATTTGCGACTCAGCAACAAATACACTAACGATCTCTACCTATGGAGACATAGTAGAGAAATATGAAACAAGAAGAGCAAGGAGAAGAGGATGACACCAGAGCAGATATTTTATTATCATTCACTAATCATTCAGGAATGGTGCGCTGAAGAACTGAGGGAATTAAGGAGACAACAAGATGAGCAAAGAAAAGAAGCGGAAATTCGAAGTGATGCTACCGCTGAAAAAAGGAACGAGCCTATCGCTTGGCAAGTTTAAGACTAGAGAAGAAGCTGAGAAGCACGAGAAAACAATCCCATTCTTATGCTACATCAGGATAGTTTAACCACGTTCATGTCGTCTAAATGGAATAGGACAGCCCATCCTGTATGGGAAAATGGTGGTTCGATCCCGCCCATGTACGCCAACCAAAGTGAAGGAGCAAAGAAAATGAAATGGAAAATAGCATGTAGCACTTGGTTTATACACACAAAGAAGTTTACCTGCAATATTGACAAACAGCTAGGCGAGTGGAGACTAACAATCTTTTCAAGAGAGTGGGATGCGGCTACCGCAAACTGGAAGGTAGTCAAGAAAGAATGGTTCAATCTACTGAGAGAAGCTAAAGAATATGCCGAAAAATGGGTAGAAGCACAAAGGAGTGTGAAATGACCGCCCCAACATTAGAACAGATTACAGAGTTGACTTCAACCGGCAAACCTTGGTACTCGGACGATAATGCAGTGAAGAGTAAGTTTGTTGTGTATAAACACGATGAAGGCAAATTCACAATGTATTTTGAATCGTATCCACTAAACTTTTTAATACCATCTAATTTCTTCTTGGAGTTTCACCCGGCTGTGGTTCCACAACTAGTATTTGAAGTCATCTCAAAACTTATAAAACGTATAGAGCAGCGAGAAAAACATATTTATAGAATCATAGCTACATTAGATATAGGAAACGAGGCTATGAAAGAAGGTATCACCTTGGAATTTAACCGTTGTGTCAAGTTTGTCGAAGATTTTGAGGAGGTAAAATGAGTAGAGAATTTGTATGTCCTGAATGTGGCAATAATGAACTAAGTGTGGAGTTTAGGGCTGATGCATGTATGTTTATCGAAGATGGAGTACCAATGGTTGATGAGGGTACTACCACTATAACCCATCTAGATAGTTTCTACTGTCCTAATTGTGGATGGCATACATTCTATGAGAGTGATATAACAGACAACATGCAGGAGGTATAATGGATGAACTAAAATATAGAATCATAGATGAAATCGAAGTTTTAGAGCATAATATAATAGAAGCGATAGAAACAAATAAAAGGCTAAGGAGGAAAGATGGCATACAGATCGAAATTTGCAAGGATGGAGTTGTACGGGAAGTGCAGCACAAGGATGTGGCTGATTGCAGAGAAGCTTGAGGAGGCACTCGCAGAGATTGAAGATGAGGATATAGGGGAGAACGGAGAATATCAAACAGTATATGATGCTATACTCCAACTCTATGAGATTGCAGAGGAACTTCAAGCCGAGAACAAAATATTTCTTGACACCGAAGATTTAACGTGATATGCTATTGGGTAGAAACAAAAAAACGGAGGGACGATGAGAAACGCAAGAAAATGGCAGAAAGGGTTCTATGAGCTGCACGCAGCAATGAGAGAAGCGTGTATTAAATTTCCTTCTTTTATGACACCCATCCAACAACTTCTTTACAGTAATCAATTTCTACTTGGTAAGTCTAGCGACAATGAAGAAATGGTATCCTATTCTGATAAAGATAACCAAAGGTACAATCATGGTCGCAGAACTAAAACCACATTGGGGAGATTTCTGTCTCGAAAGATGGGTATCGAAGAAAAGTCAACTTACTTCACTGCTAACGTATTCGCAGCATTAAATGGTGAATCTACACGATTCAAGGTGATAAAAGGCGATGCTATAAAGCAAGCCTACCGTGATTGTGTAGGTGGTTCATCTTGTATGACTGGCGGTTGCTCTGAGTATGTCCTCCTCTATGCAGAAAATCCTGATAAAATATCAATGCTGACATATGTAAACGGGGAGAAAACCTGCCGTGCCTTACTGTGGAATTGTGAAGATAATATAAAGTATATGGATAGAATTTATCCCGATGATTGTGGTAATCACATTCAACTCTTTCGTGAATGGGCAAGTCGTAATGGATATGATACCAGGAGGTATCAAGGTGCTCCACATGATGATCAGGTTTATACACACGGAGAGAATAGTTTATATGTAAGTCTCAAATTACCATCTAATGGATATTACCCGTATATGGATACATTCTGTTGGGGAGATAGTGCCGGAAACTTTCGGAATGAATCAGAAGATGCCGAAAGAATCTTCAACTGCACTGGTGGAGGATGGTCTAACTCTGGGACATATTGTGTATGTTGCGAAGAATACTATCATGAAGGTAATATGATTTATTCCAGGGGAGATGATGCACACATTTGTCAGGATTGTTATGATGAACATTACTTCACTTGTGACCATTGTAATAATGTTTTCGATTCAGAGGATTGTAACGGTGAGGATGAGTGTTTATGCAGAAGTTGTTATGAGGATTTATATAGAGATTGTGATTGTTGTAATGAATCTGTAAGACGAAATACAGTCACAGAGACAGCGGATGGATCATATGTGTGTGAAGTTTGTGTAGAAGAGATGTATTCCTGTTGTCCAGAATGTGATGAACTTCATCACTTTGATGACTTGAATGAGGACAATATATGCAAATATTGTGCAGTATTAATTGAAGAAGAGGAGGCAGCATGAAAGGCAAGAGACAAGAAGCTGCGGATAGAGCAGCTAAAGTAATAAGAAGGTTAATTGATTTTAAGGAGTTCAAACGATGCTGTGATGCTAGCGAAGTAGAGTTGACACAAGGTTTTGAGATGCTCGGTACCAACAATAGACCGTGTTTCTATTTAGATAACAATTCAACAATACTAGCTGTAGCACATCTGGATTCTGTGCAGGATTCGGACCATTTTAAGCACACAATAGTAGGGGATGAGACATTTGTATTCAGCCCCGTTTTGGATGATAGAGCGGGAGTATATATCATTCTGGATTTGCTCCCTAAATTAGGAATAAATGTTGATGTGCTTCTCACTACTGGTGAGGAGACTGGATCATCAACAGCATCAGAGTTCTACACGAGTAAGAAGTATATGTGGGGTGTAGAGTTCGACCGTGGTGGGCATGATGTAGTGACCTATGACTTTGATAATAAAGCATGGGAAGCAAGGATAAAAGAGGCTGGTTTCAAAATGGGGAGTGGAACCTTCTCTGATATATCCCGACTGGAAGAGATTGGATGTTCATTCATGAACATAGGGATAGGGTCCTACGATGGTCACAGTAAGAGAGCTTACTTGATAGTAGAAGAAATGATTGATAACCTGGCTAACTTTTTCGTATTCCATGAGCTTCACAAAGAGAGGCATTTTCCTCACGTATATGTTGAGAATAAATGGAATAAATGGGATGGTATATATGGTTATGGTGGAACTGGTTACACATACAAATCAAAGACTGGAAGTTTAGTAGAAGTATATACAAGCAAAGGTAGACTCCCACACTGGTCATCAACTGAACCTAGAGTACCTGACAAAGACGAATACCCTACAGTTTGGGATGAGGATGATATTGCAAATAACTGGGAATCTGATAATACAAAATGGATGGAAGGTCTTTAATAGAGCGGGAGGGTTTATCGTTAATTAACAACGGGGGTTTGTGAAAATGCGTGATTATGAGCAGCTAATTCGCGGCTATAATAAAGAACTAGCCGATACACAGGAAGTGTGGAATTACTCAAATGAGATACACATTCTGGATTTACATCTTGAAGAAAAAAAGGCTCTAAGAGTGGAGGACCAAGACGGATGGAGCGATGAGGATTTTTATGAGGAGGGTTACTACGATGAAACTGAAGAAGGAGAAGAAGTGGTATACCTGGAGCAGATTCACTCAAGTTTTCTATAAAAAGAAAGCCTATAACCGTCGAATCTTAAAAGAGAAATTAAAAAAGGAGGCAGAACGTGACGCTAACGCATAAGATTTATCGCTTTGAGAACGGGAGAGGATTGAGTGTTATATGCAGAGATAATAAGTTTAGTATAGCTAGGCTGCTAATTAAGAAGGATGAGTCACTAGAACTAGACTCAGATAGATGCTCCCATGATGACTGCAACTGGGAAGATGTGAAAGAGACAGTAAAACTGCTACGACGACTACCGAGACCATACGGTAATTATTGGGTGGGTGATAAACCAGAGGTTCGGAAAGGTTATTGGCATGGTACCAAAACCAAGAAGGAAAGGAGATAACATGGCACGATTCAGAGGCTTGGTGTGTGGTAGCACCTCAGAAGTTACTAGATGTGGAGGAAAACATACTGGACTTAGAACAGAAGCAAACGGAGAAAGGCTCGGTGTTAATGTTGTAGCTTATGTGAATGAGCAAGGTGAGGATGTTTTTTCAATTACTGTGACAGATGGAAGTGATAATAGTTTTTGGAAAACATATCATCTCGGTCATGTAACAAAAGGTGTCTTTGTGGCAGAGACAGGTTTTGCTAGAAGTATGGCAGCTTTAGGACCAAAAGTAAAACTATGGAGGGACAATGAATAACAACACATTCCATGTTGACATACTCGACGAGCGTATGAATAGACAATCTAGCTTAGAGATGCGCGGAGGCTCAATAAACACTAGAGTTAATATTGAAAGCAGATTATCAGTGCTTGTTCAATATGGGGTGACCTACAAAGGGAACCCTGGTTTTTCCGTGAGACCTAACGGCACGTTGTATAACAGACCAATATTCGAGTTTGAATTACTTGACGATGCTGGTAATGGTAGAACATACATCAGCGAAGAAGTATATCAAAACTTCATTCATTTCGGAGAGAGGGTAGCTAGAGTAACAGTCCCGATATTAAATGTGCCGGTAATGCGACCACAAAGAGAGATATTATTCGGACGTGAAGAGTGGGGGAGTGCTACTGGTTGGCAGGAAGAAGTGACTGATTACCTTAAAGAGAAAGGAGAAGGATATGTACGCTAGAGTAGCAAAGTATGAATCCAAGTATCTCAATGAGGCAGAGGTACACGAAATAACCACAGATAACCCACATGGTTTAGTCAGAGCAGTTTTCAGGAATGGCGGGGTTGATATTAAGATAATATGTGAATTTGACTCCATTAGTATAGAAGTGGGAGGTCCTGGTGTATACGACGGTCAGTTTGCAACAATTACAAGGAAACGAGAGAAGGTAAATATTATGTGTAATGAGCAGATGGTGAATCAACTAATGCACGTAGGGAGAGGAGATTTTGTATGGGATAACTTTAACATCGAGAAAGCAGTTAAAGCAGAGAGTCTGATTGAGGATTTTCACAATTTTAATTCTTGTTATGGAGGGAGGGTAGAATGAAAAACATGGAGATTTTGTGTGATTGGCTTTACAGTGATCTTGATTGCTTGCTTGATGAAGCACAAACGGATCTTAAAGAGGGTGCTGTTGAAGAAAGCTTCCCACGTATCCTCACTAGAATGATGCAAATAACAGATGTTCTTAGAAACATCAGCAAAATCGAAACGAACAGTGATTATCATGAATTGTGTAGTTTTAGAGAAAGAGTAAAAGAAGAAAGAAAGAAGGTAAGAAATAATGAAGAGAGCAGATGTCAGCAAAATACCTAAATTTCCCAATGTAAACCCAGGCACATGGAGATGTTCTTGTTGCAGCAAAATGGTTGATAGAATTACAAATAGTATTAAGGTTAATTACCACTATCACCAACTTAGTTCTATCATTTGCAGAGACTGTTTTGAAAAAGGAGACCCAAACCATAATCCGTACATGTTATGCCAAAACCAAATGGTACCACCTGAGAAATATCCTGAAGGTTTTGATTACTGGAAACTTCAGGTTAAAGCTCAACTAGTCAAAAAACTTGGGTACTATACAGTTACAGGATTCTTCGAAGGATTCAACTGGGTCCCAGCGTATATGGAAGGTCAGAGACCAGCAATAACAGTTAATAGAATTATAAAAAAGTATGAGGGGAGGGTAAAATGAAAGAAAAGACAATATTGGTATTCACTTGTCCTATTTGTGGTAATCATGAGCTTCGGATAGAAGATATTATTCAAACCAACATAGAAGAAATGTGGCATCTGGGAGACCCTGGAATGATTGACTACTATGAAGGGCAAACACAAGACCCATTAAACTCACAGTATGTATGTGCTGATTGTGACTGGCACTCACACCTCAACCTGGAGAGGCTGCTTATTGCTGGTACACTAACAGAAAAGGAGATAACAGAATGAAAGTCTGGTCGGTCTGGCATGATGATGGAGAGATGGATGGCGCGCTTTTGATGAGACTCTTCTCAACGGAAGAGGCAGCTAGAGAATATAAACAACAACTACACGACGAAGATTGTGCCAATATGGGTGATAGTAGTTACCCATCTGAGTATTATCTTGATGAAATAGAGGTATACAAATGAGGAATTTTTCTAGGAAATTTTTTCTGGTAGTGGCGGTTTCACTATTGCTATGTTTTTCGGCATTTGGTGAAACTATGCGAACTAATATCAAACCATTAACTGCTTTCTATGTATCACCCGCTATATTAATAGAGGTGGTTGAAGCAGCAGTTGAGGGAGACTTATTTCCGGCGTTTCAGGCTGGAGCAATAGGTGCTTCCGTAGGCATTCCATACAACGAGACTGTAGAAATCACAGATAGTTCAGGACTTGTGGTTGAAGTAAAAATCAAGGGTAAAGCAGGGTACTGGTATACTATGAGGGGGTGGCTAAGATGAGACCAAAAGAACGATGGAGAGAACTTGAAAATCGTATCTATCTCACTACTGCAGACGATGTGCTGGTTGAGACAGATCATATGGCATACACAAACTCGTACAGAAATGGTTTTGATAGGGCGCTTCGTTGGGTAGAAGAACAAATAAAAGAACTGGAGGACAAATGAGATTACGAGAAAGAAATGGTGTATATGCTGAAGTTAGAAGGTCACTGGAACGTGATATATCAATTCTCACAAAAATAAAGGAGTATTTTGATAAGAAGTATGAAGGCGACATGCCTCGTCGCATAAGCGGTGAGTATGATATGGTATATGAAACAATGGCAAGTCTGGAAGATGCGTGTCTTGACCTTGAAGTGGAAGCGGAGGAAGAAGATGATTGAAGGAAAATTCAAATGTCCTGATTGTGGGGGGGATGAACTCCTCCTTGAGGAACTGGTTCAGCATGGGGTGCGTCTAGCTATAATTGAGGGTGTTATTGATACCTTTGATTTGGTAGGCACGCAATACTTATCAAGTATATACCGATGTGGTAACTACCAATGCAGATGGGAATTTGAAGGACCACTTGATGATTTGTATGGAGAAGCAATTTTTGAGGGAGGTAAATATGATTGAATCAATTGACAGACTGATAGAAGTAAGTAAGAAACGGTGCAAGGGAGAGCTGGATGAAACGTATGCACATAAACTTGTTGCTAAATTCAAGAGCATGACTAACGAGGAGGAGGCTCACCTAGTAATGATGCTACTCTATCTTGTTGTGGGTGTAGCTACAAAATCGTCTTCTACTATGGCTGGTGGAGCTATTAGTAGAATAGTAGATTTAACCGATGATAGTATCAAGTATTCACTAGGGGCTGATGTTGAAACATTAATGCCTAATGCAGACATTATAGGATGTGCAACACTAGCATTAGTTGATATGATACAGTCTGAGTTAGAGCTTAATACAGATAACAATATGACCGTGAATTAAAAAGAAAGGAGTAGGGGGTTATGGAAAATAAAGAGCTGAGGGAGAGTTTGGTGATAAATTTTGATACATTACATGAGAGTATCAGTAATATAAAGGAAGCATGTGAAGGACTCGGAGTTAGTGAAGAGCTGGTGGATGCTTTTGAGATGTTAGATATTAACTGTCTGAAAGCTATCCGAAGAATAAGGCTGACTTGCGCGGTGCCATACTTCCGGGGGAAGTAATATGATCCTTGATTATAAGCAAAATGCGTTCTTTGCTAAATGCACATATGGTGAAAAAGACTTGGCAAAGAGCGCAGGATTCAAGTGGGACCCGGATAAAGCCACTTGGTGGACCAGGTTCCCTGCCAACGCTATGAAATTATATAGGTACGCTACCAACGCTGCCAAAGAACAACTAAAAAACCTGATGGAAACAAAGGAGGAATCACGAGCCTCAGAAACAGACTTCCAGGTACCGGAGCCATCAGGACTTACATTATATCCTTTTCAAAGAGCTGGTATTGAGTATATGTTGAAGCGAGATGCAGTCCTACTAGCTGACCAGATGGGTTTAGGTAAGACCCCGCAGGTTATAGGAGTTATTAATATGGATGAAAGCATCAATAGAGTGTTAATAATCTGCCCGGCTTCACTAAAACTCATGTGGAGAAATGAACTTACCAAGTGGTTGATGCGTCCATTGAGTGTGGGCATTGCAGATAGTACATATTTTCCTGAGACTAATATAGTTTTGATAAACTATGACGTACTGAAGAGATGGTACAACAAACTAAGAGAGGAGGAATGGGATTTACGAGTATGTGATGAAGTGAATTACTTAAAGAACCCCAAGACCCAGCGTTGTCAGAATGTTTTAGGTAAATGGAATAGCAAATTGAAGGTTTGGGAAATCTTTCCTATACCAGCAAAGAAGAGAATCATGATGACAGGCACTCCTATTGTCAATCGCCCGTCTGAACTGTGGTCCATCATTCGTGCGTTAGACCCTATTAGCTGGTTCTCATATGGTTATTTTACATCACGATATTGTGCCGGGCACATGGGTAGGTGGGGATGGGATGCGACTGGGGGTTCTAACTTAAAAGAGCTTGGTGATAGGCTCCGGTCCACAATAATGATTCGTAGGATGAAAGATGAAGTACTTACAGAGCTTCCACCAAAAACAAGACAGGTGATTGAATTTGATTTACCGGATAAACTTAAACCTATGATATTAGAAGAAAGGAGAGTGTGGGAGGAAAGACTATCATTAATGGAGAAGCTTAATGATGATGCAGCGGCAGCATTAGTGTCGAAAGATGAAGCCGCTTACAGATTAGCGGTTAATTTATTAAGAGAGGCACAGCAGATTGTCTTCTCAGACCTCTCCAGGATTCGCCACGAGACTGCTGTTGCGAAGTTACCCGCAGTCATAGAGTATCTAGGCGGATTAATGGACAACGATCAGAAGGTGGTTGTGTTTGCTCACCATGCAGATGTCATCGCTGCAATAAACAAAGCGTTCCCTGGTTCTGTAACATTGACAGGGCAGACACCATTGAAAGTTAGGCAGGAAAACATTGACAAATTTCAAACCGATCCTAACTGTATGATGTTTATAGGAAATATCCAAGCAGCAGGAGTTGGAATAACATTAACAGCCAGCAGCCTAGCAGTCTTTGCGGAGCAGGATTGGGTACCGGGGAACATCAGTCAATGTGAAGATAGAATACATAGAATCGGTGCAGTTAATCCTGTCCTCATACAGCACTTAGTTTATGAGGGGAGTATTGATGCAAAGATGGCAAAGATGATAGTAAAAAAACAGGAGGTGATAGACCAAGTAGTAAACCATAAACAGGATATACCGGAACCTGTAGTAGTGCCGAAAGTTGTCAAGCCAATTTCGAAAGAAGTGAATGAGGTGTTGACAATAAGGCAGATTGATGATATACTATCTGCATTGAAAATTTTAGCAACGCGGTGTGACGGAGCATTTAACAAAGATGATTCAGGGTTTAACAAATATGACAGTGTATTTGGAAAAAGCTTGGCATCACAAAAATACCTAACACAAAAACAAGCCAAAGCTGGTAAGAAAATACTACTCAAATATCGTAGACAACTACCGAAAGGATTGGTGGACGGAATATGTGGACAATAATAATACTCGTACTTGGTCTATTTGTATACCTATGTTTAGTCGGGCTAATCATGGGCGATAGAAATAAATGCAAAGATACCGAGTTTGGTGCTGGTTTTATGACAGGCTCTATGTATAATGATAACAATAATGATAGGTTTTTCTAATGCCTACTAATGATGAATTACGAAGCAGGAGGAAGGAAGCATATAAAGCCGTGGAAAGTATCTATTACGCTAGACAAGCAACAAACAGGTGGTCTGTATCTCTAGGGGAGGTGATGGCATACACTGGTTTGGATTCCACATCAGCATACGGTGCGCTTAGATGGCTAACCAATCGTGGTATTGTATTAAGAGTACCGAGAGGATATAAACCTAATCAATTCGACTCATCAGAGCTGTGTTGGCAACATGGACTTGTTAGACGACAGAGTATTGATTGCCCTATATGCATGAGAAGTCAACGATGGCGAAAGGAATAATATGATAAGGGTTTTAACTGGAGGCAACAGTAGGATGAAGGCGGCTGGGGTATCTATGAATGCTACGTACAGCAGCTTAAGTATTAACAAAGCAGGTGTGCAACTTCTACTTGATTATTTTCGCAGCGGTAGGGCTGATTTTGCACAGATTATTGTAGATGATGAACGACCAAAGACTTTCTGGTTAGTTATATGTGGACCATCAGACGAGGGAGCCCACCTATTGTATAAAGTAAGCAAGAATTCACGTGTATTACACTCAAGACTTCTATTCAAGGAACTAGGTATAAAAGGTACTATAAAGAAACCTCTTATATTTGATGGAAAGCTGCTGGCTGGTAGAGTAAATCTAGATGATTGAACTAATATTGGCACTGTTGATAGGGTTCATCATTGTGATGAAGAAAATATAAAAAGGAGAAACTAATGGAAGAGAAAGTAATTCAACTGAAGAAAGCAAGAGTGAAGCAAGAAACTAATACTCTCGTGAGTATGATAGAGCACGGGGGGCAACTCGACGAGCAGATAAAGGGTCTCACCAAACAGCTAGAGGAGATAAAGAAAGCAATAAAGAGTGTCTATACCAGTGACATGAAAGAGATTCATGGTGACACTTTCAAAGCTGTGTTTTCTGAGCGTGAAGTGTGGGGGATACATCCACAGACATGGGTAAGGTGGCTGAAAAAGAATTACACATCGGCAAAGAAGTTCAACGAATTGTTCGTAGCTACTACTAAAGTGAGCATTAGTGAGGTTCGCTCTGCTCTCGGAGCCTCTGTGATAGAGGAGATAGGAGAGCGCGGGGAAGATGTGCTATCACTTAGTCTCAAAAGGAGGAGCTAATGATGGAGAAGCTGGTCAATCTAACGCCGCACGCGGTACACGTGTACCAAGGGGGTAAAGAGATAATGGTAATACCACAGAGTGGTACAATTGCAAGAACCCAACTTGTTTCAGAGTTGGATAGAACAATTCAAGGTATCCCGGTCTTTAGGAGACGTGTTACAAGTATAAAAGGACTACCCAAACCAGAAAAAAATGTGACATACATCGTGTCTTCAATGGTGTTATCAGAAGTAAAAAAAATGGGAAGGACTGATATGATAGCACCGGACACAAATGATAATTCTGTTCGTACAAACAACAATACGCTTTTAGGCGTGTCTTGTTTCAGAATGTAAGGAGAAAATATGATAGATATTAACATTAGAGGGCAAATAGAGGATGAGTCGAGAGAGATACTAAGAACAATGGTAAATTGCCGGATGTGCATTTATGTGGTAAGGATGGAAGAGAGCGATGGGGAAGAGGAATATCTTATATGTAGTTTCACAGGACCAGCAAACACGGTACAACTTCCTTCTGGGTACCGTTGTATAAATGGTAAATGGTTATGTAGGCAATGGTCCGGTGAAGAATTTTCACCGGTAGCTCTGTTATCTTTTGATTCAATACTGAATCATCGGTTAGCAAATATTGAAACGCTCGAAATTTTCGAGCCGTATTTTTAGGAGGATTTGGTGGAAGACGAAGTAAGGATGGAAGAGATAGATGTGAAGGTACCTGCAGCCCGATTAATTAAGACCCCTGTACTCTCAGTAGAAAGGGCAGAGGAGATCAGGAAGATGCTAGCTATCTGGGAAAACAGGAAAATAGATAGAAATGACTGATTTAACCGGACAAAAGTTTGGTAGGTTAGAAGTGCAGGGGTTTGCAGGTAGTGTTAATAAAAAACTCACATGGAATTGTATCTGTGTTTGCGGTAACACTAAGATAGTTCTCGGCTGTAGTTTAAGGAATGGTCATACTCAGTCCTGTGGCTGCTTAGCTAAAGAGGGAAACCATACAACACATGGACATAAGAGGAATAAGATACCAAGTAAAGAGTATAGAGCTTGGATTCAGATGAAAAATAGATGTTTTAATATAAATTATCCAGGATATAAAAACTACGGCGGGCGCGGTATTATAGTGTGTCCTAAATGGATTGAATCCTTTGAGAGTTTTTATAGGGACATGGGTGATTGTCCCAATGGCATGTCATTGGATAGAAAAGACAATGATGGTAACTACGAGCCAGAAAATTGTAGATGGGCGACACAAAGACAACAACAAAATAACAAAAGAAATAATGATAAAATTTCATATAAGGGTGAAACAAAAACGCAAGCACAATGGGCTAGGAGCTTAGGCATGAATGCATCTACTCTACGAAAAAGGCTGCATGGATTGGGTTGGTCTGAGGAAAGGGCGCTCACCTATCCGGTGAGAAGGAGGATTTCATTATAATGGGAGAACAGGAAAAAAGATACACCATGATTGCCCCAGAAAACGGAAGAGTGATTATGGAACACGTTACGCTAAAACAGATTGATTACTACAAGAAGTGGTACGCCACTTTAACAGAAATTAAAATCGAAGAAGAGCTTGACGAAAACGAAAAAGTGTGATATAATGATTAAGTAATGGAATTTTAAACACAAGGGGAGGCACTCATACTTCAAGATGGGTAAACCTATTGATTTAACAGGACAGAAGTTTAACAGATTAACCGTGCAAGAACTTGCTGGTAAAAATAAACATCATCAGATTATGTGGAACTGTCTTTGTGATTGTGGGAGTATAAAAAAAGTCTGTGCTGGTGATTTAAAAAGTGGGAACACACAATCCTGTGGTTGTTATGGTAAGGAACAAGTGAGGAAGAGATTCACTACACACGGTCAGACTAAATCTAGGGTAAGAACAAGGGCTTTTAAGTGCTGGGGTGATATGCTACAAAGATGTAACAATTCTAATAATAAAAACTATAAGAATTATGGTGGTAGAGGTATTAAAGTTTGCCTTAGATGGTTGGAATCATTCGAAAACTTTTATGAAGATATGGGCGATGTTCCCGACGGAATGACACTGGATAGAAAAGATAACGACGGAGATTATTGCAAGGAAAATTGTCATTGGAGTACACATGGGGAGCAGTGCCTTAACACAAGACGTAATCGTTGGATAGAGTTTCAGGGTGAAAGGAAGACTATCACACAATGGGAAAGGCATTTGGGAATGGGCAACGGAACACTTGCACATAGATTAAACAAATGGTCTGTTGAGGATGCTTTAACAAGACCGATAATAAGATAATGTAAACATTACAGGAGGTTACTTTGTTTTTATGCGCCGAAAGTATAAGGAATTTAATAGATTCTATTGATTTAGTAGATGATATATCAGATGAGTCTGTTAATTTTATAGAGGGCAGTGCAGTAGATTTATCTATAAATGAAATCTACCGGATAGATTCTGGGAAGGCAGCATTTATAGGAAGGGATAGAAGTTTACCCTCTGCGGCTAAGTGGGGCATCATAAATGATGTCTATGAACTACCGTGTAGTTTTGAGATTGTCAGAGGTTCCGTAGGAGAGGATGTACCCTACTACACTATAAGAACTACTCTATTTATAATCCAATCTCGTGAGTCAGTGAAATTACCTCCGTATCTTGGTGGTATTATATACCCACGTACTTCATTCTTCAATGCAGGTGTTGATGTCTTATGCTCTAGAATCTCTCCTGGTTTTGAAGGCAAACTCAGAACAGGGTTAGTAGTCTATCACAGTCAGGGTATAAAACTAGAGAAGTATGCTAGGTTTGCATCTGTAATGTTCCACAAGTTTACAGCCGGAAGCACAGATACTTACAAAGGCATCTGGGGTGGAGATAAAGTGACAACTGATGGGGTCGAGCGAGGTTTCTGATGCCTATGTGTGAGCAGTGTGGAAACGAGTGCGAGGATATGAAGGCGGGGCAACGGTTCTGTACTACAAGATGTAGTGGAAGGTGGTGGTTACAAAACCAAAGAAGAAAACATGGGGTAACAGAGATAATGCAGAAGGTGTGCCCTAATTGCAGGGAGACCTTCTCAACATGGAGAGTGAGTAAAATATATTGTAGTGAATGGTGCTGCCACAACTATCAATCGAAGAAGCAAGCTGAAAGGAAACGAAATGCCAGAATTAAAAGTAAGTGACGATAAAAGAAGCCTACTCAATACCATAGCATCGTTGGTTCTTAAACTTAAAGCTACTAGGAACGAAGAGTTTGTTGGTAATGCAATTGAGACAGCAATTCCATTCAGGGATGCTAACGTCGAGGTGTTTTTTGATGACTTCACCGATACATATATGATTACAGTAGAAAGGATGTAAAATGGAGAGAAAATTAACCAGCATACAAGTTGTAACAGAGGTGAACCCGATACCAGGCGCTGACCGAATAGAGAAGGTGAGAGTACTTGGTTGGAATGTGGTCTGCCCCAAAGATAAATTTAAACCTGGAGATAAGATTGTTTACATTGAAGTTGACACTATTGTCCCAGATATCCCAGTGTTTGAGTTCCTTAGAAAGTATAAATTTCGTGTTAGAACCATAAATATGAGGCACACTATATCCCAAGGGTTGATTATGGGATTAGAAGAAATGGGACTGGATGATAGTGTTAACGTAGGCGACGATTTAACTGAGGCGCTGGGCTTCACTAAGTATGTTGAACCAATACCCCTTCAGTTAGATGGGGAAGTAATCGGAAGGCGTCCGGCTTTCTGCCCCAAGACAGATGAGTTCAGGCTTCAAGCATACCCTGAGTTGCTAGAAGAGATGCTTGAGAAACGAGCCTACGTGTCTACAAAGATTGACGGAACTAGTAGTTCTATTTATTATAACCCCACCATAGATGAACCGTTCGGTGTATGTAGCCGGAACCTGAACATAAAGCGAGCTGAAGGCAATGGACATTGGAAGGTAGCCCTTAAGTACAACCTAGAAGAAAAGATGGCTCGCATGACTGATGGGGGCATTGTGATTCAAGGAGAGCTAGCTGGTCCAGGTATCCAGAGTAATAAGATGGAGCTGAAAGAGATTGACATATACGTCTTTAACATAATTAGTATAGTTAGTGGAGAGTATCTCTCGGTTCATGCTATGCAGGAACTTTGCACAGAGCTGGGATTGAAGACAGTAGACATCATAGGGTATGGTGGCTACGATGAGATGACAATAGACCAGTGGCTAGAGTATGCTGAGGGTGTCTACACCGGCACTAACAACCAACGAGAAGGGATTGTGGTAAGGACATGCGAACCAATTAAGACTGATACACTTGATGGGCACTGGCTGGGCTTCAAAGTCATAAACAACAAATATCTATTGAAGGAGAAATAAGATGGAAGATGGATGGCTTATTCTAACCTTCGTAGGTGGGTTGTTTCTTGGAATGCTCTTAGGAGGTATTTGTGTTGTATCATTTTATTTGGATATGGTAGAAGACCATCTAATAAAAAGATGCTAACGGAATAACCGATGGTGGGTATAGCATAGGTGGTAATGCACTTGAATGTGGCTCAAGCGAGTGTGGGTTCGAGCCCCACTACCCACCCCATAAGGAGATAATGTGGACCATATTGTAGAGATAAAGAGAGAGTGCCCTAGCTGTAGGGGTACTGGATTATTCAAAGGTATGGCAGAAAGAGAAGGCTTCGCAGTAGTGTGTCATAATTGTCATGGTAAAGGCTGGAATGTGTTCAAGCTTCAGTACAATGATCCACCGGTAAAAAGACTACCGCTGTTCGATGTGGATACGGTATTGGAGTTCAATCCAGGAATAGTGTGTGGCTCCCATCCTACTCTACAACTACCCTCTTTCGGGGGTATGCCTTACGCAGACTGGGTTGCTAATAAACCATTCCCGCCCGGTAGTGAGATGCGAAACTACACCTGCCCGACATGGTGGTATCAAGGGACGGATTACAAGAAGAAGCCAACATGGGATGAGTGTGGCATGATGTTGGGTGACTCATTTAGTAATTGTAAATGTTTTCCGACTAAAGATTTATGCTGGAATAGATGGGATAAAGAGAATGAATGTGATATGGGCGATAAAACAACTAAGGGGCAATAAAAAATCAGAGTGCCCCATTACCTGTCCTGGAGTTACTACATATATGATAGCTCTATTAAAGATATTTGCGATGCTGGATGACAGTAATTATAAAGTGTTAATGTCAGAAGAATGGGAAAGAAAATGAAAGACGAAATGAAGCTACTTAATATCAGAGTTGATGGTATCTATGATATGCTCCAACGTATTCTTGAAAGGCAAGTAGCAATGCAAGAAAGTCTAATTGCATTAAATGAGAAACTAGACGAGGAGTTCTTCTGGGATGCAGACGATGATTATTATGGTGAGGAGGACGGTCTCAGGGGCAGAACTTTCAGGGAAGCCAATAGGGAGGGTAACTAATGGATAACTACAACGAGCTGTACGATAACATGGCTAATGCGCGCACGATACTAGCCACAGTGATGAAGCTGAGTGAGAAGATGGGCGAGGGTGTCAGAGAGTTACGGGATAAAGTTATGGAAGCCGATGAGGATATAGCTGATGCGATGCATGAAGCAATAAGAATAGAAGTTGAGAGAGTATGGGAGAAAAAAAATGTTTTGTAAGACTTGTAGGTTTGGTGTTTATTCTGAGGTAAGTGGTTTGTACCGATGCCATTGGGACAACATGGCAAGGCTCAATGCCGCAGATTTTTGGTGCACAGATGGAGAGTGGCGTAAAGAAGATAGCTGGGTGACCTGGTGGGATGTTGAGGATGGTGTGGAAGAAAATGACGTGTAGATCGTATATTCTAAAAGATGCAGAAGTGACCAATATCTGTGCCAACTACTTGAGGATACATTCTGCTTTAGTGGATTTAGAAATAATCTTTGGTGGAATAAATGTGGATGAGACATCGGTTAGCAATATTGTCGTTCAGTTTAAACGAATAGGTTCTGGGCTTGAGGAACTAAAACCGCTAGTAGAACAACTACTAGTTTTACAACAGGGGGTAGAATGAAGCTTTGTAGTGAAGAGGCACAACAGATACTTAAGAAGGGCGGGCGCTTGAGAAAGTCTTATTGGCGTAAGGATGATTGGATGATATTGCACGGAGTGTGGTTCTTTAGGACTACAAATGTTTTCACGTCGAAGTATTCAGAGAGACTGATATTAAACGGTATCAAATATATGCTTTACCCAATCAGTTTTGATAGTATGTATGAAAGTGATTTCATTGAGGTTGAGGTAAAAAACAATGCCGGATTTGGTCTGGAGTTCTAATGAACACAATCCTGTTAATAATCATGACCGTGTTTAATATCTCTAGCATCATAGTTCGCTTGGTTGCCGGTGATCCATTGTCCAATCTAATTTTTTGGGCTGCATTATTTTTATGGGGATTGTGTGCAGGACTGTGGCTCCAAACGAACTTATTTTAGCTTTGCTGGTGGTCTCACGTACCCACAAAAGAGATAGAGGGTAAGAGGTAACATTATTAGTTGCCCTAGAGATGGTGGGCCAAAAAGTCTCTCAAAACTGTCGTAAGTACTAGTGATGACGTAAGGGCATCCGGTATGATGGTGCCACCAGCTTCCACAAAGGATATGAATATGCGTAAACGTTATAGCATCAAGAGTATATTAAAGGACCCTAACCTTCGAGAGCAGTTGCTCTGCAACGCTGTTCGTTTTATACAGGCAGTAGAGGGTAGGGATATTCCAGAGGATTTACTTGTAACGACTTATAGAAAGGAACGAAAGTGTCTAGTTGCAGAAAGCGAGATTATGAGGAATGCTCAAATTGCCTTCATAGTATCCCCGAGCTAACCCAAAAGTGCTTAATAAGATGTGCATTAGGACGTGGAGTATTAAGAACGACCGCCTCGTGGTGCGAAACCTGGAAAGCAAAAGACTCTTATACCATGTTGTTGGGGATAACGAAATGGTCTGTAAAAATGAAGTAAAGAAGGAAGAGCACCTTCCCTGCATTACTGAAAGTCAGCTTGATTACAAGTATGCCTTGGAGCGTATTCTAAAACGCTATGCCAGTGCTTGGATAAAGCTCGTTAGGTATGATGCCGAAAAGGAGAAATCATGAAAGTCACCGCAGAGAAGGTCCCCATTGCATGGGAACTACAACTTACAATAAGAGCACTACACCCTGAATGGGTAGAGCTTCGTGAAGTAATTAAAGACAATATAACTTTTTGTCCTGCTTTAAAGCCCTTATTAGAAGAGTTGAATCTTGCCATTGATGGGTGGCGTGCGCCCATAGAGGGACCGTGTGGCTCAGATTCTTCTAAACCTCTTATAGTATTTGATGAAACACTTAATAGAGTAGTTGAGATTGATAAAAACCAGCTTGGAGTTTACGGCAAGTGAGGAGTTACTAATGAAACACTTCCCTACTAATGCAGCTTCAGATACATCAACAGCCCCGATATGGACAAATGCAAATGAACAGGAACGCATCTTGGATAAATGGAAAAAGCTGTATAATGAGACTCAAGAACTCGTAGATGCGATGACCTGGGTTGGAACTGGTAGTCATCATAAACATCCGTTAGAGGTGATGCTCTGGGATATAAAAAAACTCATCGCTAGATTGGAGCAGGGATTAAAATGACACATCAAACGGCACCCTTGGCACACCGGCATCCTTTCTGGATGGGTTGGCATTTGCTTAGAACCTGTGATCCACCACTGAGCCTGCTTGAGTATCTGCTAGACCATTTATTGTATGTGCAGTTGAAAAATCCACCACCTGTCAGCACTGCTACTTTTGTGATAGGGGACTCAAATGACTGATGAAGTAACTCAAATCAGACTGTATATCCTGGAGCTGATAAAATTCACCTGTAAACGGGCTCGACAGCACAACCATGACAAACACCACTCAATAGGTATAAGAGCCTGGGGATACGAGTTTCTGCATAATGAATGTACTATGTACATCAGGGAGCTGGTGTGGATACTGAATCAAACAAAGGATAAGTGATGACACCTGAAGAAAAATGCGATAGAGCCATCCGAATAGTGGAAAACGACTTAACAATAATGAGGGCGGTTAAGTTGCTGAAAGAACTGGGATATGATTGGGAAGGAGCAATACTTGTGTTGGCAGTATTTTGGGAGAAGTCATGACACACAAAAATGAACTATTCGGTTTACTCAAATGGTTGGGGAGACGGGCTAGGAACTGGAGACAACAAGCAGAGTTAAATGTAAACCCGGCTCTAAGGGGTTATCACTATGAAAAGTATATGGAGACCATGATAATCCTTCGTCATGTAATCTCTATCTACCTACCGGTGAAGCATGATGGGATGCAAGACCATGATTAATCTAATAGGACAACGATTTAGTAGGCTGCTTGTACAAAAATTTGCTGGCAGAGACAAAAAGGGCAACTCCTACTGGGACTGTATCTGTGATTGTGGGAACATCACCAAAGTTCGGATGGGATGTTTGAAGAGAGGGACTACAAAGTCTTGTGGTTGTCTCCATAAAGAACAAAAGACCACACATGGGCAAACTAACAGCGTTGAGTTTACTATTTGGCAGGGTATATTAGCTCGGTGTTACAACGAGAAAAGCCCTGCTTATAAATGGTATGGAGAACGCGGAATTAAGGTTTGCGAGAGATGGTTAGGTAGAAGAGGGTTTGCTAATTTCTTGGAGGACATGGGCAAACGCCCTGAAGGCATGACCCTGGACAGAAAAGACAATGACGGTGATTACACTCCTGAAAACTGTAGGTGGGCAACATGGAAGGAGCAACAAAACAATCGGAGAGGTAATCATTGGATTGAGTATGATGGTGAGCGACGAACCCTTACACAGTGGGCTGAGTTTTTAGGTATAAGTGTATTTACACTATCTATGAGATTAAATACATATGGCTGGTCCATTAAAAAGACGCTAACCACACCAGTGAGGAAGGAGTATATGTTGTTTATTTGTGAAGAGTGTGGGAAGAAAGCCTGGACTAAAACCTGGATTTTACCAGATGTGTTTAATAGAATTAAAATAATCTGCAAGAATTGTAGTGGCTCGGGTGAGGCGGCATCCTATTTCCATAGAAGGGAGGAGAAATGACACCGCCTATATTCGATTTCTGGGATGCCTATATTTGGTGTGCTAAGGCACTATTATTAGCAGTTGCCTTATTTTTAACTCTTGCGGTCCCCGGCTATATAATAGCTTGTGTAGTTATGGTAATAGAGGATAAGTGTAAAAAAAGAAAGTTTCGTAAAGAATTGGAGAAATAATGACAGATAAAGACCTTGGCGTGTTACAAACCTATAGTGGATCACGATGGGTCTCTGGAGATCCTCAATGCTCACTATGCGGAGGGACTGAGTTTCGATGGGAAGGCAAGTGTGTAAAGTGTGTTGATAAGGAAATAGATAGATGGGAAGAATTGAAAGGTCAGATAGAACATGCGATTGAACAGGCTGAACTTGGGTTAGCGGTAGCCGAGGACCCCAAATCATTTCCTAAAAGAACTGTTGAGGCACAATATGGCGATATACTGTACCATAGAGGAAAGTTAGCAGAGCTTCGTAAGATAGAAAAGATTATCGAAAAACTGGAGAACTCATGATTGTCTACCTGCTGTGTTATCCAAGCGGAGATGATAGAGTTCTTGGGATATACTCTAATCTTTACCGTGCTAAAAAAGCGGCACGTATTTATATTAGGGAAGACCCAGATGTCTTTGAGTTGGAGGATGGAGACTTACAAATTCAACCCTATCTTATAAATCAACCAGCAATATGGATTTGAGGAGGAAAAACAATGCAGCCTAACTTTGAATTCTGGTTCGCTTATATTTGGTGTGCAAAAGCACTATTGTTAGCATTTGCTTTGTTTTTAACTATTGCGATTCCGTCTTGTATAATAGCTTGGATTGCTACGGCAGTGAGGCATAAGTGGGACCTAACAAAGTACGGAGGAAAATAATGTACCAAACACCACACAAATATAGATTCTATTGTGCAGAACATGAAGACACAAAGGCTATGACCATTAATGGAAAGCACTTCTGTGCAAAGTGTATGGAGGGGGCACTAACAAAACTTGGGATTCATGAGGTCAAGATGATAGATGATGGCCCGGATGACGACTACTTTGGAATTCAGATGTTTGATACATTAGGCGGGAACATATGAATCTAAATCAGCCAGTAATAGAAGCTATAACTGTCGATAATATATTTAGAAATGATGGAATAGTTATAGTATGGTTTCTGGTAATGGCTATTGTAACTACTACAATAGCACTATGGAGTTTATGGAGGAATAAATGACACCTATATCCTGTAGCCTCTGTGGTCAACAACTCATAATGGGTATCGCTCACAACTGTCAAAAACAAACCCATGTTTTTGGTTGTTCCAAAGCAGGCGACGTTCCTGATAGACTTGATATAGTCCTTGAGTATCTGATAACACTAAACACTAAGGTAAATATTCTAACTGGTTATGTTGAGAAGTTACTTGATGATGCCTACATAAGCACGAGTGTTGAGGAGGAAGACAATGAATGATGGATTGTTGTATATCTATGATGGACCGCCAGTAGTATCCGGGGACCCCTGCTGCAATAAATGTGGGGGGACCGAGTTCAGATGGGTCGGAGTATGCACAAAATGTTATGATAAAGAACTGGAAGTTGCAGGAGAAACGAAAGGCTCAAAATGGGAAGAGTTAAAGAAAATACTACCAACTAGGTTTCAGGAACTAAAGCAACAACAATGTTCATTGATGGAGGACAGGGAAACAAAAAACATACCCAATTTAATGTTGAGGACAGAAAACAGGGGAATGCGACGAATGCTAACAGAGATAATGCAAACTATGAGTGATATGGAGGAGAAGTGACACCAGAAGAGATGTGGAAAGAAGCAAAAGAACGAATTGGGTACAAGTCTAAGTGGGATGAATTGAAACAACGCATTGAGCAGGAGATGCTGGACCTATGTGATACTGCTGCGGATAAAACAGGGCGAGAAATATGTGCAGAGCAGGAAGGAATGATGCGAATCCAGGAGATTATAAAAGAGTTGGAGAACAAATGACAGACTATACCTACTGCCCAGAACTGATACCAGAGACAATCAGCAAATGGTTGCGTGAAGAAGCAACTAACGAGGAATTAAGGGAAGCGATTGATGCACTTGAGGAGATTATGGAAAAGCTGGAGGAGAAATGACACCTGAAAAAAGGTGGAACACTCTTAAAAACGTGCTCCTAAGTATGTCATCAGGAACTGAGCTGATTAGTGATAAAGATACACATTATACTGGCGACCAAAGGTGGGGATTTAATGAAGCACTTAGTCGTGTTGAGAGCATCATGGAAAAGCTGGAGGAGAAATGACTGAGGGACATGAAGAATACCAAAAAGCCATAAGAGAAGTGTTAGCTCCCACACTCTATTATAAAAAGAGATGGTTAGAATTGAAGGTCCAGATTGACCACGAAATCTCTGAATCTGAGGGTGCCTTACTGGAAGGATATCAATACAATATCAGGGATGACTTCCCATTTGGAAAAGTAGTCCAAGGAACCTTACGAAAAGTGCTGCATATAATGGAAGAACTGGAGAAATCATGACATCGAAAGCATACGTGCCGGGTGAAGATAAATTTTACATTGTGAGTGCAAAATCATGTCCCCAGTGTAAAAAAACAATGCTAATTTACTCGGGTTGTGCTTGCAAAGATACTAAATGGGAAGAATTAAAAAAATGGGTTGAGTGTTATACTTATCACGTGCCACAGCCTTTCATTCTGAGCAAGATGCGGGAGATAGAAGAAAAATGATTGATTTGATAGGGCAGAGATTTGGACGGTGGACTGTACAGGAATTTGCTGGTAAGAGTAAGTCTAATAATTCTTTATGGAATTGCATCTGTGATTGTGGAAATATTAAAAGAGTTAACAGTTGCCTTTTAAAAAACGGTCGTTCAAAGTCTTGCGGCTGTTTTAATAAGGAACGTGCTGTTGAAACAAATACTACACATGGCTTCTCTAGGAGCACTGAATATTACAGTTGGCAGACTATGATACAAAGATGCTATAACCCTAATAATAAGGGCTATAAAAACTATGGTGGTAGGGGTATCAAGGTTTGTGCTAGATGGCTAGAATCTTTTGAAAACTTCTACGAAGATATGGGAGATTGTCCCAAAGGTCTAACATTAGATCGTAAGGATAATGACGGTGATTATACATCTGAGAATTGTAGATGGGCAACCAAGGAAGAGCAGCAGAATAACACAAGAATTAATGTTTGGATTACTTATGTCGGGGAAACTAAAACAAGAACGCAATGGGAGAGATCCTTGGGTATGAGACCAGGACTTTTGAACAATCGGTTAAATAAGGATGGCTGGTCTATTGAGAAAGCATTAACTACATCTGTAAGGAGATATAAGAAATGAGGTGCTCCTGTCATACTGAAGACGCATTTCGTGCCCTCCTAGGCGACAAGGTGCGATCAAATCGTGATGCGATGCTCTCTACACTTACCACTGTGGATGATTGTGATATCTACCTACACGGACTTATACGTGGTGAGATAACAGCGTTTGAAAACGTGTTAGAGATGTTAAGGGAGGAAATATGAATGATCCCGCCGCTATTATGGCAGCCTTGGAGAAAAGATGACATTTATAGGTAGAAATGTAAAAATAGATGGTGATTTTTATAAAGTAATTACAACTATCCCAATGCACAGTTCTGGATTTCCAGCAGCATTTATATGTATGCCAAACCATGATGAACAAATTGTAATCAAAAAGTCTGATGTGTGGGAATTTTGGAAGAAAGATTTGCGTCTTGGTTGGGAACGATGGGAAATGTGGGAATTAGAGATGGAACGAACTTGCCAGTATTGTTGTTTTTGGTATCCTGCAACAGAGGAAGGTGGCTATTCCCGAGGTGCATGTAAACTATCATATAATAATACCTGGAAAGATTATAAACCACGTTTCTATGTCGAGTGTGATGAGGTGGTAGATTCACACATTAAATTTAGAAGGCGAATGAAAGAAAGGATGAAAACCATGACCTATAATCAATGGCGTAATAACGTGCTTAGGTCAATGGCCAAAGAAAGGATGAAAACATTGAAGGAGAAATGAAAATGGAAGAACTGGAGGAGAAATGAACGATCCCGCCGCTATTATGGCAGTCTCAGAGATGAGAAAGTTGATGAGGATGTGGGAAGAGTTGAAAACATGGTTAAAGAAACATCCTAATCAGATTCATTATATGGGGGCAGCCACAATCGAAAGCGTTGTTAAGAAAATGGAAGAACTGGAGGAGAAATGACTAAAGCAAGCTGTGATGGTTCAAAATCAGATTGTAACAAAGCAATTAAAGAAATTCTTAAATTAGAGAATAGATGGGAAGAGTTAAAACGATATGTAGGAATCTCCAAACTAGAGGACTTGCAGCAAAATGGTAAAATAGATCCAAATACTTACCTGACCTGCGATGCAGATTGGGGATTTGACATGGGGATGATTTGGATTAGGGACTTCATGGCTGAACTGGAGAGTAAATGACTTTCCGACAAGCGATGAAAGACGTTGCTGATGGCTACTATGTTAATAGAGGGAATAAGATAGTAGGTCAGCTCAGGTCGTGCTCCACTGATCAACGCATTTACGTTTTTAGAAGTACGGAAGAGATAGAAAGGAACCTATTTGTTTCTGAGTACATACCGTCCTTGGAGGATATGAAAGCTAAGGACTGGACTGCGTTTGAGGGGGATTCAAATGAAATTTACTAGCTCAAAAATACAACGAATACTTAAGAACAAAGGGCGTATCGCTAAACTGGCGTGGGGAGATGCCCAATGGTTAAGTGCTACTGATACTGGAGTATTACAACACTACATGCTTAGAGGAAGCACTGTTTACTATGAGAAATATGCTCTAACGCTTGACGAAATCTTTTTGGATTACTGGGAGGAATTAAAATGAAATTTGCAGAACTCATACCGGGGCTACTAAAAGGAAAAGACTATACATTCACCGATAAGGGGAAGGATGACGTTCATTATTATATCACTATAGCTTCCCCTGTTAATCATGAAAACGAATGTTTGTGCATAGTATATTTTGATGAGGTGGATGAGGAGGGGGAGATTGACCCAGTACCTTATGAGATAGAGAGACTTGATTTTACAACCAACCTGTGGCGCGAAGTCGTTGACGGGGACTACTATAATGATCAGGACCCTTTACATGATTGATTTAACTGGGCAGAAATTTGGTAGGCTAAATGTACAAAGTTTTGCCGGAGCACAAAAGAAGCACTTCTATTGGAACTGTGTTTGTGACTGTGGTAACACCAAGAGAGTTGGTGGTGGTAATTTAAAAAGTGGGCATACTAAATCTTGTGGTTGTGTTCGTGACGAGCTAATTACTAGGGTGAATTCTAATAAGCAGATGCTTGATCTAATCGGTCGGAGGTTTGGAAGATTAATGGTACAGGAGTTTGTAGGAAAAGATAAGCACAAACAACCTACTTGGCGCTGTATCTGTGATTGTGGGGCTACTACAGAAGTCTCTAGTAGTAACTTAAAAGGGGGAAGGACTCAATCTTGTGGATGCTATAATAAGGAAGTGGCAAGTTTACGGAGCACCACACATGGTCAAACTAAGGGTGGTAATAAATCTAAAACGTACAAGACTTGGGCGGATATTAAAAGCCGATGTTATGATGTAAATCATCCACGTTATGAAGACTATGGAGGTCGTGGCATTAAGGTATACCTCCCTTGGCACAAATTCGAGAATTTTTACAAGGACGTTGGGGACATACCTGAAGGTATGACCTTTGATAGAATTGATAATGATGGTAATTATGAGCCGGGAAACTGGAGATTTGCTACATATATAGAACAAAATAACAATAGAAGAGATAATGTTTGGAAGGAATATAAAGGTGAGCGGAAAACTATAGCACAATGGTCAAGAGACTTGGGCATAAATCAGCAGACTCTAAGGAATAGGTTGGGCTATCTTGAATGGTCTATTGAAAGAGCCTTTACAACACCAGTAAGAAAAAGGAGGAAATAAATGACTAACATACAGTACCCAAAACTTGATGAAAACGTGCAGTTAAACCCACCGTTTTCCAGACCCGAATTTACCTGGACACAGACTACAACAACACCTGAGTACGAGAACGAGCCCATTTATCTTATTGAGAATGGCTCAGAGAAATACTTGTACGATGACATAATGGCTTGTCTAAAAGATATGATAGACCTTGGTGAGCCTGTGCAGGTTTACAGATGGGACCCAACACATCAACGGTATAGTCATTATGTAGTTATCGAACAACCGGAGGAGAGCAAATGACACCGGAATATCAATTATCAGTATTAAAGGAATATCTAAATAGGGAGATAGCTAAATCTTTGGAGCACGATTTTGAATTAGGAGCAAATGAGTATAAAGCCACTATACTTGGAGCAGTCTTGAATGTAATGAAGCAATTGGAGGTGTGTAATGAAGATTGAACAGGCGCTAGAGCATTATAGGAAGGGATGTAATATTCGTATCCCATTGGATTTCATAGTTGATGGATGGCTCACATTCAAGTCTGGGGATGAAGTATCAGTTTTGCCCATCCATATTAATTCTAATAGATGGGAAGCCTATGGTCTACAGGGGTGGACCCCAACACCTATATTCACACCAGAAGATTATAACCCGAGTCCCACTGAATCTGTTAAATATGAGACAATGGGTGATGTAATAGATAAAGTCTTTAAGATACTGTTCAGTGACATACGCGGGGTTTTAAATAAGATGCCAAGTTCTCCGAGCGTTGAGTATATAGCTAAGGAACTACAAGAGATATGGGGTCTAGTCTATGTGGATATACCCAAGGCAGTAATCAAGCGAATTGAAGAGGTAAGAAAAGAAGAAAGAGCAAACGGAGGTGGCAGAATGATATCAGAAAAGAAGGAGATGTCGCCTCTGGAATATCTGAGGTGGCAAGTAGAAAACTGTAGGGATGCAACTCCTAATGCAGAAAGGAAGGAAGCATACAGAAAAGTATTGCGCCTAATGGATTGTACTGGATCTTACGATGACAACCCACATCTTAAATTTGCTACAGAGTCCCTTGTCTACTCAATCGAGGAGATAGTGGACATACATACAACTGAAATATTCGCACTTGAGGGTCGGGTAAACAAACTTGAGGACAAGATTAAAATTCAGAATATGGCGAAGGAAATGCTGGAAAGGATTAAAATACTGGAGGAGAGCAAATGAAAACATGTAATAGTTGCCTACATTGGAGACAGAGCCCAGAGCTACACTGCCCCCCACTCAAAGGGGCATGTATGAAACTTCTAGAACATAATGGGCATAAACTTCGTGTACACTCTACGGATTTCTGTTCTCAGCACATCTTGGTTGAAGAGTGTCATAAAGAGCCGGAGCACGGAGATCATACTAACTTATGGGCATCAATGTTTGAATTACAAAACAAGGTACAGGACCTGGGTTTGAAGATAGATGTTCATTCAATAGACGAGAGTAGGCACCTACGGAGACCAATATGAATAATCCAGACAGTCCGTTTAGTGTGGCACTACAACTTCTTACACTTATGATGATAGTAGGTATTTTTATAGTCCTCGTCAACTTCACACGCAGCCCGGTTTTAATTACAACGATATCGGAAGCTGATGAGATAGTCCAGATTGAACGATTGGAGAGAGAAGTCCAAGCTCTCAAAAGGCGGATAGGTCAATGATAGATTTATTAGAAACAATGTTTTATTTGTCTTTTCTTATAGGGTTTATGTTCGGCGGGATGGAACTTTACCTTATCCATGACAAAAGCAGGTGGGAGAAATAAAATGAGCCAAGACCTCATTGAAGCCGCAGGTGCCATATCTATGCTTGTTATTGCCGTTGCTATAGCATCGGTGTTATTCAGTCTGGCATATTACATAATCGGGAGGTAAAATGCTAATAGATATAATTCTAGTGATTACAGCACTTATTGGTTTCACAGCACTGCTTGTTTGCTGGGGGATATTATTTCTGGTTGGAAAGATAGTGTATGAGGAGTACTTTAAATGACACCTGAAATAACATGCAAAACGTGTAGATTTGGAACTCCCGCTGTTGGCAGTAGCAATGAAACAGTATGTCATCGTAGGAGTTCCACCAGATATACTTTCATGTATAATCATTGGTGTGCAGAGGGCGAATGGAAGACGTATGACGAGTGGACCTCCTGGTATGATATCATGGATATGGAAGAAGCAGTTACAAAAGAACTGAAACGTGATTGGAGAGGTCAAGGAGAACCGCTCGATGATTAATTTAGGAGGCAGAAATTGCTATTGCTAATACCAATATGTTGTGATATGAGCTTCATCCCCGATGAAGTTAGGTGGGGTATAGTAGGAGCGTTAATACTAACATTCATATACGTATGTATCTGGTTTGGATATGAGTTATGGAAGGATAGAGAATGAATGTAATCTGGGCAATACAACAGCTAAGGGATAACAAGAAGGAAGCTTGCCCAATAACATGTCCAGGGGTGTCTAGGTATATAATAGCACTACTAAACATATTTGCAACTCTGGATAAAGACAATTATGATGTAATAATGTCAGAGGAATGGAGCAGTAATGAAATCGGAAGAGGAATTTACAGGAAATGAGTTCTGGGACACTTTTAATATCGAGTTTAAGGAAATGGTTATAGGATTAAAGAACCAACATCCTTACTTGACATTCGAGATGATACAGGACTGCCTTTTAGGTATCCTATTGGCGCACCAACAAAGGATATTAGGAGTAAAAGATGATGGATGATCCAATTAATCCTGCTCACTACACCAAACGCTCTATAATGCCAGTGGATGTTGCTGAAGACTGGGAACTTAACTTCAACCTTGGGTGTGTAATAAAATACCTAGCTCGGTACAAAGATAAAGGTGGCATGACAGATTTACGTAAAGCATTGTGGTATTTAAAAAGAGAAATAAACAGGGAGGAAGTATGAAGCGTGTATATATTGCTGGACCATACAATGCAGACAATGTTATAGACGTTCTTAACAACATGCGACGCGGTATAAGAATATCAGTGGAGCTGCTCACACAAGGGTTTGCTCCCTTCTGCCCTTGGTTGGATTACAACTTTCAGCTTCAGGCAGAATTAACTATTAAGCAGTTCAAAGATTTTAGTATGGCATGGGTCCAAGTGAGTGATGCTATATTTATGATAACCGGGTGGGAGAATTCAAAAGGTGCCATAGCAGAAAAGGAAGAAGCAGAACGCCTGGGCATCCCAGTGTTTTATGATCTAGGTAGTTTAATAGCATGGGGAAAACCTAAAACTTGTCATGAGTGCAACGATTCGACAAACCTTCGAGAATGTGATAAAGGAAGATGGTTAGATGAGAATACCCTTTGTTACTGTAACCTTATTCACCAAGCAGTATCAAAGGAGGATTTTTGTTCGTCTTGGAGGTCTAATGATAAAACGAATGCCCATGATATTTAAGGGGGGTGTAGTATGGATAGACCTGAAAGAAGAGGGCGATCTTTTCATAGGAGAGTGTAAGGAACTTGGTTTGCAAGTAGAGGCACATCTTGAGAGCGGAGCCATAAAGAAGATGCGAGGTCTGTTAGAGTTTCATGGATTAGGTTACGATGAATGTTTTGAAAGAGGTGGCAATGAATGAGTTTGAGGCTGAGAATTTCAATGTAAAGATAGACCGCGCATATTTAGCCGGGATACTGAAAGGTGTATCTACATGTAAAATGATGTATGCTAGTTCTCCTAAGAAGGATGAACTTCAACCGGCATTTGATTCACTTATCGAGTACGTTAAAGCTGACCTAGCAATGAGCTTTCCGAATAGTGAGATACCGCGTGCATAATCTAGCAAATCATATTAAAATGTACCCGCACTCAGCAATCATGGAAAAAGAAGGTAGGCTTTATGGGCAGTGGATAATAGGAAACAACTACCGGGCTACACAACCATATCATGGTTCCTACCCTCCATCATATGTGGAGCGCGTTAAATCTTTATTCCCAGACAATAAAAAGATACTACATCTATACTCTGGGATGGTCCAACCAGCAGAAGGAGAACAGACATTCGATATAAACCCTGCTTTAAACCCCACAAAATGTGGTAAAGCTGAGGAGTTATCTGATTATTTTTCTGAAAACGCTTTCAGTTTAGTCTTGGCAGACCCGCCATATACTCCAGCAGACGCTGCTAAATATGGTGCCAAGATGCCTATCACGTACAGAGTTATGTCCGAGCTGTATAAAATCGTGGAGGTGGGGGGCGTAGTCGTGTGGCTTTGTACTAGAATACCACTTTGGAAAAAGATTGAGTGGAAATTGCTGGGAGTAATAGGGCTCTTTTGTGGCACTAATAGGGTGTATCGTGCTGTTGTTCTACTTCAAAAAATTAATGCTTGACAAAAAATTCTAAAATGGTATAATACCCCCTAGTTTGGAAGCAGATAATTTTCGGGAGCGTCGGAGATGACACTTACTTCTCATGCTAAGAGAGAGAGAGACCTTGGTGCAAATCCAAGCGGGTATGCTTGCATATCTGTGGGCAAGTAGCAAGCCGCGTTGTCAGTGTCTTCGCTTCTTACCTCCCAACTTGTTTATTACCAGTGGCGACGAATGATAAGGATACTTCATGCTAAGAAAAACTCCCTATCAGTAAACTATCCCACTGATTATTATAAACGAGCGGCGTTAGTGAGGATTACTTCATCTGAATTGAAAAAAACATCTTCACTGTTCCTTCCCTCGTATCATCTCTAGGTAGACGTGCGGCGGCTGTATCAGGTACTTCGTGTAACTGGTTAAACACTCTTCCTAATCGGGAGACTTTCTGGGTTCAAATCCCAGAGTACCCCTGATACAAATATTACCCACGTTACTAAAATATATCCTTGTGCCCGGATTAATTTTCCACCGAGCAATAAGCTCAACAGCACAGGGAGTTTTTTAATGGGTGATTAAATGACAAAAGATGAAACCATAAAACGTCTTTCTTCGTCTCTTTATGACGCAGCCTCTAACCGCCAAGAAGATAAATCCCCAGAAGCAGTATTGAAAACTGTCTCACAGTGGTTAGAAGAATTACCTACTGAGATGGAAAAGCTATTGAAAGAGAAAGAATCGGCTGGTTAGTGTAGAGGTAACACATTGGATTGTCTATCCAATTTCAAGGGTTCAATTCCCTTACCAGTCGCCAAGTATTGCGGGATAGTTCAGTAGAAGAACGCGTGGCTCATACCCACGAAGTCGAGAGTGCAATTCTCTCTCCCGCGACCAGTGGTGAAAGGGTGAATGCGTAACATATTGTTATTAGCCTCATCCAACCAGGGGATGGCACTTCGATTACGAATACAGTCATCCCCACTTATTTAAAAATACGGAGGGGTGGGCGAGTGGTTGATGCCAACGGTCCTGAACACCGTAGGTCGAAAGACCCGTAGGTTCGAATCCTACTCCCTCTTCCATTAATATGCCGGTGTAGCTCAATTGGCAGAGCAACTGACCTGTAATCAGTTTGTTGGGGGTTCGATTCCTCCTACCGGCTCCAGTGAATGCAGGAGTGGAGGAATGGCATACTCAACGGACTTAAAATCCGTTGCCAGAAATGGATTGAGGGTTCGACTCCCTCCTCCTGTACCAGTATACGGGGGTGTCGCTCAAATAGGTAGAAGCGCCTGGTTTAGAGCCAGTTCAGTAAAAGTTCGAATCTTTTCACCCCTACCAATCAATTCCCTGGTAGCTCAGTTGGTAGTAGCGTGTGACTGTTAATCACAAGGTTCGCAGGTTCGAGACCTGCCCAGGGAGCCAATAAACGGGGGAAGCTGTAGAGATAGAGAGCTACGCTAGTCTGTAAAACTAGTCCTTCGGGTGAGCAGGGGCGGTACCTGCCTTCCCCACCAGAATGGCTGAATAAGCCTAAAGCGGAGCGGCGGAGACTAGAGATACTTCAAACTGTTACTTTGACCAAACTCTAGTCAACACTACCCTCCACATCCTTTAATTCCACCAACACATATGGGAGGCGAACATGTCAAGATTCAATCAAAAAGCTGTTAATCCGAGGGATACAATCAACCATGAGGGTGCAAAAGCTTATGGTATGTTGAATCCAGAAATGGAGCTGTACGCCAGGACCGCTAGTTATCTGGCACAGGACACCAACTACTGCAAGGTTGCTGATGCAAATGCGCGCATCAAGGAACTTGTTGGCATCTGCGATAAGAACTTTGTTGGTAGACTTGCAGGGTACTTGAGACATCAGATGTATCTCAGGTCCACACCCATCTTGTTACTGACTTATCTTGCACAGTGCGGGAAGCTGGAAGCGTGGATGGTGCAAGATGTCATCTCTAGGGCTGACGAGATTAAAGAGTTGCTTGCAGCATGGCAGCAAGAGACTGGCAGAAGGGACCTAAAGAAGCTTCCGAAGGCTATGCAGAATGGTATTGCAAAAGCATTCGGTAAGTTTAACGCGTTCCAGTTCAGGAAGTACAACAAGCAGGGCAGAGAGGAAATCACATTCCTCGATGCTATGCGTATCACCCATCCGAAGCCCATGAATGAGGAGCAGAATACCACTTATAAGGCTATTAAAGAGGGTAATCTCCCACCGATTGAAACATGGGAAACCGTGCTATCATCTGGTATGAATAAGAGAGAAGCGTGGGAGCTACTTATCAAGGGGCACAAGCTTCCCTACATGGCACTTCTACGTAACCTGGTTAACATCTCTAAAGCCGATGTTGATAATGTCTACATAGATATGGTTGTTAATCAACTCACCAACAAGGATGAGATTCTCAGGTCTAAGCAGTTCCCGTTCAGATGGACTGCTGCTCACGACCAGCTAGAGCTTATGGGAGGAAACCAATTCATTACCACCGCATTCCAGCGCGCACTTGAAGAGGCTCTGAAGACTTCAGTACAGAACATTGCTGGGCTTAACTTGAAACAGAACACTATAATAGCTTGTGATGTGTCAGGGTCCATGCGTAATCCACTCAGCGTTAAGTCTAAAATTCAGCTTGTAGATGTGGGTTTGCTTATGGGTAAGTTAATTAGCGCGCATAATCCCAGGTCTTTGTATGGTGTGTTTGGTGACATCTGGATGCCTGTACATAGTGGCTCCTCTGTTCTAGAGAAAGCTTACTATGACCCCCACCAGATAGGGTTCTCCACACAGGGGCATAAGGTTATTGATTGGGCTGCAGATAACAACATAAAGGCAGAGGTGTTCATGTTCTTCTCAGACATGGAAATTTATTCCCTTTCTGATAAGGACTTCTTTCGTAGTACCTCTAGATTGTATCTACCCATTACTAACACAGTTACTTGGGATGAAAGGAGAGCATCATTTAGAAAATCATGGAACAATTATAAGAAGCTTATGCCTAACGCTAAGTGTTACTTGTTTGATTTATCTTCTTATGGCAGCACACCAGTTGATGTTCAGCGTGATGATGTTATCTTCTCTTCTGGTTTTTCTGAGAAGATATTTGAAGTGCTGGATGGTACTGGAAACTGGAACGAAACACGAACTAAAATAATGATGGGAGCTAGTAAAGTAAGGGAGGAGGAAATGGCAGCATGAGTAAATTACTAATTATTATCCTAGTGTTATTTGGAGCAGCTCAAAGTTGGGCACAAAGCAAGGATGTTAGGAACAGCAGCGGTGAGCTAGTTCAGGTATGGCGGCAACAGGGTAATCAGACTGATGTAAGAAGCGGAGATAACGAACTGTTGTATACACGTAACAGACAGGGTAACACTGTTACTATACGAAGCGCATCAGGAGAGGAAGAAGGGAGCGAGTACTACGATGACAGGGATTAAAATTCCATTGGAGATTAGTGACCTTAATACATTATTGGATTTAATAAATAGGAAGCCGGGTAAGACGAGAACCACCGACCACGGTGTTGGCGTACATGGGAGCATATTCATGGAGAATAAGAAGATAGACAGAAGAGTAGAAGCAGGACCACCGATAAATATCATAACGATGAGACTAACCGAGAGTGAACTTTATACTCTACGCTGGGCTTTGCAGACTGCCATTACGCAGTCTAGGGAGGGTGACTTCAATCCTAAGACAACTAAGGTAATTGAGAAGATTCTTAAAGGATTGGGTGACTAAAAGAGAAAGCCCCCAGATGGGGGCTTTTTTTTATACCGCTGTTGTCGGGATAGCCGGAGGCTTAGGAGAAGGAACAGCGGGAGGCTTAGCCGGAGGGGTCGCTGGTGTTTCTGGAGGGGTATCCGTAGGAGTAGTTGGGGTATCAGGTAACTTGGCTGTATCTACCGGAGGTTTATCCTGGGGCGATCCTGATGCTGTTTCCAACTCAGGTATAACCAACCTACCTTGGTCAAGTAACTTTCCTACTATTGCATACGGATAATCAGCCCACACTGCATTAATCTTACTAATCTGTGTACCCATAAGATTGTTCAACATATCAATTCCGTTGTTAATGGAAGTGGCTCCCATCGAACCAAAAGACTTCATGGCATTGATTATATCATTGGTGCCCACCGTCTGCGGACCCTTGCTTTTATACTCCCAGAGAAAGCATTCAAACTCCCCCCACACTACAGTACGATTTATAATCTCATCAAATGATGTTCGTTCAGGGATAAAAATTTGCTGCTCAGCAAGCATCTGTGCTGTGAAGGCACTGGAGTAAGAATAAACTCCAATCCCCCCAAGGTATAGGGCAGGTAATCTAAAAGCCTGACGAATTACATCGTAAGAGTTTTCCATATACCCCTTAAACATGAGGTCTTGGTTCCTGTTAGAAATCATGTTCTCAATTCTTATCTTAACATTCGAATCATTATCAAGCCCTGTTATCTCTGGCACTGCTTCCAGTAAACCTGTCCTGTTGAAATTGTCTGCACTTCTAAACGATTGAATTAAGTCCTGCAGCTCTGCTCTAGAATCATCCGTCAGCGAACCATTCTCCACTATGATTAACATAGGGGGGATGCCTTGGTTATCAAACAAGTCGAAGTTCACATACTGTGCTGTGGACCTGCCAGCAACCTCAGTCAACGCGCCTATCCAGCGCGGCACACCATAAGCCTTCCCGCCAAAGTTATTCTTAATCCAAAGCAACTCAGTAGCTAATTCTGTACTCTTACCGCCACCTTTGGTTGTAAGATACTCTCCTGTCAACGCGTCCATCGGTCTGGTATCCCCAAAGGTTTTGAACCACTTGAGTTTGTTATCAGACTGGTTGACCTGTACATACCTACGAAACTTCTTCTTTATATTAAAAGCAGTAGGATTACCGTCTCGTATGATTATAGTCTTTACATTAACCGGATCTGTATCCAGGTAACACATCCTGGTATCTGTAACAGGATTGTAATAAGCAAAGGTAAGAAGGTTAGTCTTGGGTCGTCTAACCATTTCTATGGCTGAATAGCCTACCACCTCATAATCCTCACGCGCAAGAACGCGCACTGATTGAAATGACTGATCCTCATTAACTTGGTCAAAGAAGTTTTCAAGTAACATCTTCTGCCGCTGAGCTTCTGAAGAATCTCGCTCGGTTAAATCATTGCCTTTGAAGACAAGTTCATACCCAAACCCATCAACATTCTTCTGCATAGCTTTGACACACGCCTGTAAGACATCTGATGATTCATATGTGCTGTATAGTGACGAAGGTATCATATCAGGCTGGATGATAGCCTCATACGCGCCGTAGTAATCAATGAACGGGTCTTTATCTTCGCGCCCGCGCCCAAGCATATCTGGAGGTCCAGACCCACCTGTCTTTAAAGGTGTGACTTCATTAACTCGTTGTGTTCTAAACTTAGTCACACCCAAATTTATTCTACTCCGCTCTTGTAGTTCTTCATCAGTCATGTAATATATTCCTCCAAATCTGCATAATTATATCCTACCTTCGCCTCTACTACCCAAGGCACTTTCAATTCCACCCCAAAATATTCCTTTAGGGGGAGATTTTCCATCTCATATTGTATTATTGGTGCATAAAAGTCAACCCTATCTTCTCTACATTCGAAGATTAACTCATCATGAACAAATAAAATTGCTTTTATCTCTTTAGGATTCAACAATCCCTTTCGAAGAAGTTCATTGCAAGCCAGTAGTACAGAGTCTGAGGCAGCCGCCTGTATAGAATGGTTATAAGCCTGTCGTTCACTCCTTCCCGCGGCTTCCTGGTCTAGTGAATTTATCTCAGGGAGTCTCCTACGTCTACCAAGGGGGGACGAAACGTAACCAAGTTTCCTGGCTGACTTCCGTATCTTACTATGATAGGCTGCAATCCCTGGATACGTTTTAAAGAATAGTGCATGATAATGCTTAGCTTCATCTATAGTCAAATCAATATCGTATTGAAGTTTGGCATATTTCTGATATCCATATACCCCCATCCCATATAACAACCCAAAGACGAGAGACTTTGCGCGCTTACGCGCAAGCTTGAAATCGTCTTCAGGAACCTCGTCCCTAGTCTTACCCAAAAGAAGTTCTGCGGTCTTAGTATGCACATCCTCCTTATTCCTGTATACCTCCAACAAGGTCGGGTCCTCAGAACAGTGAGCCATCCACCTAACCTCCGCCTGAGACGCATCCAACGCTAAGAATACTGAACCAGGCTTGGCTATTATAAGCCTACGCATCTCCCTGCCGGTACCACTAGCAGGTATGTTCTGTAAGTTAGGCGCGTTGACACTCGTACGCCCAGTAGTAGCAGTAACTAAAGAATAGGTGGGATGAATCCTACCGTCAGACCTGACTGACTGCTCGAAGTTCTTAATATATCTAGTGACTAAAGTGTTTAATTTACTCCACTCCTCATATACCACTATAAACTCTAAAGCCTTCTTATGAATCCTGCCTTTATCCTTCAGATAATTCCTAGCCTTAGCATCTACACTAAAGGTGCCCCCCTTCGAAGTCTTGAAAATGGGCTCCAAGTGATAACCATCCTCTGCAAACAACACATCTCTAATTAAACCCGCTCTCGTAAGCTTTATCCCTTGTGGTGTGTGTCTCTCCAATACACCGGGGGGGATGAGTGCCACAGCGAGCTTATAACATGAGACTAATTCTCTAGATATTGTATCCTTAACAATAGGAAGTTGTTCCATATCAACCAACGCGCCATTGTTAGCAAACTCAAACAGCGACGTTGATATTGTAGGCATCACAAACTTAGAGAAATAATTAGCTACGCGTTTAGTTTCAAGAAGTCTGTTGCGCGTACTTATAGCAGAGACGTAAGTGGTCGCTGCATCGGCACACGCGTAGTAGGATAGTTCGCTGCAAGGAACGGATAACATATTGGACTTATCGAATTTGTTGTCAAACTCAGTAGAGTAAGAAGAATCTAGGGTAGTGAAGTGCTTCCTAACCTGCTCTAAAGATGCTCTGGCGTGAAGGTTCTCATCTAAAAGATGAGCCGCAGCCTGAACATCCATACCATAAGCTCTTGGTTTAATGGGGGGAAGTCCCTCACGAATACAGAGCGCGTTGATGAATAGTAAATCAAAATTTCCATTGAACATGTACTTGATAATATCTGGAGATTCTATCAAACGCACAAGGTCACTCAGCTTCTTATCGAAGTTGGTGGACTTCCTAACCCCTATTTTCTGTTCTACCTTCTTTCTACCGACCTTGGCAGTAAAATCAACATAAAAATCCGGATTATCTTCACACATCTCATGCAGATATACCTGGTATGCGGTCTCCTGATCAGCACACAGTGAATAAGATATAAGAAGATTGTTATTGCCTAGCCAATCAAGTCCCTGTGTCTCTGTATCTAAAGCAACTGCCCTTGGTTTCTCATCGAACAACTTATCCAAACTCTCCAGTTCTTTAAATCTGAATGTGCTCATGGGATCAATTGGCACACAACCACTATCAAGAAAGCGTTTAATCTTAGCAAAATCTGTGATTAGTTCAGACGTAAAGCTGTGAGCGCGTAGACAATAAGCCGGGTGATAGGTAGGAAGCACCCAGCAATTAAACTCCTCAGACCATACAAAAACACCGTGCCTCTTCTTTATGTTACGCTGCCTCATTACCTGCCATGTAGCTATATCCCCGAGTGTAACAATCAGTTTAGGTTTGATAGCTGTGGCAGCTCTAACCATAAATCTTCTACAGTGTTGGAGAAGAGTGTTCACTTCTTTTACAGTATAAGCATCCTTATCAATCCTACACACAGCAGCGTTTGATAGAAAAAAACTATCTAGATTAAGCTCGGTAAGAAATGCTACTTTCTTAAGCAGGTCTCCAGAGGGACCAACAAAAGGTTGTCCTTCTACCAACTCCATTCTTCCAGGTGATTCCCCAACTAGCATTACATCAGCGTTGACATTACCTCTAAACGGAACTTGTTTTAGTCTCCGATAGTTTGGGCATTCTTTGTCAAGACACTTCTGCATTTGATGGCTCCTTACTAGTATTTACTTGACCTATAATTGCTGTTAAATCTCCTATAAGTTTTGCTCTACCAGGAGCGCTGTTGCACTCAACAGTAAAGAGTGTCTCGTTGTCAACAACCACCACACCGAACTTAGGGTCAAACTTAGCCCTGCCTGACCAAGTTGTCAGATAATCATAGTAGACACAAGACATAGAATAAAGTTTCTTATCTAAATCCTTGAACCAAATTATACCAGGGCTGGAAAATAAGTATCGTTGGTAGAAGAAAGGCAGTACCATCTTAGGCTTTATCTTATAAACTTTGTTTGTAAGGTCTACCGCTGCCTTCAACATCTCTTGGGAGGCTGGAAAATAATGCAGATACAAATTTTTCTTTACCAGCTTTTTAGACAAGAGTGTGTCGCCACCAAACATCCCGCCCCTATCCGTCATGAACCGAATATTCTTCTCCCTCACCGTTCCTTTATACCACTTCGTTACTTTATTATCTCTCATTAATAGAAACCACTCTGGGAGTGTATTTACACGTTTAGATAGAGGGATGCCCTTTCTCATTAAAGTTCTATGCTTACTCATCAGTTCGGTTCGGTTCTTACCTTTTTCAGTAAGTGTATAGGTCTTCCCCTTTCTAGTCATAAACCCAGATGATATAAGAAATAACAGACTATCTGCCTGACTTTTAGTAGGGGATTTGAGGGTTATAGTATTACCCTCTAGATTAGATAACAAAAAATCCCATGCAATATAGGCTATCATGTGTAATGTTGCTTATGTCCAGCACCATAAGATTCGGTGTTATAATATCTGGTAGCCTGTTCATTACAGGTACTACACATCTTATTAGTGGTAGTGTTCTCTGAGTAGAAAATTCTATCGCACCCAAGACACCTAATCTCCCCAACGGAGATTTTCCTCATCCCGAAGAATGCACGCACTTCATCTACAGACATACCCTCAGATAGATCACTGTTTATCCTTAGTTTGTATCGCTTCCGCTGCTCGCTTATGCATGTTTTCTTACCACATGTCTTACGATGCTCACCTCTAGCTTTTATAGGAGACCCGCATATGCAGCAATACCTGAGAGGGATTGCCCCTTTCCGTTTTTCGTATCTCATTCTCTCCCCACAACGCTTCGAGCAATGTTTTTGACGTTTATCTCTGGGCTCGAAGTCGATCCCGCACCACGGACATTTCTTATTTTCAGCCATTATTGTACCATACTTTTTAAAAATTGTCAACTGTTGATTTTTCAACAAATTTATGTTATACTAATGTAAATAAATTTGGAGGAAGGCATGAAAAAAGAAGACGAGAACATAGTGAAAGAGGCTGTGAAAACTTTAAATCAGGAGCTAACTAAGGCGCGTGATTACAAGTCTCCAAAGCGGAGAATCGGGCTAGTTTGGCAAGCGGATGGTAATGCGGCAGTAATAGATATAGAGGATATTGAAGTCTTCTACGGAGATATGACCTCAATGCATATAAAAGCCAAGCTCCTTCATATCATCAACGACCCGTTCCATGTGGAGATTCACCATATTATCGAGGCATTCCTCCTGAATAACCTTGATAGTGTATTAGATAAGTGAGAGGCGGGGGGTGCTGCAATTGGTTCGGTAGGGAGGCAATTCCTGAACCGCGCGGCACCCTCTACACTGCTAATAATTACTTTCATCTTCAGTGCTTCACCCGCCAATTCTAGTTAACCAGAAGTTGATAGTACATCAGTAGTCCCTGTATCATACTTCACATACAAGGTTGTAACATTGCCTACCTTCAACGCGTAGAATGCAACATTGCCAGCGGCTGGCGTATCGGGGGCAGAGACCACAGTTGCTAACGCAGCAAAGGTACCTTGTGTTCCCTGGTTACCCTGTGTACCCTGATTTCCTTGAGTGCCTTGGTTGCCTTGTGTACCCTGATTTCCTTGAGTACCTTGGGTTCCTTCTCCAACAGTACCTTGATTACCCTGTGTGCCCTGTGTACCCTGATTACCTTGAGGACCTGCCTCAGTACTAGCCGCACCAGTATTACCCTGATTGCCTTGAGTACCCTGATTACCCTGATTGCCTTGAGTACCAGAGTTCCCTGGATTCCCCATATTACCCTGATTTCCCTGGCTTCCCTGTGTACCTTGAGGACCAGCTACTCCACTCTGATTACCCTGAGTGCCCTGTGGACCAGTGTTACCCTGAGTTCCTTGAGGACCCTGAGATCCGGTCTCACCAGTAGTACATGCTTCCCACGCTATGCCGGTAGAAACATAAAGTAGGTCAGTAGTAGTATCGTAGAAAAAAGCACCGGTATAATCCAGTGTTTTTAAAATATTAACTTTACAACCAGTACCACCACCACCTGTAGCTGCCACGTCATGAGCAACAGCATAGCCAGTTCCGCCAGCAAGTATTGCTATGCCAGTTACAGCGCCAGCATCGACAGATGTCACAGTAACAGTTCCGCTAGTACCACCAGCAATTGCTAATGTATTACCAACTACGTATGTAGTTGCCCCGCCACTATGTAGACTCACTTCAGTAATAACACCAACAGGCGGTATCGCTGATGTTGCGCCTAGCATACACTTACCCATAATTCTTTTGTTCACGCCGTCAGAGATGAGCATGACCTGTTTATCTTCTGCATACCCATAATCAAATTTGGATATAATTCCCTTTGTTGCCTGTACAAGTGTCGCAAATCGTTTGATTGCCAATTTAGTACCCCTTATTGTATAGCTTTACGCTACGGTTATACAGCAAATGCTGTAGTGGTGCCTCCACTTATATTATTTAATACACCTATCATCAGGTTTGTCAATACGTTCCTATCCCCCCCCGATTAATCCAGAAGCTATAGTTGCTCTTGTTGAATAAATATGGATTACCATCAATAACAAAAGTGCCACCAGCATTCCATTTCGGGAAAGTATTTATTCTAGTAGACTTATACTCTGTATGCAATGGGTCACGCATACAACCACCATCAACAATCCAATACTTACCAGATTTATCAAACCCGGTCGCTTGATGATGTGTATGCCCACATATTATATTCTTATGATAAATAGAAGCTAACTCTCTAGCAACAGCGAGCGGGAGTCTACTATAGTTATCCTGGTGTGCCACAAGGATTTCCGTCCCCCCCGATTCAAGAACACAATAAGAATACTCTGAGAACTCCACACCGGCTAGGCTCTTAAAGAAGTCAGCAATAGTTATCTCCCCATCAAGCTTATGAGCCAAGCGTCGCTCATGATTCCCTGTAGTGCAATGCACTTCGGAGAACAGACTCAGAAAAATTCGTAGTATCTTTACTGCTGGTTCTAACTCTTCTTTAAATGCAAGTTTATAAACCGTTGAGCGCGCCCATTTAGAGAAACTATCGAGTGATATAAAGTCTCCATTGATGATGAGAGTTTTAATATCAAACTTTTTAGCTATAGAACATGCTTGTTCTAATATCTCTGGGTCGTGGCACGGTACTTCTACATCTCCTATTACCATTGCCCGGTCTGCCTTAACCGTCATAAATTCGTCATACTTGGGCGTGCTGGGTTTTGGAATGGTCTGCCTTAAATCCAGTTTCCACCTCCTGATACTTCTCTTTGATACATCATATTTTATTGCGAGGTCTGCATTAGACATTCTTGCTGCTTCTATTCTGAACTCTTCTTCATTCTTCATGTTTCGTCCCATCGTTTCTCCTTAAATCCACCAAACGACTCCAGCCCACACCCAATAGAACTCATCCGGCAACAAAATTAGAGACTCGACAACTATGCTCATTATTACTGCCTCTGCAGATTTTGCATCTGCTGCTGATAGTTCTGTTGCAGTTGCTGCATCTGCTGTTGAAACTGCTGTGCTGACTGTTGTTGCATCTGTGGATTACCTTGATTCTGTATCTGGCTTATTGTACGCTGTGTTTGCAGCCTAGCCATAGATGCCTGAAAATCCGCCTGTGCTTGTATAGTCTGCACCTGCTTCTGTTGCTGTTGTTGCTGAGTTTGTGATATGGGTTGGTTAAATTGCTGATTAGGTATCATAGGCATCGGGTTAGGTCCACAACCTGGGCTCTGTGCCGAAGCTACACTTACTGCCGCCAATACCACAAACATTACAAATACAAATTCTTTTATCATAATCTTACCCCTCAAGTTTTTACTTCAACACTCTTATATAATACTAATATTGATTAGTCAAGTTTCATCACAATCAAACTCCTTGGCAGTATCACCGCTGTTTGCCTCTCCTTTTTGATACAATAGACACTTCTTTCCTTCAGATTGAATCTCCCAAATGTCATTAATAATTTCAAGCAATTCCTCGTGAGTATGTCGTTGTTCTTTGCCACGACGTAATCTTCTATACAACTACATATCCTCAATATCTAGAGGAGTGCCGTTATAATCGGTATACTCTTCGGCTGCTTCACGTTCGCGTATCAATTTAAGTTTAATACATTTCCGGCAATAGCAACCAGGCTCGTGTGTTATATCTCTAGTTATATCGAATAACTCTTTATTTTCTTCCATCATTCCTCTACATCGCTCAAATTAATACGACTGCCACATGCACACTCAGCGTAAACTCTCAACTTATCATTCATTACAAATCCAATAGTATACCAACGCATTTTGTCTTTCTTTATGGGACAGTATTTTACATGCTTATTCTTCCAAAGCATTACACACGTCACTTGATTGTCATCAAGTTTGAACTCCATTGCTATTTATCGCCCAGAATAAGCCTTCGAACTTTTACAAGATCAGTTAATAACTTACCCTTTAATTTATCTAACACTACTCCACGCGTTTCACTTGCATGAGTAACTTCGAGTAGACCTGATTTTGGTCCTATCATGAAAGCACCTACATGCCCATAAGTTCTAGCACTTCCACTCCAGGTCCAAAAACTTAAGTCTAAATGGTCAGCGTCATCTGACTTAATATCCTTACCTAACCATCCACCACCACCTGTAGCCATATCCCTCGCTGTAGTCCGCGATATAGGAATTCCTGCCCGTCTAGCCGTTAGATACATATAGCGACTGCAATCGACTCCTAATTCTATAGGGTCATCTGGTTTAATCTTATCCGACATTACGTACTTAGGGTTCTTCAGGATCATGAAGTTGAGTTCTTTCTCCCAACTTGCGGCATACATCTCAGCCAGTGACCATGAATAACTAGGCAGCAAACATAACAATAGTATAATAGTTAGTATATTTAACATCCTTGCTTCCGAACAGGCGCTGTTAGTGAACGCTCAATCGACCACTTATTCAATCTCGCTCGTAGAGTAGTAGGCGCTATACCCAAATAATCCGCCCACTGAGTTAGTGTTTTGGTCTCTCCTTTGTGCTCTATCCATCTATTAGTTCTTCTATTACTAGCCTGTTCCTTTCTAGTCGCTAATCTCCAATTACCGGGTTCATAATCCCCATCATTATCAATCCTATCAAAGGTCATACCTTCTGGTATATCACCAACATCCTTATAGAAATTTTCAAACTTACGCCACGGGAGGTAAATCTTAATACCACGACCTCCATAATCTTTATATTGTTTGAACTTGGGGTTATCACACCTTCTTATTATATCTTCCCAGACCTGGTATGTTCTACTTTCAAGTCCTCTTCTAGCCTGACCATGTATAGTGTGTATATCTGTTTTTAGACAACCACAAGACCTTGTGTGCCCCTTCCTAAGACATGATGCTGTAACTTTAACTGTGTTACCACAATCGCAAAGGCACTCCCATAATGATTGCTGTTTTTTATTACCTGCATCTGTAATCACTTTTAACCTACCAAACCTTTGTCCTACTAAATTTAGCCTATTCCAAATCATCTTGCACCTCCTATTAGTGCGTCCTAGACTGTTTCTTAGAGGCAGGTCAGCTAGGATACTGACTTTTCGGGTACGTTGCCCTAGCCTCTATTGTTATTATACTCACATTTTGGCAGGGATGAGCCATAAGAAGATGATGACGATAATTAGAAAAGCCAAAGCACCCAGATATAACGCGAACTCGCGGCTATCTCGGTCCATTACTTATCCTCAGAAATCTGATTATGTCATCAAGTTTCTCGTTCATACCTTGCAAAACTACAATCAATTCGGCATTCTTATTTGACATAGTTGGTGTAGGTAAAGCTGACCCTACCTGCATATCTACGTATTTAGTCCTGGGTGTTAGGTCCGATTGTGCCGGTGGATGTTTAAATCCCTCTGCTAAACACATAGCTGGTATGAGGATAAAGATACCTAAAATTATAGCAATTATTCCATTCATGATGATTCCTAATTAACTGTAAGTCATGAGATAACAGAGACTTGCAATAATGACCGATAATATAATAGTGCTCCCATACGTGGTGCTCATAATCTGTTTGAATAGACCACCATCTGGGAATAAGGTCCGGGACACAAATAAAATACTTGCAGTGACTAGAACCATACCCCCAAGGAAACTTGTAGTTCGAAGCAACATACTTCGGTACAAACCGAAAGAATCGGAGTCAGGCATCAGGATGGGGCTTATATATAAAAATACAACAATGATAATAAGAGCGCCTATACTAGACTGGCTCCATGCCTTGACCTGTTCCCAAAGGTCTCTGTTCTTCCTTGTGCGGAGAATAGTCCATATAAACACCGCAAGAAGTAGCAAGAGGATCGTTATTTGGCCCGGTGTATCTAGAAGCCTACTAAAATAAGCCCATGCCCAATCCAGCGCGTTCAAATCCGCATCATTACTTATAATTATCGCAGAACTACTCATCGGTTACCCTTTAATAGCTTATCTAGTTTAGCGTTCAGTTCTACAATATCCTTACGATATGTTTCTTTATCTAAGATGTCCTTTGCAACTGCTTTGATTTGTTCCTTAACTACTTCTGCCATCTCTTCTTTTAACTTATCCTGGTTATCCACTATTATTTTGTTGGTAGCCTCTAACTTCAATCTTACCGCTTCAGCAATAGCTTCTAATCTTACTCTTACTTTCTCGGCCCTATCCAAAGCTTGATAAGTATTATCCAGAAGGATGTCTCCTGTGTTCGTAAAGTTAAGGTACCCATGATATACAATGCCACCAAGGAAAAAACAGAAGAGGCATACAACTATATAAGCTAGGATTCTTTTCATTTACTTAGCCTCTATAGGTAGTATTTTTAACCATTCCTGGGTTCTTCTGTGCATTTCTCTGTTCGTCATAAATTCGGTACGCAACCGCTCAAACACACTTTCTATCTCTTCGTGAATCCTATCATGGCTATTTATAATATATTTACGGTGCTCTTTAAGTTCCAAAGTATGATTAGCAAGCCCAGCATCAATTCGTTCTAATAACATAGCGTTGTTTTTCAATACCTCGACAGCGAGGATACCATTGCGATCCAGCTTTTCGGATAATTCTAATACTCTTGCTGTCATTTGCAGAGTATGCTCACGAGCTACATGTGCATCTTCTACTTGGTATTGATAGTAGAAGTAAGCAATCCCGCAAACAGCTATGATAAGGCAAACACCTACCACCCATGATATAAAGACCCTTAACTTACTCATTTTTACCCTTACCGTTAATTAGTTTATTGATTACATCCATCAGCCTTGTAGACGTGCCACTGGTTGTTTCCTTTATTTCTGTAAGTATCTGCTTGTTCTGCACATCAGACTGGCGCAAGTACGCATCGTGGGCGAGGGTGTTCTCAAGGATTAAATCAATCTTATTATGAGTCTCAACTTTAACCTTCTTCACATCCCGAATACGGTGATATACAAGATACCCGATAACAGGAAACAGAACTATGGCTAGAATTATGAATGGTGTTATAGAGAACCAAGTCATACTACGTCCTTATCGACAGTTGTATCTTTGATTACCTCTTGTTTTAACGCAAAAAGTTCTATCAATAAAACATCCACCTTTGAATCTAAATTCTTTAGCCGAACAATTATCCCCGCCATGTTTCGGAGTAATTGAAGCGCTGTATTTTCTGATATTGGCACTGTTCATACTCCATTAGGCGTTACCCATAGGCTGCTCAACTTCACCAAAATCACATAAATCGTCAGGAATGGTGGCAAGATACTTTAATAAGTCCCCGTGTTTAGCAACGAAGAGGCAGTGGTAAATAATATTAGCAACCATCTGCTGCTCTTGTGGACTCATCTGACGTGAAATCAGATTCAACTCATACGCCAGATAATTTAACACGCCTTGTGTTGCCATTGCAGTACGCGCATTGCTAACTGTCTCACGTACCAACCGTTTCCCTTCGTCCGATTCACATAACTTAAGCATCACGTTTGGCTGCAGGATATATTTGGGATTGTTTTCTTTATTCATTACAACTCGCAAGAGTTTCCTGCACAGGCAAATTCTCGACTACCTGTGGTAGTATCTGTATTCTCATACTCTGAAAGTTTACTGAAGTCAAGGACTGGGAGTTCTCTCAACAGTCTATGATATTCTATTTCTGATACCTCCTCATACGGAGCTTGCGCGTACGACTTGTTCTCGTATGGGAAGAAAGCAACTCCATTAATAGTATCAAAATGTTTATACACATAAGCTATAACCTCCAACCACTCATCATCTTTAACAAAGATGGTGCAGCTCATGTTCTGTTCTGCCCAATTCTCTACTAACATTCTATACCACTCAAGTTGACCAATTGCTGTATCCTGCTCACGAGTCTTCGCTCCGTCTGGAGAACGCATAGGGAACGAGAATATTGCAGTATCGTGGTTGCCTTTGTCTAACTCATAAGGCATACCTTGGTCAACCATCATCCTAAACAGAGCATCGTGCATCGAGATACGTACGCGTCTAAGATAATAATTAGCCCACCTGGAGTGCATACCTGAAGAGCAATCAACCATCTGACTCACAGTACCACTAGGCTTTCCAAGCGTTATAGCTGCTGGCATATTTATACCAAGTGCTGCTGATGCCTGTTTAGCAGTCTTCACGGCAGTAGTACGCCAATGGCGTAGTGTCTCTGGTGTTATCAGATTTATATTATCACAGAGTCCTGTAAGTGATACCCCTAGTAACCTCTCTTCTTCTGCATTTTTAGCCCACTCAGGACGTAAATGAGGGAAGTATGTAAGTGTAGACTGAATACATCCCATCCAGGTCGCTGTTCGTATCTTGTCTGCTACACTATCAAAATCATCATCTGCTCGAATGACTACCTCAGTTAAATTGCATAAACCCATATCACGTAGTAGTGTTTCCCCACAGGGATTTGATATCACTATAGCACTCTTATCTCTACGTTTAGGGCTTCGTTTTCTCGCTGCCACTAAATTAAATATGCCACGCTCACCAGAGCCAGACTTAGCCATATCTATGAACTCTTGGGTAAACTTGAGGACATCAGGTTTCTTTCTATAAACTGCTGAGATATTTGCCATGAACCTTCTTGGGTGAAAGTTACCCTGCTTTGCATTCTGCATATCCATATCATCTACATCACATAAACATATCATAGCAGTCCGACGAACACCACCACAAACCACCGCAGATCCTACCTCACACATCATATCAAACACTTCTATAGATTTAAGCTTACGATCTTGGGCACCTATAATTGTTTCTCTCAGGAACTCCAAACAACGCGCTAAAGGCTCAGGACCGGAAGCATAACCGCCTGATATCACTAAGGGAGTTCCCGCTGGTCTCACTTGAGAGTAATCAAACACTGCATCTCTACCGTTGAACCATTCCTGTATACCAAAATCAACTGCTTTCTTCCAACCTAACCTGCTATCTCCAACAACATGCCTCAATGTAGGCAAATTCCGCTGCTTTTTTATCTCAGGAAGTTGCTCTAACCACTTTGCCTCCACAGAAAACCCAACACCAGTGCCAGCAAGTTCAATATACATTGCCTCGCCAAAACCTTCTAGTGAGGTCGAGCAAAAACCTGAACAACCGTATGCAGCTATATTATCTCGTCTTGCATTCTCCCCAGCAGACCAGACAAGCCTCATACTTGCCATGACACCTTTCGTAAGCATATAATCTTTAATCTTTTTCTTTGTCTTGGTGGGTATATTCTGGCAGTTCTTCGTTTCGTTAAATATAAAATTGCAGTATCTATCAACAGTCTCTTCCCAGACTTCACGCCTCCCTAATTCTGGGAGAAAACGACTGTATGTACGTAGAAAAATAAACTCCTCGTATATCCCCATGTATTAACCCCGCTAAAGAATAATTTGGCAGCCGAAGCTGCCATCTAACAGCAAGCACATACCACAAATTATCTAAAAAGTCAAGGTACCTGCGCGTTTAAACTTCAATAGTATTTTTGTTCTTGAGCCCGTATACTACTGCCGTCCCAGTCCCCCCAGAGTAAACTAACATCGAATTTATACTTTCATCGTTTCTAATTATAACCTTTTCGCCCACTGGTATTGTTATAGCATTAGCAGAAGCGCCATTAAATCTAATCCCAGCCGCAGCATTGGTCCCGTTGTAAATATACAAGGCGGGATACGCTAACACTGAAACAGATGCAGTAGGAAAACTAGTTTCACTAAGTAATAAAGTAAGGGGCGTTACAAACGGCTCATCATCTGTGAGTGTAAGTCCTTCTATTGCTGTGATAGTAACTGTACATGCTGCACCAAAACCGCCAGTTGTTGCTTTAGTGCCAATAGTATAACCGGTACCGCCAGTAACTAATGCAACTGCGGATATAACCCCTTGCGATTGTGTTATAGATACAGTTCCGCCAACTCCTCCCGCAAGAGTAAGGACATCACCAGTATGATAACCAGTACCACCGACAACAGGTGTTGCAGTTATTGCAGTTATAGCACCAGTAAGAGTAGAGGGTTTAGTTCTAAAGTATCTACTTGTCTCTTTTTCTTCATCAACTTGAAACGTCATACCACCAATTACTATCACTTCATCAGAGGTATTTGTGTACGTAGGCATTAATCAATCTCCTTATTGTTAAAAATTAACGATACCCTTAATAAAATTAGGGGTTATGAAAGCTCTTTCACTTCTGGGTTAGAATATGCTTGATAGGTAGTCTGGACCACAGTATCAATTATACTCCTTTCGATAGTAGGGAAGTTCTCAGTAACTTTAGATACAGCAAACGAAAACTTCTCAGAACCACTCAAATCTGTTTTAGCGGCAGCATCACGAATACCATCCAATGCTATGGGAACTAATATCTTCCCGTGTGCCACCAAATCTTTAACTACATTTAATGCTATCGCTTGTACAGTTTTGTTACCTATTAGGTAAGACAGTGCTAATTTAAGTGCTATCCACATTCTAATCTTCCTCCTTCTTCTTTGACATATTACCAATCAAAAATCCGAAGCTTGTACTAACAAGCCCAATGAGCACCTTCACTACCTCAATAGAAATAGTAGTCTCACTCTTCTTGTCACCAAGGAGGGGGGATATTACAATCACAGCCAGAACAATAAACATACACACTGCAATAACAAAGATAGCAATACCAACTACTTGTTCGTTAATATCCTTCCCAAATATCTTAGAGAACACTACTCCTCCTCTTCATAATGTGAATCTAAAAAAGGCATGGGTAAATACTCAGTATAAGGAGTCCCCATTTTTAGTAGCACCGCACCTAAACAAGAACAATTTATATGAAAATTTCCCACTGGGTATGTATCATAAGTGTATATAATAGCCCCACATTGTGCACAATTACCAAGTAAAACCATACCCATTAAACATCCACACTATCTAAAAAAACTTCAACATCCGAACTACACAACAATTCCAGATTAGCATTAATTTTCTCGTCTGTCCAGTCCCACCATCTAACAGCAAGTAGACGAGCTATGACTTCTGGGCTGAACCTGTAACGTATTAACTTCGCAGGATTCCCACCAACTATCTCGTAAAAATCTACGTTTCTGATAAGATGGCTGCCATTAGCAACCACGGCTCCATCCCTTATCACTACACCAGACATAATAGTTACATTATCACCAATCCACACATCTGACCCAATAATAACCGGTTTACTCAACTTCGGATGTCCCCGACCGTGATAAGGAAATAATACTTGGTTCACATGCCCAAAAGGGTAGGTTGACACACGTCGCGTATCATGATTTCCTCCCAAATAAATCTTTATATTCTGACCAATCGAACAAAAAGAACCTATTTCCAAGTCAGCATCGGGATACATAATTGTAATCCTCTCAGTACCAAAAGTACAACGCCCTACCTGGAAACTCATAGCACCCCCACGGGAGTAGTAAATGCTTGCTCGACAGACCAACCCCGAATTAATCTCATCCGTAAGGTAGCAGATTTTACACCAAGCTCCCTAGCCCACTGCGCAAGTGTCTTCGTATCATCTTTATATGATATTAATGCACCAGCTCGTCCTCCCCACAAAGGAATATTAAAAGCGTCCTCTACTGATAAATTTTCTACATATAGTCTACGACGCAAAGTATTTACGTGTATTAACAAAAAACGCGCCCATTGGGTTACTGTTTTCCTTTCTCCCTTATATTCTATCCAAACATTGTGTCTTGTATTATTTGCCTGCTCTTCACCAGTTGCCCACCTCAAATTTCCGGGCTCATATCCCTTACTATTATCAATACGATCTAATGACATTCCAGTCGGACACTCACCTAAGAACTCCATTATATAAGAATAAAAATTAATAAACCCCGTCTTCCCTAGCCATCCAGAGAATACAAATATACCACGAGCACCATAATTTTTAAATTCTGGGTTCCTCTTATTATAGCATCTAGATTTTATACTAGTAAACATCGCCCTGTATTTATTCTTGGTCCCACCTACCAACAATCCATGAGTAGTAATAGAAGCAATAAACACTTCCCGCTTAAGGCAACCACATGATCTTGTGTGCCCATCTTTCAAACTTCCACTTCGAGCTACTATAGTGTTTCCACAAGCACAAGAGCACAGCCACATCACGTCCCCATGTGCATGACTTCCTGCAGATTCAACTACCCGCAATCTACCAAATTGCTGCCCAGCCAATTCCAATCGTTTACCCATAACTACCTCCTGTAGTATTATCCTGATTTTGTTAGTTAATGGGCAGGTGGTTCAGGAATACCACTGTTCGGGAGCTACCCTAGCCCATTAAACTAAATTAACTCAGGACCCATAGGTCTATATGAGTCCTTCAAGCAAATAAGAACTGAACTTATATAAGAAACATTCTTATCTTGATGCCATTGTGATGGATAATACGTAAATAAAGTCGCGTCCTTAAATCTTATCTCGGTATTTCGAATATATCTAGCTTGCTCTCTTCTAGTGTAGTAAAGTAACGAATTCTCCACCCAAAAGCTTCGGTGTGTCGGGTCCTGAAAAGCACCCTGACCCATTGCACTAGGGGTGTTGAAAAGTAAATAACCTCCCGGCATTAAAACTCTGTGGGCTTCACTCATAAAATGGATAGGGTCCAACAAGTGTTCCGCAATATCGAAAGCGCGTATACAATAAACACTACTGTCCTCAAATGCCCAACTTCCATTCAGATCACAACACACATCCCCCCCAACTAAATCAACACTAATAAAACCTTCGGCACGATCTATACCGCCTCCCAAATCCAACATGATAGAACCATTACGCGTACCTTCTGCTACAATCATTTGATAAAGGTATTGCCTTTGAATCTCCCACTTAGTTTCCTGTAGCGCCTCATTCCTAACCAGCCACGAGTTGGAGCCGTCTACTCTATAAAGATAACCACAAAAATCAAGATGTTTGAATTTACCCTCGATAAAGAAGCGCGCCATTAAATCCTGATCATCAAGTGTAGCTAAATCCTCATTATGCCCTCCCAGCTTGTTATAAGCTGCAGCTCGAAAGACACGTAGATGATCAGGAGCAAACCAAATTAAACTGTTATGAAAAGGCGTAGATTCAGGGCACACGGTCTCCTTGTAAAGAACCCCACCCATGTAAAAGTCCCTGTAACTCCAACCATTAATAGAGTCATAATTGGTTGATGGACCCGCATTTCCAAAGAACCTTGGTGACTTATCATCGTTATTGAAACTAGCGGCATTAGTATATACCATCAGGACATCAGGGTCTTCGAAAGCATCCCTAACACGCTCAATTGTGTGTGGTGTCAGCATATCATCGTGGTCTAGTTCCGCCAGCAAATCCCCCTTGCATTTACTACAGACATACTTCTTCACTGAACCAATATTTGGTAATCCATCAGCGGCAAATTTTGGTGTGAACTCAACACCTGGAGTTATAAGCACAGTCCTGTTATCAGCTAGTATTTCTCTGGGAATATCCTCTACAGTAGCCCCTGCATTAGGATATATAACCCACTCATCATAATCTTGATCTCGTATAGATTCGTATGCTTCAAGAAGATACTTTGTACGATGCGTGGGTGTAAAAATAGAAATTGTAAGTCTAGACATGAGCCTCCCACCGAAGTCTTTAGCATCCGTGTAGTATAACATAAAAACTCTTGTTTGTCAAGCTCATAAGAAAGCTATCACCTAACCCATATACCTTCTAGGTCGTTTATTACTCAGCGCGCGACCACCGACAGCCGTATGCGCATACCACGCCCAAACATTCAACTGACGCGCCCGCGATCCACAATCAGCACCAGTACCCCAACTACCACCGGCAATCAGCTTATAAAAACCATAAGTTCCCTGAGAAAAAACCTGGCCTCTGGTTCCTGTTACATCTTTCCATCCAAATGCTACTCCTGTAGCATAATCAGCACCTTGGACTGGAGTAAGAGAATCATTTAACCATTGCCAAAGAACACCAGCACAATCTTCACAACCAATGTTGGAAATCATTCTTCTACCTGCGGTATCTGAATGACCTGATGTCGTAACAGGGTCAGCACCTGCAGTAATATTAGTAGCTTCGTTGGAACCTGTTGCAATATACGTAAACTCATGATCGAACAAGAGACGTTTGTTTACTAAAGCAGTATCATCTACAAAATCATATTGAGTTCTTGTATCTGATATTGTAGCTCCATTAACTGAAGCAGTTGAAGCACCAGTACCTGAGATAAGATAAATATCAACCCAAGCTGAAATTCCTGCTGCATAAACCATACCTTCGTTACCAGATTCTGCTCTATGCCATAAGTCCCATACTGAAAGAGGTAAAATATCTCCAGCGAGATAATCTGTAAGAGTATGCCCAGAAATAGTACCAACTGCAACACATAAACAATGAAAACCACCTACTTTTCTGGAAGTAGATGCAGAATATCCCGAAGGGGTAGTTGAATTAGCTGAAATCTTAACTACCGGAACTGTACCAGAAACAGGTTGACACATATAAATATAGAAATCTTTACCTGCTCTATTGGCAGCAGTAGTGTAGTCAGTACCAGAAACAGTATCCCAAGAACCAGCAGTGTTTAAATCTAAGGTAGTCTGAGCAATAAGTTTTAGTGAAACAGTATCAATCTTAACTTCTACTTCATTAGGAGAATAAAGAGTTCTCCTTAATGTAGCTGAACCGGAACCACCTTGATACCAACATTCTGAACGTTCATAGTGATATTTCTTGTAACCAGTACCAATGAAATATTTTACCCCATTATACGGAATAAATAGTTTACCAGTATCAGTTGCAAGGGCTATCTCTAAATCTTGAAGTGAAGCACTGACCGATGCAGATATTACTGCCTCAGTCCCATAACGAATTAATGGCTTCAACATAATACTTCTCCTTAAACCAAGGCAGCTTCTACTTCTTCAACTGTAAATCCTAACCTAAACAACTTACAATTAGTATCTAGTTTCAGCTCTTGCTGGATTGTTATGGGCTCATTAGTCTCAGTATCCTGTGATTCAATCAATCTATGAGTCGCGTCAGTGATTCCTTCGCCAGTTAGCTCCACATTATCCCAGATTAGCCTGTCATCGTAGAGCGTCTGCCAATAATCCTTCCAATTATCTTGGTTTTCCCTCACATACTCATAATCAAATTTTGTATTCAAATGTCTTGCTAAACCTTCCATTATATTACTCCTATCCTTTGTAGTTTATAGTGGGCAGGTAGCTAAGGTTTCTACTTTTCGGTTCCGGTAACCTAGCCCATTAAATTATTAGCACCGTTTATTACTCAGCGCGCGACTACCGATATCCGCATTCGCAAACCACGCCCAAGTACTCAAAATACGCGCCCGCGACCCACACTTAGCACCATAATTCCAACCACCACTGGCAATCAGCTTATAAAAACCATAAGTTCCTTGGGAATTAACTTGACCTCTGGTTCCTGTTACATCTTTCCATCCAAATGCTACTCCTGTAGCATAATCAGCACCTTGGACCGAAGCAAGAGAATCATTTAACCATTGCCAAATAGTACCAGCACAATCTTCACAACCAATGTTGGAAATCATTCTTCTAGTGCTAACCCCCGCTACCGAATTCATGTGTCCACCAGTCGTTATTGGGTCTGCGTAAGCAAATGTAGGTTTAGCAGCACCCTGGTCTGCTGTATAAGTTCCATTAGTAATTACTTCGCCTAATGTAAATGCTCCGGTTCTGCTCTTAACAGTGTATGTTAGACTCGTTAAAACTGTTACAATAACACAGGTTTTAGTACTTGTTTGTCCAGTTAATGTATCTCCTGCTACCCAAGCAGTTCCTGGTGCTACATCTAAAGTAAGCAATTCATAATCTATATTAGTAGCTTCGTTGGAACCTGTTGCAATATACGTAAACTCATGATCGAACAAGAGACGTTTGTTTACTAAAGCAGTATCATCTACAAAATCATATTGAGTTCTTGTATCTGATATTGTAGCTCCATTAACTGAAGCAGTAGAAGCACCAGTACCTGAGATAAGATATATGTCTACCCAAGCTGAGATACCAGAAGCATAAACCATACCTTCGTTACCAGATTCTGCTCTATGCCATAATTCCCATACTGAAAGAGGTAAAATATCTCCAGCGAGATAACCTGTAAGAGTATGATTTGATATAGTTCCTACTGCAACACATAAACAATGAAAACCTCCTACTTTTCTGGAAGTAGATGCAGAATAACCAGATGGAACTGTTGAGTTAGCACTGATTTTAATCACTGGAACTGTACCAGAAACAGGTTGACACATGTAAATATAGAAATCTTTACCTGCTCTATTGGCAGCAGTAGTGTAGTCAGTACCAGAAACAGTATCCCAAGAACCTGCGGTATTAAGATCCAAGATTGTCTGGACGGCTAACTTGAGGCTGACTGTGTCAATCTTAATCTCTATTTCATTAGGAGAATAAAGAGTTCTCCTTAATGTAGCTGAACCGGAACCACCTTGATACCAACATTCTGAACGTTCATAATGATATTTCTTGTAACCAGTACCAATAAAATATTTTACCCCGTTATATGGAATAAATAGTTTACCAGTATCAGTTGCAAGGGCTATCTCTAAATCATTTAACACGTCGCTAGTAGCAGCGACAATTGATGCTTCTGTTCCATGTCGAATTAAAGGTCTCATATATTATCTCCTTGAACTAAGTTACCACCATTCCGCCTACAAGTAAATAGGAAGTATACATTCCATCTACCGGAGGTGTGTTATCTACTAAATAACCACCACCAAATATCCAAGCATCGAGTGTACCAGAAGCGTCTGCAATAGGAACTTTTGAGGCGGTTGGTATTGCTGTAGGAACAGGGTATTTCTGCCTCGTAGTACCATCATAAACTACAATCTTCTTAGTGTCTGTAGTAAACGCAATCTCACCTGTTTCTAGGGTAGTAGCGTCTACTACTGCCTCAGTTCCACGTTTTAATTGGAATTTGATCATAGGAACCCCTTATGTCAGTACGCCGCAGTCCAACGTGGTAATGTCTCCCCAAGCTACATCTGCACCGTGCCCAGCACTCTTTAAGAACTGTCCGGATGTACCATGTAAAAGTTCCGTGGGAACAAAAGTAGCGCCCTGATATACCAAAATGGAACCTTGCTCTGCACCATGGACTAACTGTGTTAATGCAATAGAGTCTGCCGCAGGTGCAGGAATAGCTTCCCATCCTATATCAGTAGCAGCTCCACCAGCAGTAAGCACATAACCATCAGCACCAGCAGCTAAAAATGTAGGGGGACCACCAGAACCATTATAAGCAACAAGGTCCCCACGAGTTCCGTGCTCCATCATCGCTAGGGTCACATAGTTAGCGGCAATTGACAAATCATGACTATGGTCCTGACGTGCTACCTGAGATGAACTACCCACTGCACCAGAACTTGCATCTGCAATCGACCCAGGTTCACTGGATGCTAACGCGTAATTATTAATCGGAACCCATGCAGCACCTGAATAGATGAACAGAAGGTCCTCATCGTCAACATATGCACACATACCTTCAGTAGGGACCTTAAATTCCCATGCATCTGGTGTTAGCGCAGTATTCCACTGTGCTATCTGCCCTGCTTTATTAGCCCATGCACCAGTGGGGTCTGCTGCAATTATATATCTATCACCATTTGTAGGTGTTACTGGAGGTGTTGCAAGGTCATTATCCTTAACAGAGTCCTGAAACTCACCTACACCCCAAGAAGCAGCAGTAATAACCTGTTGAATCTTCTGCCCAGACCATGTACCAGATGCATCCGTAGCTGCATCGTCGAGCTTCAATGAAACCTTAGTAAATGTAGTCGGTGCTGAACAGTAATACACAGTCGCATTGGTTGTATCTACATATAAACAGCCAGCAATACCGCCAGCAGAAGGCACTCCAGCGCTTGTGAACGCCTTATTGACTGGAACTTTGGTCGCACTGTTGTCTGCCGAGGTTACGTAGAATACTGTATTCTCGGTGTCAAACCACAATTCCGACAAATACCCTGTAGCTGCAGCAACCAGTGCTGCGGTCCCTCTTTTATGTTGTAATTTCACTGGCATAACGATAACTCCTTATTTGCTTTACTTATTCTCCGACATGCTCTCACAGGAGTTGTAATAATTCTCTCATCACTCCACCCCCTGTCCTTTCTTCCCATTATAGCCTCTCTACTTACCGATAACCTTACAGCCCATTGAGCCACAGTTAAATCTTCACCATTGAAAATCAATCTACGATTAGCTCTAGTATTGTTCATCTGTTCTCTATGTGTCGCCCATCTACAATTTTCAGGTTCATAATCCCCGTTATTGTCCTTCCTGTCTAGGGACATACCCTCCAGTGGATCTCCCATATCATTGTAGAAATTCTCAAAGCCGTGATTGGGGTCTAACCATCTATCACAAACCTTAATACCCCGACCACCATAGTCTTTATATCGTGCATTGCTAGGGTTATAACACCTATCCTTCATACCTTGCCATGTTCTATATATTTTAGGCAAAGCACCATTCATACGATTACCATGAGTGGTAAAAGACCTAGCTGTAGACTCTTTTCTTAAACAACCACAAGACTTTGTATTCCCCTTCATTAAATGTGACCCTGTAACAACAGTCTTGTTACCACAAATACAATCACACTCCCAAAGCGTCTTGTTAAATTTAGTAGTTCCAGCAAACTTCATTACTTCCAACCTATCGAACTTCTGTCCGACTAAATCTAGTCTCATCACTTCACTCCTTATTGTGTTATCCTTAGAAGTTATTTAATGGGAAGGCGGCTAAGGTTTCCGCTTTATCGGGTGTACACCCCTATCCCATTAAAACTACAATATCACGCAAGAGCCCCACAGTCTACTTCATTCAGCCAAGCACCGGATATTGTTGGACTGTCACTTCTAGACAGCGGGATTGAATTAACGGTTGGTGTAGTAGTTGCACTTGCTGGATTCTCCACTACAGTATTACTAGCATTTAATGTGGCGTGCTTACTATGAGGACTGGCAGCATTAATATGAGCAGAAATATCTGCTGGACTATATGTAAGCTGTACCCACGCATCCCCTGAAGTAAGAAACAATGTGAAGGTATCTGTCTCAAAATACAATTTTCCAGGAACCACCGCAGAGGGTCTTTCATCATGAGTACCTGTTACACACGCTCCTACTAATTTCTTGCCTGTACCATTAAACAAATACACTTCATTAGTATCAGTGGTAAAAACGATTTCATAATCCCTTAGATTACTAGAAAACATCTGAGCCTGCGTACCCCTACGCAATACCACTGAATGTCTCTCGGCAGCAAAATCTCCAGGTTCGAGATACTCAACAATCTGCTCGTTAGTCCATAACTCGGCATCGTCAGTAACAGAATCATCTATGGGATAGTAGGGATTTATTATAGTTATCATATCATGAGCCCCACAACTTTACTCCAGCATTATGTGTTCCTCCACTTACAAAAACTATACTCCCAAACTTTCCATCTGTTTCTATAAGCATAAAAACCCCTACTGGTATTTCGAGTACATTAGCTGTATCTCCATTAGCATAAAAACTAACAATTCCGCCTGTTTCATTGTGTAACATAAGACTATTATAACCCATACATAAAATGGGGTCAGACGGAAAATCATTAACAGTTGCTAATTCCATAAATGGATTTACTAGTGGCTCGTGACTAACGAATGATACCCCTGTAGGCAAAGTCGTTGGATAAAAATCCGTAGTGCCTGTCGTATATTTCTTGATGGACTTGCGCTTCTTCAGCCCAATACCACCACGTAGAGTAACTGTACGAGCAGTGGAGTTCGTGTAGGTTGGCATATTTTATTCCTCTTCTGGAACTGTCTCTTCTTCAACCGGACGGAAGGTTATCACCTTAATTTCTGTTTGGCTAATCCAAATACTACCACCATTTTCCATAGGAACTCTTATCTTAGCCTGTGACATTAGAGCAGGTTCAATAGCTGCTTGTTCCCCGTCTATAACCATGCTAAATACCACATCATTTCCGTCCGAATCACGTAAATTACTTATAATTGTCACTGTCGTCTTCATCTGTCTACCTCCCTTTTGTTTTACAGTTTATACTTTTAGTGCTGCTACTGCTTTAAACGTAGCAATCTTCTCTGACATAGCCAATTCTGTCGGTGTAGCTTCCGCTGCAACAAACTCAGCCAACTCACCTTCTGCTGCATCTGCCACATCACCTATCTGAGCCTCAACCGCAGTAGTCAGTGCACTAAAGTCTGTCGTGATGTCGGCAATAACTTTATTGCCTCTGGTTAGCTTTAGCCCTTCCGGTGAAAGCTGTGCCATGAACATTCCGAACACTGAACTGTAAAGCCCAGATTCAGCCGGTCCTGCTTCCTGCCACACTATACGAAATGATTCCGTACCTGAAATTATACTAGCCAAAACATCTGCTGCTGCCATTTTATTCCCCTTCTACTACTTTTAGTTGTGGCTTTAGTAATTCTTTTCTAAAGCGCATGAAATCTCCTATAAACCGTTTACCACCAATATGAACATTGGTAATTTCGGGATCTAAATAAATGCTATACCCCAACTCTCTTAATCTCCTACACATCACATTATCTTCCGACACCAACTCCCCATCTATTATCTTAACGTCAAATATCATTTTTCTCAATTTGCCTTCATTCTCATACTCAGGGCTATTGTCCCATAATGATTGCATGGCTTTATTACTGAGTTTGAGGAATCCAGTACCTAAACTATTAACTTTGATAAGACCATTCTCCCCTATATCCAGATTCTGTGTGTTAATGTTATAAAGCTCTGCGTCATCAGTCTTTTTACGCACAGTTCCACCAACTACATCCTCTGGATAATTGAATAGCTTGAAAACATTTATTGGCTCAAACTCCATGTCATCGTCCACGAAGATCATCGCATCGGCACTGTTCTCCAATGCTATTGCAATCAGATCATTTCTTGCCCTTTGGATTAAGGCATCGTGACTGAGGTAAATGGGATAAGTGGTGATACCAAGGGATTCACCCATACGAATAGTTTCTACCATAGAAGCACAGTAGTAGACCGAAACGGTTCCCGAATAACAAGGAGTTCCAATGATAATATTCATCTAGCTTCTAGTTCCTTTACCCTAGCAGACAGTTCCTGAATTGCCCTCACCATAACAACCAGTAGATTCCCCGATGCTACTTCCAACCTTTCAGGATTCACATCATAGACTAATCCAGGTATTGTCACACCTTCTTCCTTCTGTGCGATTTGAAGTTCTTGGGCGAGAAAGCCCATACCCGGTATCCCAACTTTGCTACCATCCCTCATATTCCAAGTAAATTCCCTTGGTTTGAGGCGATTAATAAACTCAAGTCCTACAGGGATATTGCCTATATTAGTTTTATCTCGTTCATCAGAAATAGCGGTAATAGAAGTAACCTGACATCTCAATGTAGCAACACTAGCATTACCTAATGTCACTTCATTAGTAGCGGTAGCACTTGAAGCATCAGCATCGTAGCCAATTGCAGTCAGGTTTGAGCCGGTGGTTACGCTATCCAATGCTAATGTACCAACAGCGGTGTTGTAGACTCCGGTGGTGTTTGCATAAAGTGCCCAATACCCAATCCCTACGTTGGAAGTACCAATACTATTAGTCTCAAGAGCACTAGTTCCGACAGCGGTGTTGTTGGCTCCGGTGGTGTTTGCAGCGAGAGCATTAGTACCTACAGCAGTACAGTTTGAAAACGATTGATTACTCGCTCCTCGTAATGCTGCAACTCCCAAAGCAACATTGTTTATACCAGTTAAATTAAAACGCATGGCAGTGTAACCAACAGCCACATTTTCATAACCGGTAGTTAATGCCTGGGCTGCCTGATAACCTAATACACTGTTGCTGTTGCCTACTGCGGAAGCAAGTGCACTTCCCCCTACGGCTACATTCTGAACTCCTATTTGATTCCCCTCCAATGCTGATGCACCAACAGCGGTGTTGTTGACACCGGTGGTGTTTGTAGTAAGACTATTGTAGCCACATGCTGTATTATTATCTGCTAAATTAGCTGCTAGGGCACTCCTACCAACGGCTACATTAGAACATCCTACAAGGTTAGCATAAAGGGCTGCATCTCCTACTGCCACATTTTGAACACCCGTTGTGTTTGTTTGAAGTGCCCTAGAGCCACATGCAGTATTATAATTCCCTGTTGTATTTGCATTCAACGCACTAGTACCAATAGCAACATTTGATGTAACCAACCCAGCACCATAGGATAAAACACGAGAGAATATATGGTCACCGGCAGGATAAGTTCCAGCAACTACTTCACTGGCATTGATAGCTTCAAAGGCTAAATCAGTAGTAGTGCCACCACCTTTAAGGACATATCCATCTACTGGTGCGGCAAGTAATGTTGGCGTAAATGAAGCTCCTGCATAGTGCATGATACCACGGGAAGCACCATGTACGATGTTAGTTAGGGCTATATTATTAACGGCATCGTCAGCAGAGTACTTCTTCTTTGAGGAACCATCATACACGACCAACTTTTTAGTATCTGTCTCAAACGCTATTTCATAATCACTGAGCGACGCAGCATCTACAACTGCGGCGGTTCCCCGTTTAATTTTTATAACTGCCATCTTACACTCCTAAGATATTCTCGAAATGTTCATGCGCCCTTTGCATACAGATGAACATCTTATCAAGATTTGTCGGTATTATCTGTCCATCAAGAAGTGCTGCTCCAGGAATACTTACATCGCCCCCATCAAACGTGGGGGTTGGATTACTATCACTTGCCACTCCAGCATCCACCAATAGAAGATTATCCAGACAAGTCATATCACCATCATATAACAGCATTAGTATATCCTATACACCATCGCTGGCGCAGCTTGAGGAAAGGGTGGTCGTTCATCACAGAACTCTACCATCCAACCACTTATAGGTTGAAGTTCATTTGCAAGAAAATCATGCACGGTAAATTGAATAGGAGACGCATCGTGGAATAAGAATACGCCGGTTGGTTTAAGTTTACTCTTGTATAAATTAAACGTATTCTGCGCTTGCTCATAGGTGTGAGGGTCTAAGTCTATGTGAATTATGTCCAAACTATTGTCAGCAAACTGATTTACACAGTCCTCAGCACGTGAGTGTATGAAGAATGTCTTTAGATTGTCTATAACAGGTGCCATCTCTACTCGATAATTGATATCCACAAATTTAATGGTGTAGGGCAGCCCTACCTCATCCAACTTCTCAACAAATAACCTTGCACTGAATCCAAGGTCACACCCTAATTCTAACACAGATATATTAGTTTGTCCAACAATTGCTTTGTCAATAGCATTGAGATAGAAGTCATGATAACTCTTGAATACTTCCACACCTAACATTTCCGAGAACGGTCGCTCTATCATAATGCCCCCCTAACTGGACGTGTAAGAGAATCTTCTACTGACCACGCCTTTAGCCTAGAATATAATGTACTGACTGGCATACCTAAATTGCGTGCCCACTGCGATGCCGTCATAGTCTTCCCATCATAATGAATTATAACATTATCTCTCATATTATTCATTTGCTCGAAGCGAGTTGCCCACCTATAGTTATTTGGTGCATAATCCCCATCGTTATCAATTCTATCTAAAGATTTACCAGCGGGGGCCTCCCCTACATCAGCAAGAAAGTTTTCAAACTTCAACCATCTATCACATACTTTTATTCCTCGTCCACCATATCTATCATAAAACTTATGATTTGGGTTTAAGCATCTCTGCAGCATACCACTCCATACACGATAAATATTAGTTTCCTTTCCAACTCTGTTATATCCATGCTTAGTCACTACATCAATATGAAGGCAACCACACGATTTAGTGCCTCCACTTCTCAACTGATCCCCACGAACCTTACAGACTTTACCACAATCACATCGGCAAATCCAATAATACATCCTGCGTTTATTTTTATCACCTGTACTAATCACAGTTAGTCTTCCAAATATTTGCCCAGTTAAATCTATCATAATATCACTCCTTATGGTGTTTATCCTTAGTGATTATCATGGGCAGGCCGCTAAGGTTTCGGCTCTTCGGGTCTAGATTCCCTAGCCCATGCTAAAACTTGTTCAATAGCTTCTATAACTTCCTCCACAGAATGATTCATACAATCATGGTCTGGCAAAGGACACTGTTCTCTATCTTGTTGATATGGTTGATTATTAAAGCATTTATATTCTATAGGGCACGGCTTCCACAAGTTAACTCTATCGGGACCCTCATGACCATACTGCTCTGGTCTAGTCCTCCCAAACATGGTTACTGTTGGTACATCAAAAGCTGCTGCCACATGACTCCCCATAGTGTCCAAACTAACTACAAGGCTTGAAGAAGAAATCCATCGAAAAGCTTCTCTAAATTTAAGGTTTGATATCGACACAACCTTATCAAAAGAATCGTGCTGCTCCTCACCTGTCAGGTGGATAACATCATAACCCTTTTCAGTTAGATAATCAATAATAGCCTGCCATCTGTCATTGGACCAATACTTAGTTCTGCTGATGTCTGAGAAATCAAAGAGTTTAGCATTACTTTGCGGGCATATAACAACATAAGGTCCACTATTCTCCATAGGCTCTATTCCAAATATCTGTGGGCGCGTACTTGGAGCCACGGGAACATCTATCATCCTGCAATACGCCTCAGATATGTGTCCCTCCCACTTATTCTCTGCCATCCAACTATATATACTCTTCTCTACTCGATATGTTCTCTGTGCATCAAACTGACCCTTGGCTATCTCATCAATATCTGGATTTCCTTTGAATACGTGCTCACCGTAAGGATGATAGACTGATATATTTCGTTCTGGATACATCTCTCGTAGTTGCCTGAAAGCAGGTTCAGACATAACCAAATCCCCGATAGCGTGACTCAAAGAAATGTGAATACCTGGTTTCAAGTTCTTCTTCAAAATATTGAACCTACGTAAATCATCGAGAGATTTACTCCCGTCTTTTACTGCTCTCGCTCCACCAGTACCTGCCCGGAAATGATATGCTATCGCCCCTGGATGCACTAATACTTTCATACCTTCGAGATGAACGCGCCAGGACAAGTGTGTATCCTCTCTATGAAAATTCAAGAGAACCGTCTCAAACCCATTAATCCGGTCGAGTGCTGCCTCTGTTAACATCATAGCAGAGTTTATATGCTCCACCGGAAAAGGCTTCTTCCTAGTGTGAAGGGACCACTGAACATTAACACTGTCACTAAGATGCTCAATAGTTCCGTGTTTATATCTATCATCGTCGAGTTTAAAGGTATCCGGTTTCGTCCCGGCGAATAGCATGAGTCCAGATGCAGCACCTACAAGTGGGTCATCGAACAAAGGAACTACCTTTTCCAAGTAGTCTGGAGATAACCACGAGTCATCCTCTGCTCGATATACCAAGGGATTCCCCCAGTCACGCGCACCTAACCACCCGGCTTGGTATACCGCCCCTACATGATAAGTGCTTGGTCCTGGTAGAATTCTTATTCTATGCCCCTGCATCTGTAATTCACCAATAATTTTAGAATAAAGTGAATGCTTGGTCCACTTCTCCTGCGTAAATGCAACATCATCAGAGTCGTCTACGATACATAAATCAAAGTTTTTAAATGTTTGCATCCTCAAACTGAACAATAGCTGATGCACAATATCCATGCGGTTGTGCGTCGCAACTATCACTGTCACCCGTTTATTGGACATAAAAGCCTCCCTAGTCCATTTAGAATAACATTGACTATAGATGTGATTATCTGCTTTGTCAAGTTATCGTTTACCTTGAGTCTCAATAGCTAAAGCAACGGCGTTCCTGTAATTGTCAGCAGCGATAATAAAATCACTAGTACCGCTAATAGCTGAGATATCTGCGGCTGATACCATCTGCTCCAGAGATGTAATCATCTGCAAAACAGTAAGCAGCCTCATGTCTACTTTCTCATAATCAATATTTGCTAGTGCCATAAGTAATCTCCTTTTAGAATAGAACTATTGAATTAACAGGTGGAGTTCTAATTAGTCTGAGTGTGCCAGTACAACTGTCTAAATAAGTGTTAAACGCAGTCTGATATAGGCTATAAGAATAATTACTCATCCCAACTGCTGGACCAGCAGTAACAGAAACACTCATATAACCAGATCCCCATAGCACCCACCCAGAAGGATCAGCAAGAGGAATGTTACAGCTTAGTACGTAATTATACGCCTGCCCCCTTAGATAAGCATCTACTTTTGAACTATTACCTAAAACAACATAGTCTGTATAACAAACAACGTAGCCATAACCTGTAATATAAAAATAAAGAAGCCCTCTTGATGATCCTGTCCTTAATACATTACATTCTACTGACACATCGGGTCTAAGAAAACCAATCATTGTACTAGACGATATTGTTGCTGAATTAGTAATATTTACATCCCAATACTGTTCTGGTTGATGATATAAAGACCAAAGATTCCAATTGCCACCCATTCTATTGGTAGACACCACCGATATATAACCAATCAGCATTGAGTCGCACATACCCTTATTACCAGAGCTGTCACGTGACCCACACACCGTGTAGTGTTTATCAGGCGCAGCTGTTGTTACATACCAGTAAGCAGGGTTTACCCATTCTGTTCCAAGAGTGTAGTCTTGACCGGCTGCGGGTACTTTCAGGTATATGTAATAGAAACTTCCAGCAGAGAGAGAACAGTTGTCAAGGTGGAAATGGAGCGTAGAACCATTTACCAGATTCATCTTCGAACCATTCTCAAATACTATCTGGGCATTTGTCTCCATAGGTGAAAGAGTAAAGTAGTATGTGTCCGCATAGTTCAACCTGATTGGTAGACCAGCGCTTTTTTGGTCCTCATATTTGAACCGTTTTCCAATCCAATCATAAGTAATAAGATAACTCATATCCCCAACATAACCGCTCTGGAGATTTAATTCCAGTCCCTGCAAATGCAGACTCGTAGTATCCAAAGCGCTATCAAGAGCGTTCAAATCTGATGTGAGAGATCCCATTCGTTGACTTACCAGACTTACCTTATTACTAAGGCTGTTCCAATCGCCGCTAAGATTACTGATAGTGCTGGCTGTACTATTAAGATTTCCACTGAGAGCATTGAGATTTGATGTTGCGTTGCTTAAATTGCCGGATAAAGAATTAACATTGCCGCTCAAATTACTGAGCGTTCTGCTCACGTTACTGATATGATTACTCAGTGAGTTGTAATTATTTCCCAGCCCACTAAGGTTTAGGCTCAACGAACCTACGTTCCCACTCAAGAGAGAAGCAGTTGATTGAATGCCACTAATATTAGTAGATAATGAGTTTGTGATGAGACTAATATTACTATACGTGGACCAGAGACTTGTTACCTGCAGACTTGCGGTATTTAGGTTTCCGGATAATGCCGCAACATTAGCACTAAGAGCACTTTCATGAACACTTAAATTGCTCATTACATTACTAACATTACTCAACCTACCGCTGAGGGTACTATAAGTATTGCTCAACCCACTAAGGTTTCCGCTCAGGGAATTTACATTGCCGCTGAGAAGAGTTAGATTAGACTGTGTGGCACTAATATTAGTAGATAATGAGTTTGTGATTAAACTCACATTGCTATATGTAGACCAGAGGCTATTGATGACTAGACTAGCACCACTCACACTAGAGGTTAAATTGCTAAGATTTCCACTAAGTAAACTAAGATTCCCACTCAAAGAAGTAAGATTACCACTGACGTTGCTAACCCTATTGCTGAGTGTATTATAATTTGAACCCAGATCGCTTGTAAGTATGCTAAGAGAATTAATATTTCCACTCAGAAGGGACACGTCAGAGTATAGTGCGCCTAAGTTTGAATCTAACCCGGACAACTCACTACCAAAATCACTGACATAAGAATGTAATCTTATAAGGTAGGAATCTGCTGCATTAATATCTGAGGCAACACTGACTAAGTTTCCACTTAAATTACTTACACGACCAGATAATGTTTGTAAATTACTATTTACATTTGAAGTCCAATAGCTTAATGAGGCATAGTCACTCTGCAAACTTATAGTATAGTTCGAGAGTTTGTTAACATTACTTCCTAAACCAGAGACACTACCTGATAAGGCAGAATATGTTTGACTTATTGCACTGAAATTACTATATAAATTACTAACATCACCACTCATTGCAGAAACATTACTTCTCAAACTGAGTAGTGTATTGGATAGTCCACTTGCAGAACTAAACAAATCTACTATGTCAAGACTCATAACGTCCGTGTCTGATTGTAGATTACTTAGATTAGAATAGAGAGACCCCATATCCTCACTAACATTTGAAGCAAACTCACTGGTATATGAGTGTAAAGCTATTATATTACCATCTGCTGCACTTATATCAGACAGGTAATCTGAAATGTGAGACTGAACATTACTCACATTACTATAAACAGCCCCAACATCACTTACAAGGGAATTGTAGTGCAGAGAAATATTGTTAAGATTGATTCCCAATCCAGAAAGCTGTCCTGATAATGTATTAAAATTACTCCCTGTTGCACTAATGTTACCACTCAGTATATTCAAATTACTAATAGTAGCACTTAGATTTGTACTAAGACTATTTACTCGAAGGGAAACAGCAGTAAAATTAGAGGCAGCCTCAGACCGCAAAGTACTGGCTAATAAAGATATATTATTACTAATCTGGGTGTCTGCGCTCCCCAGCATATCGAATCCGTGACTGAGATTACCCAACTCAGAATAGATACCAGAAACATTGCTCCAAACATTATTGGACATAAGACTATTTGCATCACTAAGGAATGACGTAGCACTATATAAATCACCTGAAAAGTTGCTAAAAATAGAATAGAGTGAATTAATGGTACCAGAGGCAGCACTTACGTCAGAATAGATATCTCCGATATTAGTATTAATATCAGAGACTACATCGGATATACTAGAGGCTTCCTCCCAAATATCACTCAGTGTTGAATTAATAATCGATACATCACTAATAATGTCGGATACGTTATCCTCGATGTTTGATATATTAGACCAAACATTTGAAACAAGCTCGCTTCCTATGTCACTATATAAAGAAGTTAAATCAGTAAGTTCTCCAGATAAATCGCCAACATAAGACTCTAGCTGGTCAGCATATGAATCAGTTGCACTTAAATTAGAAAATAACGCCTCGACATTACTTCCTATATTACTTGCATTCTCTGATATGTTGTCAATATAACTACCCATATCAGAGATATCGTCACCCATACCACTAAATTCACTCTGTAAATCTGAAACATCCCCAGTTATATCGCTTAGGTTAGAGACAATATTAGATGCATTAGAGTAAGCCCCGTCTATAGCAGAATCTAAAATGGATAGATTACCTGAAAAATCACTTACTGCTGAATAAAGACCGGATAAGTTAGACTGGGCACCACTCAAATCACTAAACAAGGCGGTCACATTACTCTGAATATCGCTTACATTATCGGATATCTCATTAAAATTACTTCCCATATCGCTTATATTATCGTAAGCACCGCTAACATCACTATATAAATCATCAATATCGCTATAGATATCCTCTACATTAGATTCCATAGCATCTAAATTTGAGCCCAACGCACTAACATTATTACTCAGCGCAGACGCATTGGAATAAAGGTCTGTTATATCACTTCCTATATCTACTGTAATAGTCCCTAAATCACTTACGTCATCTAATAGTTCAGATACATCACTTCGCAGATCAGACGCTATACTATACATCATCGATAGATCATCAGAAAGACTATCAAATAAACCTACATTGAAAGAGCCAATGCCTAATAGAAAATTAATAAAACTATCCTGGGATAGAGCTATACTGGCTAGGCTACCTAAGTCCATTGCAATATCATTCAGATTTAGTAGGGCAGCATCTTGTTTTCCAGGAGAATCTAATAGCCAATACCCGGTCAATAATCCACTGGAATCCGTCTTTACAGTTGCTACCCAACGTGCTGACGTACCAGGCCAGTTTGCAGACAAATAACCCCTTGTTGGAGCTACTTTTGAGAAGAATAATTTATTTGCGCGAGCGCCCCAACAAGTCTCATTATTAGCCATATAAACATAAAAAATAGTATCATGTTGAGAGCTAACTAAAGAAATATTACTCAATGGAGCTGATATATTTGATTCAGTGTAAGTTTGAAAATAATCACTAACATTCGCGATATGCACATCAGAGTCTGTTGAAGGAAGGGTGATTAGTGTCTCCCCGCCAACATACACAACGCCCGCAGTACCCTCGGTTTCGGCTACCTTAAATTGAGTAGACGAGTCAGGTTTAATAGCAAAGTCAGCTTGACCTTTAAAATGCGTAGGATTAAGGATTAAACTCTTGATATACGAAATGTCTTTGGCATATAAAAATCTACCGTTAGCATCAGTCCATACGTGCCCAATACAACGAGAATAGAAAAGGGGCCAGGATTCTGTCAGTCTAAAATGCTCATGTTCTTTAGTAGATAAGAATGGTTTTAGTTGTAAGTCTTTCCTCTCGTCATAATTACCTACTGCGTTAACATCAGTTCTTCGGAAAGGTTTCCCGGTCTTAGGATTTATCTCATTGAAGTTTATAGCATCAACTTCGTTTACAATGTATATCCAATACTCAGTATTACCAGTTAATGCCGTGTCGTGATAAACAGGTAGTTCGTCCCCGTCTATAGATACCCACGGGTCATTATTGTAAACAGATTTGCCATCCCCAATGTAAATAAGTTCCTCGGGAATATATATCTGTCCGAAGCTACCATCCATACGAGTGAGCCGCAGTTCCTCGGTGCCCTCATAACTCAGATAAAAATCACTATAATCGCGAAAGGTCTCCTGAAGATTCGGTCGTCTACTAATCCACGATATATCTAGCTCATGTCTGAAGTAACAATCCGAATCAGTCTCTATGAATCCAGCAACCACGGCATTAACACCAACACCCGTCGCTGCCATATAACCATCTATTGGTGGGGTTAGTGATAAGAATAGTTTTCCCCGAAAATCCCATGCAATAGTTGTTTCCGTCTCTAACACATTGAATGCAGAAGAAGCTGTGTTTACTAAATATATCCAATACTCTGTGTCGGGAGCCAACACAACTGGTGTAATTACATTAGCGGTAAGATCCAACGCAGGACAGGTATTAAAAACAGAGCACTGTGGGTCCGCATTTACTATCTCTCCATTTACTAAAACAGTTCCGCTTCCACCCTTAACTATATCTAATGATAATTGTTTCTTGTTGTAATATTCAATCTTCACGTCTGGAGTAAGGAAAGCAATGAATCCTTCTGGCAGATGTTTCGTTGGTTGGTCATCTTCAAATGCAGAATGTCTAAACTTACGCCAAACATACCCGTCCCAGAATACCTCAACGTCGGGGTCTATTATTACATGTGCCCCACCAATAAGATTACCCGGATATGGAATATCATTTACATCATCTATTTCCCATAACCAAACTACTTGAGCCCAAGCATCTGTATCCGAATTCCAGAAATAAATATCATAAGGTCTACCATCATATACATCCTGACCCGCCGGGGGCCAGTTTGCTTTAGGTACACCCCACGCTTGCATGAAGGGTCTTGGACCGGCGGGAAGTTCACTAACAGTTTGAACAACCCCGGCTAATTCAAGTGTTGTATATTCTCTACCATTCCAAATTAACGTCCTACGCCAATCACGAACAAACCTGGTCTGCCCATAAAAGTTACCTTCTGGTGATTGCCAACCAAGTCCCCGAGAATATGTCTTACCATCGCCTACCCTTGGTGCAGTAGCACCAGGGGGCACGTAATAAAACAGACTACCCTTATCTTCTAGTGTTGGATCGTAGACCAATTATACCTCATGTAAAAGCAGTTCCAGGAAGCCAGTACTGATCGGGAACAGGTTTCTGTGTTCCTTGTGCATGAAAATTCCAATTTGCACGTTCCTTCCCAGACATTTCTGTGTCAAATATATCACCTATAATAACAGCAGTGCCTAACACACTCCAACACCCACCAACTTCGGCATCAAACGCTACTGCTCCACCAAGTGCAAAGAATTCAAGACATCCTGGACTAACTGCTCCTATCTCAGTGCCATCTGAAGATTGAAAGTACTTATTCCAATCACCGCCTAGTGGGTCTAGTTCCATAATAATACCTCATAAAGATGGACACGGCCCAGGTAATGCGTACTTATCAGTAGTAGGACAACAATCACCATTAGTATGAATATTGAAGTTGAAAATCTGAAACCCTTTCATAACAGGTGCATCTGTATCCCCTATAGGAATCTTAATTCCTGTAACACCCCAACAAGCTTGAGATGCAGGGTCCCAAGCTACTGCTCCACCACCAGTCATTGATTGGGCACATGCTCCAGACGCACCACCACCAGAACCTGCATTAGCCGTAGGCACAACTAGACTGATTATTTTTCCACTTGTGGTAGTGCCCATATTAATAGAAGCATAAGAACCAGCATTAGGACTAGGATTTATAGCCATTAGATTACCATCCTACCACCCAGGGTCTTCCTCACCCGGAGTACATGGCGTTATTATTACATCAAAGTTCTCAGTAAAATATAAGGCTAATTGTGAGTAAGCCCAATCGTGTAAAACAAGTGGAGTCTTTGCCGTAAACCTACTATCATACCAATGTGGTGGTAAAAGGTATGGACCCATAACATCCTCTCCAAACGGTGATTTCCCTGATGGCTTCCACTCTTTAATACTGGCTTGATAGGTATCTATATACTCATAAATCTCGCTCATATGTGGAAAAGACTTGTATAATGACTCAGCAGCAATGTTCGCATCGGGACCCATAAGCTCAAGCATATATTTTGTTACCGTTCCCAACAACAACGCACGAGTTTCATCTAAGCTCATTATACGTGCGCCCTTTGGGTCATCAACTATAACCCCCATTCCTACTATCACGCCCTTGCCCAAAGACTTAAGCATATACTCATACCACTGCATCCCGGTACCATCGAAAAACGGTCCTATCATGGATTCTACAAACTGCTCCTCAGTGAGCCCACCCATGCCACCAGATAGAGCATATAATTGACGAGCAATATTCGCGTAGTACTCTCTATCCGTCATACTGGTGCTACCGCTCCCGGAAGTTGGTAAGAATCCACACAACACTTCTGTGTGCCACAAACATGCATCCAGTGATTCATTCTCTCAAAACCTGCCATTACTGAATCAATTGTATCGGCTATTACTATCTTTTGTCCTGCAACTAACCAACAACCGGGTTTCCTGGACGACCACAATCCCTTACCTGGATCATAAGCGGCAGCACCATGCCCCAAACATAACCCAGAAACTACCCCTATACCTACTGCACCACCACCCTGATAATACTTTGCGAAATCTCCCATTGGATCGTCTGCCATAACTATTCTCCTATTCTAGACAAACCTTCCCTAAACCTAAATCCCATAAATCCATCTTCAAATGTGCAATTTTAGGATTTGTAAATATTCTATCCCTGTATTGCTTACGCACACTCTCTCCATAATCTGGGAACTCTTGGCTGGCACAATTCCTACCCTGCGCGAGCACGTTCCCTATCATAAACCATCGAAGCATCTCATTGTCTTTCTCAACTTCAGGTGGAATCATATCATAATAACTCACACCAATATCTGTTAAGAAACGCATCGCTGCCAATACTGCATTAGCATTATTACTGTGCTCTTCCCCAAGTCCAATCAAGTGTAGTAACTCCAGATATTTACGTTTGTCCAACACAGCCAGACTATGGAATATAGTGTAAACCGTTCCCAGCTTATGGACCAAATGAGGAGAACGAAACATATCAGCAACATCAAAGACTAGTGCATCCGCTGAAATATCACTTATGCTTGTTTTATCCCAAGGTAAATTCCAATCATTCATAATCATGTAATAAAGCAACTCTAATAATTGCCTTACATCTCCATCTGGTAGAAACTTCTTTCGGTCACACGAGTAATTGAGAACAAAATAATACTGATGATTCTCTGTGTCATGTTCCACATAATCAAGCACTCTCACGCCGGACCCCTCAAAGTCCTTTGAGTTCTTTATGAGTTTCAACTCTTTTGGTCCACACGTCCCTATAAAATCAGAGAAGTAGGGTTGGTACCTATACTGGAATATACCAGTTTTCCCCGCAAACCTCGGGTCTTGTGTATTATAACCGCAATAGAAAACATCGGATTTACTGGTCACTCCCGGATACCCTATATCCATTGTAAGATGGTTAGAATAAGGAACACCCACACCCTTATAATAACTACTACCGTTTTTGCACACCCTACCACCTACAAAGGTTAAGTCAACAGGAATAGAGAAGGTTCTTACTTCTTCACCGAGGTTATTATAAACGGGTATCTTCACTTATGCGCCCTCTAGCTTAACTAATCTATCCAACACATCCGTAAGGGTCTCTTTTAAAACAGCGTTCTCCTTCTTCACAAGCTTCAATTGCTTAACGATGGGGTTGGGGTAAGGCTTCAACCAACCATCGCTGGATCTAAAATACCCGGAAGGGGGTGTATCATAAATATCCTTCATCTCTAAATCCTACTACAAATAAAAGCCGGGTTCATAACCCTCGGAGTTCTGGCTCTATTTGAAGTCTCGAAATAAATCAATGGTCTCATCTGTTCAAACTCTGTAAGTGTGATTGTACCACCAGTACCGTATGTACCATTCCCTGCTATATCAACCCCAGTTGTAGGATTGGTTAACTCAAAAGTATCGTCAGTGACATTCTTAATTCGAAAGGTCCCATTTGCATTAGTATTAACAGTGACACCGCTAATATCTACAACAGCACCCTCTTTGAACCCATGTTCTTCAGATGTTATCTCTATCACGGATGCATTAGTAGCACCAGTAACGGTAGCCTCGTCGGGAGTCTCAAACTCATATCTATAAAATGGGTCTGTGGTGATTTCTGGAATATATCCAGCTTTAGCACCAATCTCTACAAAAGTTACCCCATCATCTACAGAGTATTTAGGAGTAATCGAGGTGACTCCCTCTCCATTAGACCCATCTGCGTAGACTTCCATAAAAGCTGCTATCTTATTTGGATACTCCAGCGCATCTGAAAAGAAGGAATTTCTGCCTACATAATTGGCGCTGACATCATGAAGCATAAACACAATACCAGCAACCTTGCTTATTATCTGGTAATTTCCACCCAAACTAGTGACATCAATCCTAAGTTGAACCTTATCGTAAACGGCTTCCAAGTCTACGTCGATATTGGGGTTATATGCTTCCCACGAATCCTCGAAGTCATCACCAGTTAGAGCTACTCGATAACTCCAAATAACATGTGTTCCTGGATAAATAAATTCTGTAACTGCTGTCACAAACCTCGATGCTTCTAATCCGGTAAGCCCATCGAAAACTATACTACAATTCTCCTCGAAGTTAGACCTGTAGAGTTTGTACTTTATATCCTTCTTAGACATTGCTTCCCAAGTGGTATTATTAGCCGCGTGGAACATTACCCCAGAAGCTGGTTGAGTTGTGATACGCGCACCAGTTATATAATCGAGCTGTCCTATTTCTTCACAAAACAATTCGTACCCAGTGTTATTACCACTTGGCATAATAACAAAGCAATACTCATTATTTGCTTGATACCCCAAGACATTGCTAAATGTGAATATCGTCTCTACTGAACTATTAGCAGATATGGAAACCTCTGATGGAGCTAATGTCTTTGAGGCATAAACATAAGGCCCCGGATACCCATTAATCATATTCCTAATCTGAACAGTAATCCCCTGTGTTGCATGTTTTGTCTGGAAATAAAGCCCCACCGCTGAAACATAGGTAAGCTCTGCGGGAACAAAGAAAGATTGTGCTAATGGGTCAAAAGTATTGTTAAAAGGAGTTATTGTAGTAACTGACCTAGTATCATCAACACATGCTTGCCTTAATATTGGAACATCATAACCAACAGTAGTGCCTTGTGAAGACGCAGTAAAACCAGAAGTGTAAAAAATGGTTTGCGCTGAAGATATATCATGTGAGGCATAATAGAATACATCAACGGCAATCTTACCTACTTGCACACCAGCGGGGACCTGGAACGTAGCCGTTAGATTACCATCATTACTGGTTCTGGCTGTAGACTTCGTTTTATAAGTATTTGAACCTGCACTACCATGCTTATTCACTGGCGTGGCATCATAAACTAAGTTTACAGGAACACCACCAAAAGTGCAGGCATGGTCAATATTAGGCATTAGGCCAGTTATGCTAACCTTTATCATAAACGGAGAGCCGTCTGCGTTTGTGGTCCGAGCCCTGCCCATGATAGAAATATCAACTATACGATTTCCTAAATCCATAGTTCTTGAGCCAGGAACCAATGAAGACTCTACTCCCTGCCTAGTTTCTGTTGTAGTAACATTAATTGTTCCAGCTATTTGACCATAACCACCTAATCCGAATACCCCAGGAGCAGCCTGATAAAGGGTAATAAGAGTTTCTTGTGATACACCCGAAACTCCCCAACTACCCCAGTTTATGTGATTAAACATCTCTGGGTCGGCAGCAAGTATGGATGCCCAATTATTATCCATTTCCACATTGAGCGCAGGCATCTGTGTCTTATCTATAAACGAATCTACAGGAGGGTCTAGCAACATAATCCCGTAGTAGTTCTCGTACATAAAGTCAGAGGCGCAATTCATTGTTATACTAGCATATGGCTGTGTCTGAATAACTTCAGGTTGGTAGTCCAGCATTATAGTATTATCTACTTCTCGAATACCATTGCTCTCAGCAACTGCTACTATCAACTCCTGCTCATCAGTTGTTGCTGGCAACAATAGCCATTTATTGTGTCTATCTAATGCAGCCGAATATGTAATCCCACCTTTATCGAATGTAAGGTCCATCTTGTTGAAGCCGGTTAATGCATCTGTGAACAAGCCCTTAGTGTCCACTGCGGTAGGATGACCTGCTGCTTCTTTCTCAAGTGCGTTTATTGCGTTCCAATACTCTAACCTAACAATTCTATCTTCCAGATTTGCAATACCATACTGAGTTGTACGCATGGAATCAACAGGAAGTATTGTAACATCACCTTTATCATATGTATAGGGTGGAACACAAACAACACCTATAGATAGAACCATCGGTTGGTCTTGTGGAATAGGCGCGTACTTAGACGGAGTTCCCTCAATAATTGCAAACCTACTATTAGGATAAAGTACTACCTTATCTCGTCGAGGTAGGTAATATTCATAATCGAATACTGTAGACTGTCCGACTTCGGGCCAGATGCCTTCCGTCCTGAAATCTATGCAGTCCCTTAGATACCAGGTCTCATTGGGTGCCATTTCTATTTCTTCATATATATCATAGGAATCAGCACTCACATAATCACCCTCAGTACTATGATTCCAAAATTCGTATGTAACATAGTAAACAGCATTTGCTATAGGCTGCCCAGTTACGCCAGAATTTGGAGCGCCAGCAGCAGACCAATCTATCTCGGAATCCTCATGTATAAGCGCGGTAGAATTCTTTAAAAACTCATAATCTGTATAATAAGTAACCGACTGAGCCGGAGTAGTTGTTACACGAAGAATTCTAACTACATCAGTCGAGTTTCCAGACAGCCCTACAACTGCCTCATCATTTATAACTTTTTTGATGAAAGTTGCATCAGTAAATGTAAACTTATCCTGTGTATAATCAGCACCTTTCGTGACCTTAGCATCAGTCACCCTTACCAGTTCACGAATACCCTTTTCTGCGCTAATATTATAGGCATACTTGACATAATAAGTTGCACCGCTTCCTGGCTCGCTTCCTTGCACACCAGCAAAACTTATTGAATTTCCATCCTTGACAAAATCAGAGGTCTCTTCATAATCCCACTTCCCGTCGTGACAATTTGCCGCTGTATCGGCTGCACCAATAATATCCACTACTGTATCACTAACTAAAGCATCAATATGTGTCTGAGCATTATGTGTTACTGATTCAACAACCTCAGTTCTGTAAACCATGTCTGTAACAGTCTTAACATAGGCATCATTCACTTCATATATTCTGGTCCCTATTGGATAATTTACCCCTGTAGATAGACCAAGTATTGTATAAGCATCCGTTGCAACTGCACTTATTGTAAGCGTCTTCCCATCAATAGCTTGTATTTTTAGATAGCCGCCAGCGGCAGTACATTCTACCAAGTCCCCATCTGTTGCATATGCATTCATTACTGCTTCGATTTGAGTTACAAGCTGCGCCGCTGTCTGTCCATTTCCAGAAAGAGTTACTGTATGAGCATTTCCAGAACCAACGGTTAACTTTATATTAAGCGTATCTACAGCATAATTCTGCGGATTAGTGCAAATTACATAACCACCATCAGCACTAAAACTATCTGTACCACTTCCATTAATTGCTTTTACAGTTCGTGCTTTATTAATTACACAGGTCTGCGTTGTATCAATTTGGACTTCGTGCCCATTGGGATATGCCTTACCAGAACCAATATTCAAGTATAACTTTGTGTCATCTGTATCATGGTCAGTTATACTCAATGGGAAATTCTTAACTGTAAAGGAGCCAGAGACATCATAAGTTCGTCGGTCAATCATATCGTAGAGTTCAGAATATTCTGGGGGTATCCTTGTTTCTAATACCGCCCCGTCGTTAAACTCTGCAATCACAAGAAGATTGGTGTCCAATGTAGTCTCTATTGACCACTCGACCAATGATATTATCCTATCTGCACCAGGAAGATTGTACATCTCGGCTGGAATATTATCGTCTATATTTCGAAGTTTCACGTCATCAGTGTAATCCACCACATCAGTAGTCACAACGATACCAGCATACTCTGTTCCTGTTCCACTGATTGTCAACGAGGTTGCCGGTACTGGTATATGCCTACCATCAAGATAAATCTTCCCCGCTGAGAAGCTCCATAACAAACTAGTAGTCTCAATAAATAATGCCTTATATGTGTACGAAGTAGTTCCGGGAGTGCCTTCAACTGTTGCAGTTATTGCATCAGGAACTGGAACACTTCCCCCAACTACATCAACTGGAAGTGTGGAAAACGCTTGCCCTACATCATAAAACTCATTTACTGTCGCTTTGCACCAACCCAAATACTGATAAGTCCCAGATGAAAGTTTATAAAATCGAATAGAGCTGACTCCGGCGGGTATTGTATCAACCACCAACTTAATTCTATTAGTAGTGCTTAGTGTAGCGTGTCCAGTAGCAACAACTGTAGCAGTGCAAAATCCAGATACCTTGAAGATATGTTGTGGTTTACAACCCTCCATAATATCGCCGTTTTTATGATAAGCACTACCAAACTCAGCCATTGCTTCGGTATTCATTGCTTGCTGGTCAACAAGTTCCATTCTCTGAAGTGGTCTGTCCGTCCTATAACCAATGAATCTCCAGTCCTCCCGACCACTTGTATTCGTAGTAGCAGGAACCACTGAAGTTACAGCTTGCCCTTCGTCGTACAAAGCATTTACAGCCGCAGTACACTGACCAATATACTTAAATACTCCGGTGGTACTTCTAAAGAAGTTTATATAACGAACACCTGCGGGAACCGACTCCACTTGTAGAAGTATCCTATTGGTACCATCGCAAGTAGCATTACCGGTAGCTATAGAAGCAGTTGCACTAGCAGTAGTATCACCATTAATGGTAGTAAATGTTGCTTGATACTCATATGTAGTTGCTCCAGGAGTCCCTGAAACTACAGGTGTCTTTAATACCGGAACTGCTAAATTAGGAAAGTATCTCAAGTTGTAAGCGTGCAAACTGTCTAAAATTGCCATATTAATTCCTCTTAATATTCATATGGTGTAAGAACACCGTACCCATCGTCAACGTAGATATACCACACCTCGCCCGCAGCGCGTGTTGGAAGAAAGTCTTCCAGAAAATTAGGAAGGTCTAGATCTGTATCAACAATTAGTTTTCTCGCACCTGGATGATAGAGATTAGCGCCCATCAAATAGGAAGATGCTCCGCCTGGGCATCCCTGAGAACCTGGAACAATAATCTGGCTCATCATGTCTACGCTGCTCCAAGTCTCTCCTCCATGCCGTTCCACTAAATCCGCTATCTCATTCCAAGTTCCTTTGAAAGAGTGCCTAGTAACCGCTACGCTCGTCTTGGCTCGATTCCACTCAGTCGTGTTAGAGGACCGAACATCAAAAACATGCCCTACAGCATCGCCTTTGTACTGAATGAATCTGTCATCTGCTCTGTCTATATTCCTAGATGCAAGAAGTTCAATAACAAGATCAGATACTCTATCGAACTCAGTATCCCAGATACCAAGATACCTTTCAAGAATACCCTGGCTGTCTAGGCGTGCCCATATATGAGGTAAACGGTCGAATAAAGGGACTCTATTAGACATATGAAACGCTCACTGTTCCAAGCACTGGAACTGCCCCTATTACACCGGCGACATCAACAATAGGTGCAATAAAACTAAAGTAATCCACACCCGCAACTTTAGAAATAGTCTCAGTAAGTTCGAGTAAGGTTATTCCATCACCAACCTCTATCATACCTGGTAACAACGCCGCTGTCAATGCAGTAGTGATATAGGTAGATACGGTGTTTTCCGAATAACCCTTCCTTTTACCAACTCTTAAAGATATATCCAAAGGAGTTTCAGTCACATCACTGATAACGTACCTACCACTCCAATTTCCAAATGCTCCCCACTCGGCACAAGCATCTTCTATTGTAGTCTTGAGATTATTTGAGAGTGTCCCACCACCGGAAGGATATACATAAATGAAAATATAAAGGTAGGGCCAATCCGAACCACTATTCCTATCTATAGCTTGGACAGATACTACACCAGTGATAGCAGATACCATTGCTTCATAATCAGCAACAGTCAAGCCCCTTCGTTGTGTACGCGCGAGTCTAGGTATCCTACTACGTAAAGATTCTACGGATTCAATATCGCTCCCACCAGTAGCAGCAACAAGATTACTAACAGTCACAAGAAAATCCCGGTCAACACTTGTAATAGTACCAATACCACAGTTACCTATTAAACCATCTGATTTTACATAAGTGATTGTAGCGGTAGTTGGGGGTGTCGCTGTACCATATATTCCATCACCCAATGTTAAGAAACAGCAATTCTCCACACCCTCATAAGTATCCGCATTTAAATCTACTCTAAAGTGTGTATCGTCCGCTTGTGAATTAAAGAAAGTATCAACCCTTGTCCACTCCTGTTGTGTATTATCAATCATCTCTACAGTTGATTCAACAACCCCAACCCCTAAATTATAACGCATTCGCATACTTGAGTCTATACTATCAAAATCACTAGCAATTACAGATGCAGACTCATAGGTTCCTTGGAGTGCAGGTACTTGCACACTATTCTCATTAGTCTCAAGTATAGCTTCTTCAGTAATTGAATAAATCAAACCATCTGCCCGCGAAAATACACTCTCCTCTGGGATAACAATCCTAGCAGCAGTATCGCCCCTAGTTATAGTTAATGTAGTAGCAGCGGGGGATGTTAACATAGGTCTAATATCAACCATACTTCCTAAATCAATAAGGGACTGTAAAAACCGGGCAGTATTAATAAAACCTTCGATGAATGCCTCATCAATATAAAATCCCAGCATGTCGGTTTCGCGTGCTAACAAACGAATTAATGAAATTCCACCATCAGAATGATTCCTATCTGTAAGTTCAGGGACTTCTTCAGTAAGGATAGTAAGCAGCCGTTCAAAGTTTGATGTGTAGTCCCTTTGTGAAAAATTTGTATATATGTCAGCCATTTACTATCTCCATCATGATACGTTGTTTAGATGGAATACGTAAGGAAGCACTAAGCGGGGGGTCTCCCAATGTATCCATATGCTCCCTATTTAGACCAGCAGCAGCAGAATCAGCAATATAATTCCTTGCAAGAACGTACCAATAGCGAATATCTCCATAAAATTTCCATGATAAAGACAGCCAGGTGTCCCCTCTAATTATTGTGTGGTAAGAGTCCCCAGATGATAAACTCAGGTTCTTATAAGGCATTATTCTAGTATAAGGACTGCCGTCTCGCACACTTGTTGGACCTCCCTTATACCTACTCACATAATCATGCCCGGCCGCATCAATATTACCGGATGGATATTCCTGCAATCTAGAAACCCTATCTGTAACAAAAGGAGAGACAAGATTCCCCGGCACTTGTCTGGTAACAAAATCAATAGTAACCCACATGGGAACTTCGCCTAAATCAGCTTGCCTTCCTGTAGTCTTCCACCTGACTCCGCTAAATCTACCATATTTATTACTATCCCCCTCATACCCGATAGTATCAAACATATCCGGTATACGTGCTCGTTTTTCCCATCTTACTGTAGAGGTTTTGAAATACACTTCTGCTATCTGCCTAAATTCGTATGTGTTTGGTTCAAACAATATCATGAATATATAAGAACCGAACTCAGGAAGTGTATCATGCTCACCTGGTCTTGTCAAGAGTATATGTGCAATTGATTCCGCTATATGATTTACATTAGGAGTAACAGTTTCTCGTATGGACCAACTATCTTGTAAGTATTCCAAAGCCACAGAAGTAGCATCAGTATTTCCTGCCGTAGTTACAACTCCACCTGTAGATGGATTAAGTCTAAATGGAAACCCCAAACCCCGACCGTAAACTGGGAGTTCGGTTGTTTTTCTACTCATGCGGTTGAAACCTCACTAAATAATGATTCCTTAGATGCCTTTACTAACAGATCCGTTACAGGTTTTATCATACTTTCCTCAACAGGAAAGTATAAGTCTTCCTGAATAATAGTCTTGGTTGACTTCATATCCCCTGTCTTACCACGAAGTTTAAGCTGAAATTTATTTGCGCCGCTGCCGACAGAAAAAATAATTGAGCCCCCATCTTTAGACGACATGATTATTGATGGACCAGTGTTTGCATTTTTACTGTCAGCGCATCTAATTATCATACCGCTGCCATCTTCGGCATCTATCATTGTTATACCAGAACCATTCTGCCCCAGTAACCGAACATACCCAGCCTTATCCTTAAAAATTTCGCCGGGGGCTTTTTGTGTCCCATCAGCCTGAGTGTCTGTATTTCGCGTATATACTCCAGGTGGTCTGGGTTTAGTCTCCTCTCCCTCTTTCTGTGTCGGCTCCTTCCCCTTAATTCCACCATTAAAAACTAAACAACCGGAAGGACCTTGTATTATAAGTTGCTCTTTATTAACAGTAGTTGTTATTGTCAGCCCAGATCCATCAGGTGTTTTGAGTTGATAAATATTATGACCTTGCTTCTTCTTTATAGCGTTTGCAGTCTCTTTAGGTAGTAATCCTACCTTGCTATCTTTAGACTCAGAAGATGGACCAGCGGGAAACACAATTTGGTTCATTGGGTCTCCGTCAATATTAACAAGAACACCCCTTTGCCTTGGAGACATGGGCCAGGATATACCAGTATCGCCTTTATTATGTGTGCCACCAATCGGCATACCACCTACTTCAACCCAACTAGTATAGTTTTCCTTCCCAACTCCACTCTTAACAGGGCACTCAACTTGTACCCTATTATCCCCCTTGGGGTCTCCTTCTGTTTTACGAATAACACAATCGCTAAAAGTGACAGCTTTTAGAATATTCCCAGCATCTGGATTAACTATTGTTGGTGTTTCCCACATTATTATGTCCTATCCACCGATGCATTTGCGCCATCCTTTTTTACCCCGCCACCTTTAGCCTTTTCAGCACCTCCCCGTGACTGAGTAGTTGACATGGTAAACTTTGCTGATACTATAGTGCTATCATCTTTACCAAACGAAACTGTAGCCTGACTTCCAGCATCTAGGTCTCTGGGTCCAATATTAATGTCACCGCCCCCATATATATCAGAGTTAATAACTACCTTACCTTTACCTTTTTTTGTTTTTTTAGCTTGTGTCATGTTCTAGCCACCGAAGAGTTCATTCCTTGTTTTACAGAGGACCCTTTCTTATTCCCCTCCTGCTTCTCATCTGGTTCATTTCTCATCACATGTAGTGTAGTAGAACCACCGTGTCCTTCCTCCCAACCATGTGTACATGTTTGAACATACCAACCACCAGAATTCTCTGGTCCTAAATTATCAAATTCAATTCCCTTCTTTGCGCGAAGTTCAGGAGACCAGTATAGGACCACATCTCCGCGCACTGACTTACCTTTACTGGCATTCTGTGCTGCATTAGCCCTGTTATTATCCACTGAATTAGTATCAGATGAAGAACCATAATCGTAAGTCAAATCACCACCAGCAGCCGCTCCAGCGGCAGCACCAGCAACTCCTCCACTGCCAGCCCCTCCTCCACTACCGGCAGCAGCTCCTGCAGCAGCTCCTGCAGCTCCGCCCTTGCCTCCATCTGGTTTCTTTCCGTTTTTTTCCTCACGACCAACCCCAGAATTAAGCGCTGTACCTGTCATACACATTGCTTTTGGCGCGCACGAGGGAGCCTTGAATTCTCCAATATTAAACATAGTCTGCTCTGCGTTATATTGACTGGTAGTTTTACACATATTGGTTAATTCACCTATAATACTCCATACAGTACCATTACACGGGAGTTTTACACCATTACCAAAATCAGGACTTTGAAGGTCTACTTTTACACTAGCCTTATTATCAACAGCAGCCTCAACAGTCTCCTTTATAGCTTTAACTGCATCTGTTCCTTCTTTATACATACCTTTCATAGATTTCCCATCAATATTTGCTATTATATCTTGCCCAAGAATCTCTATAGTTAATGCTTTATCAGAATAAGTCTCTGTGACCCCTTGAATTTTAAGTTTTGCTGTGTTTGATAAATCATTTGGTGTTCCGAACATAACCTCGATATCACCATCTAATTGAAATAAACCACTAAATAACATATCAATGTTAACTATAGTTATATTGCAAGAAGACATCCCATCATCAACTTCCTTAACCGACCATTTAGATACAATTTTCGTTATATCTGTCTCGGCTACCTTAACAATAAAATCACACTCTTTATCATACATTACGCGGTTAACCTCAGAATTGTAACTGCAATTGTTGCATTATATGGTAAAAGAGTATCTGGGTTAGCTAAAGTTTTGTAGTGTACATCCACTTTATCTACTACACCATATATTGATAATGAAGCACCTGAAATAAACATAATCTTCGGTGGTCTCTTAACATTGCCACCAGATTCAGTAGTATCAGCTAACGCTATAAGACTATCTGCAAAACCTCGAACAAAGAAATCAGAGTTATTATCCCTAGAAACATCTATGGAAAAATGCACTATGTGGCTTGAACCACATGTATATTGTAAGAACGGCTCGTTATTACCAGCTGCTTTCATAGGATGCCACTGAGCTGACCTTGAATATTGAATGGTTGCTGGGTTCCATTGAAAAATAACCGGGGAAGCCCCACCATCGACTGGTATTATCATACCTTTAGTAAAATTAGGTGAGTATGGCATTTATATAGATAACATCCTTATTAATTTGTATAGCCGCCCTGTGGTGGTACTTCAGCAGAACCCCCCACTCTAACGTCCTGTGCCATGCCAGGTCCTGCTATCTTAATTCCTGCAATAGCTGCTGCCACTCCTGCTAAAGCCGATGCAATACTAGTTCCACCAGTACTAATACTTGCTGCCACTGTGTTGCTAACATCAGTTATAACACCACTAGAAGCCTCAGCATCAGACATCCCTGTTTTACCCCCAGCAGCGACCACGGACTCCATTGCTCCTTCCATCCCTTCTGGATACAAATCAACACCTGAAGCAAGACCTTCTTTATCGAACCAACTCCCTACATAATCTCTATTTAATTTTATGCCTCTTTTAAGTTCACCCCCCCAATAATCACCAGCAACATTATCATCTTTACGATTGGGATCTGAGAGACTATTCCAATACTTCAAGTCTGCTTCATTCTTTAAAACCTGCTGCGCCTTTGTTTGTGTTGAATCTGGAGCATACCTAGATAAAAAGTTTGAAAGGAATGAGTTTGAGGCAGCAAATTGAGCAACGTCTCTAGAAAAGTTAGCAGTAGCACGTTGATAAACTGTAGAAGCATCTAATAACTTATCAGCACCAGTAACGGTATCTCCTTGACCATGAAAAGCCTCCTTAGCTTCTGCTGAAACTTGTTTTACTTGTTCCCTAATAAGAGGATTGTTCATAGAATCCATTACTCCCAACACTTCCAGACTCTTCACTCCGCGCCTAGCTTCTCCTTTACCAAATATATCATCCGCACGAGAGGAACTCTCTCCTACTAAATTCCATAATTTAGATGGGTCTTCTGCATATAACGCTGGGGTCATCTGCTCAATAGACTGCCCACCAAACTCAGGCAATGGTTTTGTAATCACCCTTCTATTATGTGTTTGCACCCCAGACTTACTAACATAAGCAGGTGTAAACGCCTTCGCTCCCCTAACAAAGAAATCCCTTGGTTGTTTACTCATCCATTTTAGTTGCTGAGGGGTAAGCTTATATGGGTCCTCTGGCAAGTACCTAGATTCAAGAACTTTTCCACGCGTAGCACCCATCGCTACTATTCTATTAATATCCTCCATATTTTTTCCGGTTAAATGTCTAAGTTGTCTACCTTGAGTATTGGCTTTCATGCCCATTGCTCTGGCTGAAAAAGCCATTCCAATTTCTTGTTCAATCGGTCTCCCTGTATTTAAAAGGGACTGAAATGTATACCTACCACTAGCTATCAAATCCCTAAACCATCCAGAAGAGAACGTTTCCCCTGCCCTGACCATATTCTGAAACTTAGTAAATCCAGCAGCCGGGTCTTTTGCCATAATATCTTTAAACTGAGGATGTTTTGTTAACAACTCAAACACAGTAGGCATCTCTAGTTGCGCCTGTTGAGGAGTCATTTTTCCTAATCTAGCACCAACTATCGCATTCTCAGTTAACTTATCCATCTGCCCCGGTGCCATATTCTTAGTACCACCCAAACCCATAAACTCCGCCCGCATACTAGCAAAGTCTCCAGAACCTATCCCCTTTAAACCACCATACTTTGCCGATATGTCTGTACCAGTCATAAAAGCAGCTTCAACTTGTTCCTTAGTAGCACCAGCAGCATACATATTAACTGCCGATTCTGTAAACTCTCCTCTATGTCTTTGAGTTACAACATCGCTAAGTACATTTCCAATGCCCCTAACTGCAGCATAACCAGGAACATATACCATAGCAGAACCCATGCCTCCGCCCATAGTATTAATACCCTGTCTAATCAATCCACCGGTTGCGCTAGCCACTCCTCCAATACGTTCTCTTATATTACCACCAGCACCACTAAACATATGAGAAGGACCCGCATCCCAGGGCATCCCCCATTCACCTAATCCAGTACCTGTAGGACCACCATAATAACGTCCACGTTGTCTAGCATTGTTCTGTCTGGTCCACTCCGCTCTCCTTATCTCCGCTTCGTTATACTGACTAGACCTACCACCCACATAACCTGGTGCTTGCCAATTAACATAGGCTTGTCTTCCAGCCGCCGTAGTTAGATCAAATTTTGGGGCAGCTCCCGAAACATGAGCGCCCAAATCCGCAGCAAACTGCCTCATTCTAGGTGTCGGTCCTACACGGTCTGCCCCCCATCTTCCATCTGTCGTTTCAAGAGAACCGGCTGGTCTACCTAGACCACCAGCATCCCTTTTCAAAGCTGCGTTGCGTGCTTTTTCTTTTGCTGCGGATAAACTCGCTACATCAGCATCGGCTTGCATTGCGGCATCAACTGCTCTTCGGGCTAGTGTAACTTTCTGCACATCTAATGCAAGTTGTTTTTGACCTTTATGCATGGTAGCATATTTTTTCTGCTGTGCTGTATTCATCGAGGCGACAAGCTGCGCTTCAGTTAATGCACCTTGAAGTGCTGCCTGTAATGCAACAGCTTCCTGTTTACCAGCTTTTGTGGTCTTAGCAACACTCATAACGGCAGCTTTGCTTTGTGCCGCTGCAAGTTCTGGAGCGTAAAGTGATGAGGGTGTTAAGTTTTTAGCAGAACCACCCGCCACATTGGCAAACATATTTCGAACATTATCAATTACTCTCTTGGCTTCAGTCTCAAAAGCCTTCAAACTATCAGTGCTTATTTTAGGCTCAATAAGAATATCACTAGCTGCTTTCTTTAAATCAGCAAACTGTTTGCGCAGCGGAGCAGTCAAATCCTTAGACATGGATTTGCCGACAGTTTGCTCAAGTTTGGCACCTAATTGATTAAACTCAGTAGCTATCTTATTTATTTCAGCTTCTAAGTTTCCAACTAGTGAAACACCTATGGTTACATTGGTATCAGGCACTTTTCCTCTTCTTTTTAGCCTCTTTTTTCTCGAACTCTATCTGAGCTAGGTACTGTTTCCATGTATCTTTTCTTACTGAGCTGGGCCAGGACATAATATCATTCTTGCTTTCTTTCATGTGCCACTCAAGATTAAACACATCTTGATTGAATCCTTTAAGTGTTTCATAAACAAGTGGGCACCATATTGAAGCATCTCTATAACCCCATTGTACAAACTCACCAGCCACCTGGCGAGCTAGCCCGTTGGAAATAAAAAATCCGGGTGTGTAAGCACATTCACCAACGCGGGAGAACTGCACTTAGGGCACACCAACTTAGCCACAGAATCATAACCACATACTAATTTACTTCTAGCCTTTCTTATTGCTCTATGATCAGCAGAAGGGAATTTAACAACATCTTCATATGAAAAATCATTAGAGCCATCAATAGACCTAATACTCTGAAACTCACTCTGATTAGAGTCCACGCCGGTATCCAGTTGAGATAAAACAATAGCTTCTTTGTGTCCGGTAAGTAGACCAAATACAATTTTCTTCTTAGTCTTTGGAAGTGTAATCTCAACCTCCGGGTCCGCTTTATTCTCTACATCTGGATATGTAAACTTCATAGATTTAAGTGGAAACTCGTGTGGGGAAACTTCTCCACATACGTAACACATATTGTTGAACTCAAATACTTCACCATAATTAATCTTGTAGCCCTCTATTAACAAATGGTCCTGATCTGGAACATATAAATCTAATATGTGATCGGTGGTAACTTTCCTCAAACTACCGATTGATTGAACAAGAACTGCTAGGTAATCCACTATCAGTTCATACATTTTTTTATTTCTTTTGAGAAGCAGTCTATCAGCGTATCCATCAGTTTCCTGAATAACGACATCTTTTCCGTTTAACGGGAGTGTAACTGTTTTCTTCTCAAGTACATAATCAGACATAAAGCCTCCCTAGTAAAACTAAGATATAATTCGCATAGTCCTTGATTCATATGCGATTTCTAACTCTTCAATAACATTAGCAGCTTCACCCAAAGAATGCCTATCCCCTAATGTAAAGCTAACAGGAAAACCACGTTTATACTCCCACACTCTGGAGGGGTCGCCGCGCGGATCTAACTCATATAAAGTAAAATTCTTTGTATAGACAGATGGGACGTTACCATTACCAGTAACCGGGTCTTGACACAGATTCATCCAATCTTCGAAATAAACCCTTCCAGGTCCATCCAAAGGAGCCACTATACCAAGAGTACAGTTACCATAAGTGAGCATCCCTACTTCTTTAGCCGGGTGGTTTTGCCCAGCCCCTGCGTGCTGGGTAACACTATTTGTACGAACCCCAGGATTAAAGTGCTGCACTAAAGCAGCCGGAAGTCCATTAATCTCTAATCTAAACTTAAATTGCTTCAACACACTAATTGCTGCAGCTTCTACGGGCATTTTCTAGTTCCTCCTATCAATTTTTGTGCACACAAAAATGAACATGGCGAACATGTTAGATGCTCGCCAGATTCTGTCAAGGGGATGTCAGGAGATATGTTACTTTTAACTAATCCTATTCTTCAACTCCTCTACCCGTAGACAACCGCAAGATTTGGAAGAGCCCCTCTTCAGGTTGTTTAAAAGAACCTCGGTAACCTTACCACAATCGCACTTACATAACGCATATGTGAGATACTGTTTTCCGTTAGATTTTCTGCATGTATTTACTACGGTTAATCTACCAAACCTAATTCCTGAAAGGTCTTTCAACTTAGAACCTTGAGGGATATTATACTTAGTACCTGGTTTAGTTCCGGGCGTGTGCGCGTTAGGGTCCAATATCTTCTCGGGTGGGTCCCCCCGTTCATACCTGTTCTTTAATAACTGATACGAAACTCCAAGCTTCTCTGCCCACTCTCCTATAGTCCGTGACTCGCCGCCATATGTAAGAATGGTATTTTTAATATCCCTAGTCTTGTTGTCAAGTGTGTTCTTAGATAGAACCTTATCTACAGAAAACTTCGACCTTGACCTTATTCGTTTATGAATAGTAGTGGCTGGAATATCAAGTTGCTTTGCCCAATCCTCTACAACACGAGTCTCTCCTTTATATGTCAACTTACGATTCGTACGTTTGTTCCTTGCCTGTTCTCTTAGGCTTTCGTACCTACAGTTCTCTGGAGAATACCCCAAATCATTATCTTTCCTACCTAATGTCTTTCCATCTGGGCATATTCCCATATCTTCAAAGAAGTTAGCGAAGCCGTCTTCCCCATCCCACCTATCACAAAAGGTTATCCCTCTCCCTCCATAATTTTTATACTCTTTTCTGTTAGGATTTCTGCATCTAGCACGCGCCCCTTCCCATATCGTATATTCCTTCTGGTATATACTGTCTTTTGCCGCCCCGCCGTGTTTCACATTAGCGCTGCACCCACAAGAGGTGGATTTACCAGTTCGTACTGAATAAGAATCGACGAGTCTCTCTGTTCCACACTCACATACACACTTGTAAAAATAACGTGTAGATGTCCCCATAACCTTCTTAATGACACCAGTCACTTTCCATTTCCCAAATTTTGTTCCGGCTTTATTTTCCATAAAAAAACCTCCTTACATTTTCATAAGGAGGTTATACCATAAAAAAGATGAAATGTCAAGTTTTACTCTGGAACGCCGTTTGAGTTTTTCCTCAATAGTATGTTTTTTTGTTCCAGACTGAGAAATAAGCTACTTTAAGTATTTTACCTAAGTAGTTGAATTATCTTCGAATCCAACCCGGCAGTTCCTTTAACTCTGTGTAGGTCTCGAAAGCCTCACCCGTTCTAAGTACACCTAACTCAAACTCTAGGTAGTAGATAGTTCTGGTAGGCTGTATAAGTGCCCTACAATGGTAAATTCCTCTATCAATATCAAGTCCTGAGTTGATAACGGCATTCTTAAGTACTCCACCATCAAACCAGGCATCACGGTCGGTCTGCAACGCGTAGTCATAGATATCATACTTATTCTTCCAATCATCAAAAGCAGGTTCAAGAGTTCTATGAATCTCTCTCCAGGTTACAGGATGGTTAGGCTCAAACAAGAAGGTTCTCAGTATCGGCATAAGCATCCTGTTCATAACCGTAATAAACCTAACAACATTAAGTTCTCTCAATGCGGAAGGTGCTCTCTGTGTAGTTCTCTGCTCCCAGAACATCGCGCCCTCGATACCTACGTATCTAGATATCATCAGGTAATTGATGCCGTTCTCTGCAAACAAATCAGAGTAACCTGTAGTCCTGTTAGTTTGGATATCAAAATCCAAATCCTCAACAAGTGTTACCACACCTCGTCTGGGTCCAACAGGAGCGTGACTTGAACCGTAATCATTATCAGTCCTACATAAACAAGATGCTAGATGCCCAAGGTTGGAAACCCACTTCCTAGTATCATCCAAATCATCATAAACCAACGGGCGACCGTACCACAAAGAGAACCTATGACTATTGAAAGCCGGATGGCTCCAAGGGGCTCCACCTAGTCTCCAGGTCACTGCTTCTTCAGGACGCAATCCGTAAGGCACCATCCCATACCCTAACATATCGGCTCTATCCTCACAGTATACAATCATCGCTTGATAGACCGTAGCAGAGGTAGTACCTGGAACCATAAGATCCATACTCATATGAGCAGTATCTGCAGCATAAATTCCGGTTTGTGAAGGAGAATCACCTATCCAATCGGAATCATCAAAATCATCAAGCCCGTTAAACCCACCTGTGAGAGCAACACCCAGTGTCTCATCAGAAAGTTCTGGTCGATTAAGCCACCCAACTTCTGTATAAAAATCATTTGAAGAACTTTCATCAGTCACTATTACAAGTGTAGACCTTTCATTAATGTAGTTAACAAAATATCTCTGAGATGTTGGGTCCATGCTAAGTGTTGGGAACCACTCTTGCATGGCACTTTGTCGAAGATAAGAAACCTTTACATCAAAACTACCTCTTGAATCAAGCGCAGAATCGTATATAAACACTCTAAGGTCATCGCCCCAATCTCCTGGGTCTTTTGATGTGAATGTTGCAGTGTCTTCCTGTACCCCTTCATACCCGAGAACTTCTGTAGTTATAAACCCTAATTTTATAGCTGAGGATGACTCAGATTTAATTTGTACAGAAGAGTCATCACCAGAAGCTACAGTTCTAAAAGCTAGTTTACCATCTACGGACAGCACAGTAGCCCCTTCTAATCCTGCCTCGTTTATTTGAGTAACTAACTGAGCAGAGGTCAATCTAAAAGAAGAGCCCGGTGATGTAGAGGGGCTTCTTTCATAAACACCTTCTACAAATCCTAATACAGTATAACAATGAAGAGCTACTGTCATTATCTCTATATCATCTGCTACATTTGTAGCAAATACTCTAATCTTATCTGTACTTGTAGCCACGGCACTAACGTCATCAATAGCTGCAATTTCTTCCGCTATTTGTGTAGCAGTTCTTTGAATACCAGCAGTTAATGTTATAGTAGTGGGACTCCCCCACTCTCCATTATGCCTGACCCTAATTTTAAACTTATCATTCTCAGTATCCGTCGCTTTAATAACAAACGGACCAGCAACAGTACCAGTTGTCCTACCAGATATAGTTGAATCATAAGCAAAGGAAAAATACTGATCTGCTCCACCATCTATGGATACAATTAGTTCATCTTCCCCAACGATATGCATATACTGTCCCATAGTGACACCAATAGTGCTATAAACATCATCAGCAACATCCGATATCTCTAAATCATCGTCAGGGTTATCAGTAAATATCTTTACATGCCCGTGTATAGCTTCCGCATTTATACCTGTTGCTGCTGCTATTTCAAGAGCAATCTGTGAAGCAGACCTCGTTGTACCTTCAGTTAATGTTATAGGTAAAGCACTTCCCCATGTTCCTTCATGTCTGAGTTTAGCCGAAAACTTTTTGTTGTCTGCTGTTATCTCAAACGGTCCTTCAACAGTACCAGTTACATGCCCACCAAAACTCTGAATAAATGTGTAAGGACCAGTTCTTCCTTCAACATAAGCATGAGTTATAGCGTTACCTCTATCCGGGATAGTAACAGTAGCTGTAGTTGCAGTTAATGTGGAGGCATCAGAAGTTACGTCATAATGCGCCGTACGTATAAGATTCAAACGCGCACCTTGTCGAAGTGCCATTTCACAAACCAACGGATCATTTGTATATGGAACTTTCAGCCCATATGTTCTACGATAGTCATCAAGTGATGTTACAGTCATTGGAGCACCAACAGGTCCGCGTTCTGCTTGAATAACCATAGTAACATAACCCATAGCTACGGCATCGACAAACATTGAAAGGTCGTTTATAGTCCAAATTACTCTAGCAGTGCCTAGTGTCATTCTATTACCCTCCTATTATTTAGCAATTTATAATCTTAATTTCGCCATCAGCCGCCAGTCTATTTGTGTAACCTGGGACTAATTTCCTCAATACTGGTCTTGACTTTCCGTTTTTAGGGACTCTACAATTAGCCCCATTTGTAAGGGTAATATCAATTCCACCTGTCTTCACATCTTGTATGCAGATAAGACCAAGGACCTTAGCCGCTTTAGCACCGGACTCTACCGCCACTGGCTCAACAACTTGTCCTTCAACATTAGTGTAATCTTCAAAAGTTGACATATTTTATACTCCTATTCAGTAGTTATATCAAACTCAACGTCTGTTGTGGGGGTAGACGTATAATGTTCAATTCTATCTAACCATAAATCTAACACGGCTAAAACATAAGCACTGCTAAAAACAGGCTTTTCTAGTTGATCCATGCCTAAAACCTTCTCGAATACGAACAATCCGTATTGTGATTGGTCTATATCCGGTATCTGAGATTGAAATCCAGGCGGAAATATTTGAAACATCATTTCCGTCAACCAATCATGCTGCGCCTTATCTGTAGCCATTGTAAACATTTCGTAATATAAATTTATTGGTGTGGGGTATGGTTTTCTAGTAAATCCATCTGGACCTGTTGCCACACCTCCGCCCATAATCTGTGGAATATCGACACTAATCTCTGTATCGCTAGGAACAAATACTTCGTGTCCAACCCTAAAACTTATAAGTCTGTGTTCAACGTGAGTACGAACAAATGCAACAGATGGATACAAAGTCTCATTTTTTTCCCTATCCGGCATATATTCATAAACCTTCACTGGTCTGTAATGTACGCCTTGTGCTCCAGCAGGTAAAGCTACAGCATAGTTGAATTTTACCAACTCAAGTCTGCTTTTTATGAATGCATCCACGTACTGTAACACTACTATCGCATCCTTTCGGGCCAAGCCCGTTTAGCCCAATTACCATATATGCCTTTAGGAGGAGCGCCCTGTAAACGAAATCTTTCCCTCATATCGGAAATCTTACCATATATCGCTGGTGCTCTAGCTGCACCTCCAAAAAATCCTTTACCTTGTTCGGCAAGTGTTAATACTCTGTTGATGCCGCCTCGACTGCCAGCAAAACCAACTCCACCTATGCTTGCAATAACTGCCGCTTTCACAATCGCCGCTGCCTCCGGCATACATTTAGCAACCGTGGGCCAGAGGAAAGGTCTTGCTGGCATTCTACCAGTGCCCATTTCATGATAAACAGCATAATCAGCACCAACAACCACACTGGCTGACATACCACCACCAGGAACAGCCATTATACTACCAATCAAGCCTCCAGTACGATTCAAGGTTGCAGGTCCGCCTTCTTTAAGCGGTGCCCATCCTTCACCGCCCTTAGATATAAAATTCCTAGTCTCTGCGGCTATAAACTCCACTGCATTAAGAATACCGGCTTTACACCCAGCTCTTGCGGCTGCGGGTATCTTTCTTAAATCTCCGAGAGCTGCGGTTAACCCCTGAATGTCGAACTTAAGTGCTAGCATCTACCAATCACCAAACTTAAATTTCTCACCTGTTGAAGCAGCGGGGATGACGTGTTCTAACGCTTCCGCCTTTCGCGCAAAGCAAGTTGTTAGAAGGTCAGTAGCTCCTACTAGTGGTGAATGCTCAGTCTGAATTCCTGGGAACTTCTCTGTTAAATCATAACGGATATCATTCCAGATGAAATGACCTGCATAATCCAACCCGGTGGTACCAAAAACAGCGGTAATTGCAGAGGTTTTAAAACAAAATCTAACCAAATCCATTTCAGTTACACCACCAACACCAACGCCATATCCTAATCCCTCACGAACGAACCTAAGATTCTCAGCCATAACATAGCCTTTAAAGACATATTCTGTTCCTGTAGGGGACACATAAGTTATATCCGAAGAAGCAGTGCCATCAAAAACACTCTCTATTATAGTTTTAACTTGTGAGCCTATACTGTTCCAATTGGTCATGCTACATAATCCGGAGAATCAAGCAAGGTAGTGGCAGTAACAACTCTGGTTGCAAAAGTTCCTCCCCTGAACTGAGCAAGGTATGGTTTTAACAACATCCAGATAGGTGCTCCATAAGCTTTCATAGTTTTATACAGCAATGGTTTGTTTACAGAAGTCTGTTCCTTAATTGTGGCTGCGTCCATAGTATTCTGAAGACCAACTTCCAATATGCCCATAATCTTAACACTTTTAACAAGTGCATTTTCAAGTAGAATATCGCCGCCTACGGCTTGTTCATCTATGTTAGCTATATTCTTATCTATAACAAGACAAGCTGTTAATGCCTGTGCTTGTTTTACAGCATCTGGAATCTCAGTAACATCAAGTTGACAAGAGCGAGGAAAACAAAGCGCCTGATTTGCATATACTAAGTTGCCACGCAAAGGGAATGTACCCATAAACTGAGCAGCAACTCTAAGTCTGAACTCCTTAGCTAAATCTTCGAAATTCAGCCAAGTGTCTAAGTAAGCTTCGTCGATACCAATATTCTGTAGAAAATCATCAGCATCTACAGCTTCTATAAAACTATCAGCATATGCTCCGCCAACTGTAGTATCTACAAACATTAATCCTTCTCGTTATCAGAGGTTATTTTAAACCTCGGATCATCAGTGTTGTATTTTTTCAAAGTTCTTAAAAACTTTGCGGCTTCTTTATCTACTTCTACTGGCTCATAGTACGGAAACTCGGTCCTTACATCTTTGTGCATAAGGAAGTACTTGCTTTCCTTGGGTCCGAGATATGTTGCGAATATTTTCATAATACACCTCCCCTGAATAGGGTAGGTGGGCTCACATTAGAACCCACCTAACTGATTAATTTTAATAAATACCTGTTACCTGAACCACACCATTTTTGTCTTCGATTTGTAAGGCTATGCGAAGCGTAAGAACTATGATGATAACACGAGCAGAGATGTCCTTGTCAGTTTCTACCATAATCCTACGCTGAATACCCATAATAAGGTTCTTTGGGTCGCAGAATAATGTGGTACCATCGGGCATAAGCGAGCACGGTCTGATTGTGGTTCCAAAGACCTGAAGTGCATCATTGTAAGTTGCACTAAGTCTAATGTCACCAAGACCAGTCAATCTCTGACCAAGATACTTTGCATAATCAAACTCAAGTCTATGTGAAGTATATATCTTCATAGCTGACTTAAGGCGCTGATATCTAGTCGGAAGTGTACTAATGCTATATGCAAACACGTTCTCGTCAATTGACGGAGCCGTGGCATAAGCACAAGTATAAGCATCAGCCAGCTTCAAGATTCCATCCTGAGCCAATCGCATATCAGTAGCCGACCAATGTGTATCGGACACCGGTTCGGCATCATGTTTAATGTGATGAGTTTTATCGCCGGTAAGCAGAAGCTCTTCGAGTTCATACGAAACTTTCTGAGTGACTAGTTCCATAACAGTCTGCTCAAACCTTCCACCCTCGATGTTGTCTTCTAACACGTCGTAAGGAATACGCACTTCAGCTACTAGTTCCTGAGTATCAAGGTCAACGTAGCTAGTCGTAGGCGCAGCATAGTCACTAGATGCCAACGGAGTAATACTCCCGCCGGGCTTGTGTAGCAGCGTATCGGACATAACTATCTTGTTAAGACGCATAGAAGGTCCGCTCATTGTTACTGTGCGAATCTCGTTTAGGATAGTAGGCTGGTCAACAATCATTCTGATGAATCTATCAGCCTGTTCCCTGTTAAGTAAACCACCACCAGCTCCACCAGAGCCGATGAGGTCGGTAGTCATGAAGATAGAGCCAGCGGCTCGTTCAACCATGTCTTGTGTGTTCGGTCTTGCCATCTTATAAATTCCTCCTAAAGTTAATTAATTACGCCAATGCAAAAAGACCCTTGAACACATTATCGCTGTCACGGTCTTTTCTTGTAACTGGTTCTTTATCCTCAGTAATTCTACTAATAGACACATCTTCCTCTTCGAACTTGGTGAGTCTCTCTTCAAGTTCCTTTATTTTAGCCTCAAGTATTTCAACACCATCGACCTTAACTTCTACCACTGTATCAACCGCTGCCTTCACTTCCTCCACAGGCGGGGGGGCAAGTTTCTCAGAAAGTTGCTCAACAACCTTCGCCATTGCAGTTTCTAGTCTCTCATCAAGAGCCTTACCGATAGCATCGGGCAGACGTGTTTCCAGCAACTTTGAAAGCTGCTCTGAAGGATCAGTAGTAATCTCTTCAGTTCTCTCAATAACTTCTTCCATTTGTATAACCTCTTCAGTTTTTTTTAGCGAGTCCATTGGATTGGATTCAAATCTGAGCGCAATGCCCTCACCAGAATTATCCAGTCCCATACTCACATAGGTACTAAAAGCATCAAGAGCGGACGCAACCGACTTTTTCTTGCTCTTAGAATCTAAGCTACTCATACTAAGTGTGCTAATAACATTAGTCACAAGTGAGTCTAATTCACGTAATATAATATCACCAAATGTCACAACGAATCCGTTAGAATCTATTCCAACTGTTGAAGCCATAGAGTTTCCCCTTACAGTTACAGCTTTTGAATCAGACTCTAGTAATTCACCAACTAATGCGAGCGCCCCACCCTCAAGCCTTTCCATATAGAAAGACCCTTTATTGAAAGCATCCATTGGTCGATGATTAAACTTTTTATAAAAATCAAACTCCTCCACCCTCTGAACTTCCATATCATGTAACCAAACAAGTTTCTCCTTCAGTTCGTCAATGTTGGAAGTAGAAGGGACTAAAACACTTTGAATCACATCATTCATTCCTTTTTCCCCTCTTTTGTTTTTATCTATATTCCTAACAGTCCACTGAGCACGTTCTTCATCTTCTCTGACAATTTTAAAAGGCAATCTGTTACTACCGTGGTCGACAAGCGATACAAACTCAACATCAAAATCTGTAAGGTAGTTTACAAACTTGCTCTCTTCCACAGTATTCTCGTCAATAACTTTACTCATTTACAACCCCACAACTGCAAGTAAATCTATGACTATGGTCTAACTCTATCTCAGTGGCAGTGGACAGTAATACTTCATGCACATGACGCATAGCTTCTGAGGACCAGGTAGGTATAACCTTGCCGTCCTCATCAAATACTATATGAATCACGTGTGAATGTTTATCTATACTTTCGGATAGGTTCAGTTCTGTTTCTACGTCTAATTCTGTTGTTCTTGTTAAATCAACATAGGTTTTAGTTTCATCTGAAAAACCAGCTATCGAGTAGCCATTGTATTCGCCTCTTAATACTTTATCCCAAATAGCGTCGCCTACGATTTGTGTTCCGAGAACCCAAGACCCTGTATAAAATTCGTCCGGGTCGTTCTCCCTCGCTATAAATGATTCAATCACGTAACAGCCGGATTCTTTCCAAGAATGTTGCTCATCAATCCGATTCACATACCCTTTTTTCATAAAATCATAGGCGACGCGTTTAATCTCATTAGCGGTCATAGTAGTCCCATGCGAATCAATAAAACCAGGACGATATACTTCACCGAAAACAATGCGCTCATAAGTGTCTCTAACAACTAGGCGCTTGTTTTTGTCGGGGCTACTACTCATATAATAGCACTACTAAAAAACACGTAATATTGTCAAGGGTAAATGCATTACTCCCTGCGTAAAACTTGACAAATCAGTATGCATGGTTAATTATAATGCACACATCGAGAAGGTGCCCCCAAAATGCAAAGATTTACTGCAAAAGAAACTTGTCAAGATGGTGCCCCAAAACGGGGGCACCCCCTCCTACAATTTAGGGCAAAACATGAAAGCGCTTTCATAATTTTAATCAGAAAATGAGGCGACATGGCGTGTCGCCCCCTGCGACATGGCGTGTCGCACCCCTCGCCCATAAGTCTTTGATTTTCTTAAAAAATTGGATTTCTGCTAATATAATGAACGTTCTAGTTAACAAACTAATAAAGTAAGATAAGGAAACGTACTTAATAAATATAAGATATTTATTAAGTACGTTTCCTTTTTTTTTTTATAAGATAAGACGCAGGACTGCGTTTCCCCCTTCAGAAAAACCCCAGGAGCTTCGCGTATGCAGGAAAGTATAGGAGAGGGAGAGGGAGAGAAAGGTAAAGAGAGGAGCGTGGGTGGGTCGCTGCCCCCCATCGCGCGGTATTAAAGTATTCATGCTTGCAATTATTTTGAAATCGTGATATACTATTTGACATTGGAATTTTAGTTTTTTGGGGAGGCGGGCATGGAGAAAAGGTTATTCAAGGAGAATGAATACAATACACTCACTGCTTTATTTAGTATGGCATTAGCGGCGGCACCTAAGTTTACGTTAAATGTCACTAGTATAGCTCTATTCATGTCAAGTAGGGCATCTCGTTGGGGGGGCATTGCAGCTACTACATCAACTGCTGATATTAGAAACTTTTTAATAAACACTCCGCATACAAATGCTCACAGAACTGTCCAGAGGTCTATGGTTTCAATCAAAGAATCTAATCTATTTATATTTACTTCAGCCACCAACTATGTTATCAATTTTCCTGGAATACTGTCGCATTATTTTTCATATACTGCACTTAAAGGAAGCGCACTTAATTTTTTTAATGGTTTGTGGAGTAAGGTAGTCACGGCATATCATGACCAGGGCATTGCTTGCGACATTCCTATATTTGGTGGGGTTAGTAATATGAAACTCGATGAACTTGTTGAAGATGCAAGGGCTAAAAGTATAGCGAGTAAGAAGCCGACGAAAGGCAACGCGCTTACTGTAACCGGCTTTATAACTGCTATGAAAGCACTTTCATCAAAACACAACCGGAGTTTTAACGCTATCGAGGAGCCAAGAACTTTCAAGAAGGTTAAGAACTATCTTGCCGAATGTATAAAGGAGGAAAGGGACCCAATTGATACTATAGATAATACTATCCCTTATTGGAATGGCATAGTAACTTTTTTAATAGATATCACTGGTTATACTAGTATACAAGGTATCACTTTTGATTTTGAAACATTTTATAATTTTAGAGGATATGTGTATGATTACTTGTCGGTTCGTGAAGGAGGTGAGGGGATACGAGCATCTGAAAGAATTGTAGGAGGTATTTTTCTTAAAAGACTATTAGATGCAGGAAAGAGACCTGTTGCTGGTAAAGATCACCGCATAGAGATTAAAGGTTTGGGCGCTATGCTTACTAGCATAGAAGCGGGTGGACCTGTTGTTGTTGGACCTAATGTAGATTTGCCAGCTACTGAGACCCCTAGTAAGTGGTTGAAGAGTGGTAAAACATTAAAAACATTGAAAGAAGAAAGAGCAAAGGAGAAAAGGTAAAATGGAAACTAATTATCCGGTAACACCTTGGGATGATACTGAATTTTCTGGGAGCCGTGCCAACAAGGATTTGATTTACAGTAAGTTGATAGAACGCGGGTATGATATAGAAATAGCCTCCATTCAACCACCGATCCCGATGATGAATATATTAGCAGACATATTAGCAAAACTAGATGAGCATAGATGGCTTGTCTTTCTTGCTAATAGTCAGAGTATGTTGGATTCAGTCTGTAATTTCATCCCTATAATATTTGCACTTAATACGAAGAAGTCCGTTGCTAATGTATCTAACAATATGTTAGTTAGACTCTTTAGTGGGGATAGTGGAAATGATTTCCGTGATCCTAACGAGTACTTAAAGGAAATATCCAGGTCTACATTGATAGTACATACGGATATAGCTGATGGCGATAGTCGCATGTCTCATTACAAGGGAAGTATGTCTGCTTTCATAAAGTATAGAGATAGACCGACCTATAAGTACTTAATAACTAATTTATTCGAGGGGACTATGAATGAAGCTGTAAAAAGTACCTTCTTTTCCACTATTAAGAATACACTAGGTACATCTTTATTAATCAATATAGAAGAGAAAGCCGAGTATCTATATCACGAGAGTTCGAGAGCACAAGCCGCTAAAAAATGGGGTAAAGTGAGGAAAACAGATTGAGCGTAGGATTAGGCTTTTTACATCAGGTGTTGATAGACCGTCCGTGCTTGGATTTCCTTAATAACTTCGGGTTGAAGATTGAGGATTTCGATGAGCGTGAACAAGAGGTAATTGAGATTATTAAGAATCACATCTTAATATATTCAGTACTTCCATCAAAGGAGACGGTGGAAGCCGAATGGGGGACTCAGTTTTCAAAGTTCCCTAGAGAACCTATAGATTACTGGACTGATGGTATTATCAGGCGTTCTGCCAATATGCTTATATCTGAATCATTTGATGCCGTAAAGAGGCATATATCCAATAATGATGTGGATGAGGCACAGGTTAGAATAAAGAAACTCTATTTGGAACTGCAGGAGCGCAGGGGCGCGCCCCCCGCGGTTAATTTGGCTGACCTTGGTAAATTGGTGTTAGAAGAACATGATAAAGCACAGGTATCTAGACATGATGCGGTAATCTCGCTTGGTTTTCCGTACTTGGATAAGGTATCCGCGGGCGCGCATCCGGGAGACTTCATAGCCATAGTGGGAAAGCGGTCGGCTGGAAAGACTTACATAATGTTGAAGATGGCGAACGCTATTCATGCTGCTGGTAAGGTTCCTATGGTTATCTCTACAGAAATGAGTCCTGTGCAGTACGCGAGGAGAATTCTTGCTTTGAGGAGTGGGATAAAGTTTAGTGCCATCCGAACTGGCAGACTTATTCATCACATTGGCAGAAGTATGATAGAAACAGACATTCAGACACTATTAGAATGTAAGAACCCATATCTCGTGATGAAGAGTGCCTTGACAACCACCCTTGAAGATGTTATACTCCACGTTAAGGAAAAACGACCGGATTGTGTTTACGTGGACGGCGCGTATCTATTAAGGTCAGAATATTCGAAGCGATTGAACCGATTTGAACAGTACTCACATGGCGCAGATATGTTAAAACTCTTGGCTCAAGACACGGGTATTCCTGTCATTGCGTCCTATCAACTCCGCAGGAAAACAGCGGGGGGATTAGATGACGTTTACATGTCTGATGTGATTGCACAGAATGCTACATTAGTTATAGGTATAAGTGATGTAGAAGAAGAACACAAGAATGAAGCTGGATGGGAATCAGTTAAATACAAGATTATCGAAATCCTGAAAGGTAGAGAAGGAGAAACAGGTAAGATATTGGTGTATTTCGATATGGAACGAACGAAGATAGAAGAAGTGGAGGTACTAAGTGAATCTAGCGGGCGCTAAAGAGTTCCTTAAAGAACTTGGCATCACGAAATTCACCCATAAAGGAAATTGGGTTAATGCCCACTGCCCACTTGCTAAACATAAGCATGAGAGCGGTAAGGACAGTAGACCGAGTTTTGGGGTGAGTGTTTCAGAAGAAGAAACCTCAGTGTGGAAGTGTTTCACTTGTAGTCCCTCACCCAGACCTATGTTTTCGTTAATCCAAGACATATGGAGAGCTACTGGGCATTACCCAAGAGCTGCCTCTTTAGTATTAATGCATGGAGATAACGCAACACATAATGAACCCATTACGTATGAACCACATGATTCGTGGAAGTCCTACGCGCAAAGACCAACAGATAAACTCCCAGATGATGTAATTGATATATTCCCGCTTCTCTCAAACGATGTATCTAAACCTATAATGGATTATTTAGTAAACACTAGACGGATAGAGCCCGATGTCATTGAATTGATAGGTGTTAGATGCTGGGTCGATGAAAATCTAATCCTATTCCCTTACACCAATAATCTGGGAGAGATTACTTTACTGAAGGCTAGAAGTTATAAAGAAAAGAAGATGTTCAACATAACCCCTGAGTATGTGGGGCAACCTTGGTTACGATTCAGGTCTGCACAGGCTACAGGGTCTTGGTTAGGACTTCACTTGATTAACTGGCAGGAACCTGTATATATTGTCGAGGGTGAATGTTTTCCACTAGATGCGTCTGTGTTAACACCAAATGGTTGGATTTGTTTTGAAGATTATAACGGCGAAAATGTTCTTCAAGTATTTGATGATTTCACTGCTTCTTTTGTAAAACCTACAGCCATCATTAAAAAAGATTTTGATGGAGAACTTATTACATATGAAACGAAGGGGTACCTCTCTAAGACAACTCCTGGTCATCTGCTTGTCACCCTTGATACGGAAGGGAATCTCTGTAAAACAGAAGCACAAAACTATCCTAAACAAGGACACCATGTTCCAAGGGTCGTTCAAGTTGATGGTCCAGGAATTAATCTAACAGATAATGAAATTAGATTATGTGTGGCGGTTAGTGCCGATTTCACTATAGATTATAGAAAAGGCACAGGTAGTTGCAAACCTAGAGAAATGAGGTATGCCAGAGGTGGATTTAAAAAAGAACGCAAGGTGCAAAGAATTTTATGGTTATTAGAAACACTAGGCTTGCATTACTCATGTACTAAACCAAGCAAAAAGAAGTATATATATATTAGTTTCTCTATGCCGGATTGGGTTGTAGGTAGGGAGTTTCCACATGAGTGGTTATCACTGGCCACACTACACCAAAGAAACTTGATTTTGGGGGAGATGGTATACTGGGACGGGAACTCCGTTAAACACAGAGACCAAACCGAGTATACTTCTATGTCTTATAAAAACATAGTATTTATGCAAACATTAGCCCACACATGTGGCAAGATTTCCACTGTTATGCATCGCCGTAACCAATACGGAAGTTGGTATAAAATTTCTATTCTACACGGGAAATCTACAAACTCTACACAATGTCTACGCAAAAGCTCAGACTATTACAAAGGTAAAGTTTTTTGTGTGTCTGTTCCCTCTGGAATGTTATTAGTTAAACAAAATGATAAAATAACAGTGACAGGCAACTGTGATATGATGCGATTATTATCATTAGGTCGGTCTAATACCATAGCGGCAGGTACCAGTGGAATATCCCAGGCGCAGCTTGATGCGCTTCATGGAATAAATTATAGGTTAGGATTTGATGCTGATGATAGTGGGCGCGCTGGTGCTGCCAAAGTCTACAGGATGCTAAGTAACAAAAATATTGTTAGTGTCTTGGATTGGAGTGTGGCTGGGTGTAAGGACCCAGGAGATATAACCTCAGAAGAACAGATTGTTAATGTGATGGAGCATTTACGGTTATCGCTTTGAGACCAGATCCGTTATATGAGTATGAAGGAGAGATGATAACAGCATACGACCTTGCTGAGAAATTGTGTTATAGGAAGAAGTATATTGACAGGATGCTTAAAAAGTATACTGCCGATGAAGTTGGAGTATTAGTCAAGGCTTTTCACGAGTACCACAGCAAAAATCTCGGATTACTTGACAACGAGGAATAAATGTGGTATGTTGCAAGCATAACAAAATGAAGAAGGAGAAGAAACGATGAATTACGCGACTGGGCTTTCTGCTATTCAGAGAGCAAAAGATGAACGGATCAAAACTAACAAAATGAGGGAGCGGAGTGGTATTAGGAGATACCGACTCAAGAGAGGGGAGCGCGGAGTAATCACATTTATTGATGTGCCTACCGCGGGCGCGTACGAACACTCGATTAAGAACAGCAACGGGTTCTATGAGCCAGTGTGGTGTTCTAATAACGAGAATAACGAGGGCGACTGTCCGCATTGCGCGACCGGCGTATCGAGAAGTTATGTGCTGGTTGGGACAGTTATTAACCACAACAAGTATCCATCCAAAGACGGCACAAAGGAGTATAAGGACCAGAAACAGTATATTGTGTTGAAGGGTGCTGGGCAACAGGCTATGCTGGAGTTTCTTGATCCAGAAAGTCCTGAGTACATTAATGTGCAGTTTACTGCCTTTCGTGTTACGCGCCCAGATGAGCAGACAGCTTGCGCGTGCGGTGAGATTTTCCACCCTAAAGGCAAGATTTCACCTGCTAAGCTTAAGGCACTTGCCCCGGAAGGAACAGACCAGGACGAGTTCATTAAACCGCTTGACTACACTGCTATCATTGATACGATAGATGAGTCTACACCTTTTAAATCTGCTGGCATCGGTGCTAATGATGACCCCTTCGATGACTTGAGGGAGGACGAAGAGGCGGAAGGCACAGATGAAGCTGGAGAGGATGAGAAGGAAGACGAAACTGTGGAGAGCCTTTTCTAAATGTTCAACAACCCAATAATAGTATCTAGTAGCATATTCGTGGATAAAGCAGAACTTGGGCATAAACTGCCAGTATTGCGGGATTCACTTACATTCCGCAGCAAATTCGATGCTTCTGCAGAAATTCCAATCTATGAAACGACAGATACTATGTTTGGATTCCCCAGACACCACTTCCCACTGACGAATAAACTTGGCAAGAAAATGATTGACAAACGCGCAGTGGGAAGTCCTATTTCTTTCAAATCCAGGGAGGAATTCAAGCTCTGGGATTACCAAGAACAACTACTTAAAGAATTTAATGCACACACAGATAAAGGAGGGACAGGATTCTTCTTAGAGGCAGCTCCTGGGTCTGGTAAGACTATCTGTGCTATAAAGTTTATACAATCCCTTGGTAAGACCGCGTTAGTAGTGGTCCCAAAATCAGACCTAGTTTTACAATGGATAGATAGAATAGTATCGAGTACCGATATTGATCGTATTAGAATAGCGACCGCTCAAAACGGTAAGCTAGATGATAATTGGGATAGTGCTTACATAGTTATAGCTCTTGTGCACACATTAGCACTTGATAGATTCGGAGAGGATTTCAAGAACTATTTTGGAACTGTAGTTTTTGATGAGGTTGATTCCTCAGTTCCCCCAGCAACATTCGCTCCTGTAGTTGGACTATTCCCGGCAAAATACCGAATTGGGATTACAGCTACCAGGTACAGGAGCGATGGTCTCCACAAGATATTTGAGGAACATCTTGGACAGATATACTTAAAGGCTACATCAAGTAATACTTTGATGCCATCTGTTACACAGATTCAATATAATGCCCCCTCTGGGTATTTGAACCCGGACCTAGAGTTTAAGTTCAGGAGGGGCAAACTTCTAACGCTACTGAGTGATAACAAAGACAGAACTGCACTCATAGTAAATCGTATAGCGAGGTTGTATGAAAGCGGCAGACAAATACTTGTGCTATCAGACCGTAAAGAGCAACTGCTATCTATGTGTGAGCAACTTATTGAAACCCATAATGTTCCAGAAGCTGAAGTTGGATTTTTCATGCGAACTATGGAAGGGAAACAGTTCAAGAAGGATTACACGAAAAATGTATTAGAGAACTGTAAAATAATCTTAGGAACATTTCCTATGGGTTCCAGGGGCACAGATATCCCAAGATTAGATGCCCTAGTTCTAGCCACACCACAAACCAAGATGCTTCAGATATCAGGCAGGATAGAGCGGTTTTTAGATGGTAAGAAGACCCCTGTAATATTAGATGTAGTCGATAATTTTTATGAAGATTTACGTATCTCCGGGTATGCCAGACTCAAATACTATAAAAGTAGAGGGATGGCAATAACTTATGAATGAGAGAGGTTAAGAAATGGTAAAGAAAATAGAGAAACAAGAAGGTACTGTTACGGTATCCAAAACAATACTAAAACAGACAACACAGAAGCAAGAAAAAATAGAGATACGTCCCTTCGTAACTGACACGGCTACCGTCTCTGTGCAGTTAAGCCGCACATTGAATCTAGGCAACTTTGAGAATGTGAAGCTGGGTGTTCTGATTGCCGTTCCATGTTATATAGAAGAAATGGTAGATGTATTTCACAAAACCGTCGAAATGACTAAAGAACTCATGAATGAACAACTCGAAAAATTGGAGGCATAATGCTCTTAAATGAAGTGGCGGAACAATATAATAAAACATATGGCGAGAACACCTGTGTTCCAGGTACTCAAATTCTTCCACACATAGATAGACTTCCAACTGGGATATTCTCTCTAGATTTTGCTTTGTGTGGCGGATTACCTATGAATCAAATGGTCTGCTTTAGGGGTCCAGAATCTGGAGGTAAAACATCTACTGCTATTAGTACCGCTGCAAATGCAGCTAGAATGTGCTGGAGGTGTATGAAAATTGAGTGTGAATGCTCGCAGCCCCCCCTTCATATGAAAACTCTCTGGTTGGATGTAGAGGGTTCCTTCGATAAACAATGGGCAACAGATTTAGGGTTAGATGAAGAAAGTTATGTCATTGCTACCGCTGAAGACTTGGAGCAGTATGTTGATATTGCTACGGCTGCTATACGCGCAGAGGATGTAGGATTGATAGTGGTAGATTCAGTAGCCGCGTTAGTGCCGTCTAAGATTATGGAAGGCTCATCCTACAGTAACTATATGGGTGTTAATCCTAGAGCAGTAAAGGATTTTGTCAGAAGGCTTAACCCGGTGCTTATTAGAGAGGGCTTCAAAGGGCACCCTGTCGTAGTGATACTTACAAATCAAGTCATGTTTCTAGTTGGAGAACTGTTCAAGAATCCAGAGAGTATGCCTGGAGGAGAAGCGTTAAAACACTTCACTTCTTTATGGGTAAGATTCTCTAAGAAGGCACTGACAGACTCTGAAAAGAAACAGAGAGATGAGAGTAGAAAAGTCTCATTGGTGCAGAGACATTCTTTCACTGTAGAAAGACAAAAGGTTACAATTCTAGCTGGAGGTGGCGAATTTGTAAGGTGTAAAGAACCCATAAGAGATGAAGAGGGCAACATTGAATTTAGCAGAGGAGAACTATTAGAATACACAACTGTCATAAAACAAGCTAAAACCTATAACCTTCTTTTACCAGAAGGGGCAAAGTGGCGAATTGGAAGCACAGTCGGTACACAGAAAGAGATAAAGGAGTTTTGGAGAGCTAACCCCGGTGCATACCTTACGGCTCAGAGGGAAATAATAGAAAAAGCCAAACTGGAGATATTCCATGCCTGATGTTGTTTGTTCTACATGCTCTAAAATGTCTGATGTGGATAATAAAGACTGGAAGTTGATAGACCCAACATCTGCATACTTCTGCTCTAGCGACTGTCTTCTAAAAGCCATTTACAGAAACAAGCCAAGAGACAGGTTCTTATTTAACATGCAGACTATCAGAACCGGTACCTATTACTCAAAAAAACTAAAAACATTCTTTATGTCTAAGTATGAAGAAACTGTAGCATTGTTTTTAGCGGCTCACGATATATGGTATCAATATGAAGCTTATTGGTTCCCTATAGTTAAAACTATTTACATTCCAGATTTCTACCTTCCAGACTATGGGTGTTTTCTTGAGGTTAAAGGGGCTTATGGTATCGGTTCGAAAAACAAATTAGCTTTATTTAGAATAGCATATCCAGATGAAACATTATTCACAATATCCTGGCACATGAGGCATATGTTCTCATGAGTCTACTTACAGAACCAACCATGTTAAATAAGCAAGAGCCTTCGTCTAACATACTAAGCATTAACACTGTGCGTAACGTACAAAAGCTTCATTATCCAAGAGCCTCTAGTTTATATAGTGCGTGCATTAGGCAACTAGTCATTGGTACTGCTAAGAAACTAGAGAGAACCGAGATAGTGGGCTTTAGTAGACAACTCACCTTTGATATTGGTTCTGCGGTTCATAGTTGGATACAAAACAGTGATTCTTATTTTGGTGTTCAGCGAAGGGGAGTGTGGGAATGCACTGCTTGTGGAAAAGAGAGAATATTTGGAAAGCCCCCCACGCTACCGTGCAAGAGGTGCGGGGCAGATGTGGCGGCATCAAGATACAAGGAAGTCACTTTATTAATGCACTCCCCTTATTGCCTAACAGGACATCCTGATTTGTTTATAGAACCTATAGAAGCGCCGGGAAAGATAAGAGTCGTAGAATTGAAAACTATGAACGGTGACAAGTTTTCAAAATTACTCACACCATTAGTCGAACATGTCTGGCAGATTCAAACATATATGTGGGCTTGTCATAAAATGGCGTTTGAGATGTCTGTGCGAATAGATGATAGCTGTGGCTACATTGCTTATATATCCAAAAAAGAGACGCAGGGTGAACTTCCTATCAAAGTGTTCCCAGTAATGAAAGACGAGCGCATACTAACTGAGATAAAAACTAAATTAAGGTTATACGGAAATTCTATGAAAAGTAAGACCTTACCACCACCAGATCACGATTGCGAGAGAACCAAGTACACTAGCTGGAAAGCTAGAAACTGCCCTTGCGTGAAATTTTGTATCCGGGCTAAAACTTGACAAACATAAAAAAGCATGGTATAATGACAACTAAGCTAGAGAATTACTTGAGGGAGGTTAGATGAGCACTGCCAGATCCAGAATCAGCAAGGGTCGCGCGTTTCAAAAAAGTATTATGCTTTTGATAAAGCAGTGCTTCAATCTAGACGATGACGATTTACGCAATCCTGTGGGCGCGGAGAATGGACCAGATGTAATCCTCAATAACAAAAAAACCCGTGACCTAGTAGGCTTGACTATAGAGTGTAAGAACCAGAAGAGTCTTTCAATCTGGAGCGCGTTAGAGCAGACTAAAGACAATCAGAAAAAGTATTATCCAGATACAACGCCAGCGTTAATATTTCACCGATCACAGATGGGAAATAGGGATGTCTGGATAACTGTACCTCTTACTCATTATCTTGAGTTAAGACAGAAAATTGACGTGGATTGTTAGAATGCCTAAAATAACGGATTATTTGAGGGCAGGGAACCCGTGTTTGTTTTTACCATCTGCAGAGGAGATGTCTGTGGAGGAGACGGTGAAGACTGCACTTAAGGAACTCGAAGATGAAGGCAAGGAGCCCACCGATTATGCAGTCTGGAGAGTTACAACAGGATTAAGGATATATGCAGCCGGGCATTATGACAGCTTACCCAAAACAGGACCTAAAGACTTAATCCCGTCGCTGCAAGAGATTGAGAAAAGTATCTCTCCTCTAGTGGCAATATTCTTCAATGTCAGGTTCCATCTTGATAGTCCGGCTGTTGTGCAGCAGATAGCAGACACTGTTAATAAAGTGCGCTCTACTTTTTCTGCAGTAATACTAGCCGGTCCATATATAGAACTCCCCCCGGAGCTTCACGACGTAGTGACCTTCTGTGATTTTCCCCTACCAACACAGAAGCAACTGGAACAACAGTTTACTACTCTAATTAAAGAGTATCTACCCGATTTAACCAACTTTCCAGCCTCTGCTCCTGAACGCAGAGCTAAAATAAAGAAGGCTGCTATGAACGCAGCCGGACTTACTGCATTAGCTGCCGAGAACGCGTTATCTCTATCCCTATCAATGACCGGAGGGGTAGATACAAACATAATCCAGCAGCAAAAAGAACAGGATATCCGAAAGAGCGATATCCTTGAATATATATCAACTTCAGAGTCAATATCCACACTTGGTGGGTTTAGAGCACTGAAGTCATGGCTACAACGAAGGAAGGCTGGGTTTACTGATGAGGCTAGAGAGTTTGGACTATCTTACCCTAAAGGAATTCTATTGGTAGGAGCCGGGGGAGTTGGTAAGACACTTTGTGGTAAAGTAGCAGCCGCTTATCTGGAGCTTCCATTATTACGGTTAGATATGGGACGTGTGTATTCAGCTTATGTTGGGTCCAGTGAGGCGCGTATCAGAAGTGCTTTGAAGATAGCAGAGGCAGTTTCACCATGTCTCTTATTGGTCGATGAACTTGAAAAGGGTTTGGCTGGACTTCAGGGTTCAGGAACTTTTGATTCGGGTGTAACGGCTAGAGTTATAGCTACGCTTTTGACATGGAGGCAGGAGACAACGAAGCCAGTGTTCCTGGTAGGCACTGTGAACGATCCTTCTAAATTACCACCTATGGTATACCGACGCGGCAGGTTCGATGAGATATGGTCTGTAGGGCTTCCTGATGCGGAGGAGCGCGTAGAGATACTTGGCATACATCTTACTAAACGAAAACAAGATCCGGCTCTGTTTGATTTGGTTTTTCTTGCTAACAGGAGCAATGGTTACACCGGGGCAGAACTTGAGTCTTGTATAGAAGATGCGATGTTTACAGCTTTCTCAGGTGGTAAGAGGTTAGAGACAGAGCATATCATGTATTCCATTCAAAGCACTAAACCACAGTCTAACATAGACAATGAAGAGGCACAGCAACTAGCCGAGTGGATGCATCAACGCGCTAGATCAGTATCAATGGTGTCAGATTACAATGTAATGCCGCTACGAAAGGGAGAAAAAGATGTTAAAAACAAAAAATAAAAACAATCAGCAGAGTTCCGGGGAGGTAGTGGGGGGTGAGGCTGCACTCAGAGCCGAGATAATCACCATAAAGGATTCCATAGAGTCCGGGTTCCTAGTGCTGGCTCGTGACCTACATGAAGTGTTTATGGCTAAAATGTTTGTAGGGTGGGGGTTCCCTACATACGAGTCCTATATCAAGACAGAACTTGATTTCTCTTATAGGAAAGCCAAGTTTCTTACAGATATATGGCAGAAAGTTGAGGAGCTTGGGCTTTCACACGATAAGATAACAAAAATGGGTTGGTCTAAGGCTGTAGAACTCATTAAGGTGCTTACACCAGATAATGCTGACCTTTGGCTCGAAAAAGCAGGGGGCTTGTCTCTAGCTAAGCTTGAGGCAGCAGTTAAAGACGAACTAAACCGCACAGGTAATGACACGAAGCCTAAAGTGAATATCATGACGTTTAAACTTGATGCTGCCGACGCTGGTATAGTTGGTGATGCTCTCACAGAAGCGAAACGGATTCACGACACAGACAATGACGTTTTAGCGTTATCTCAGATATGTGGTGAGTGGCTTATATTCAAAGGCAAGACTCCGGTTAGAACTTCCATCGAAGACTACATAGTGTTCCTGGAAAGGTCATTTGGAGTGCGCCTTGGGGTTGTTAATGCAGCAGAACCAGTGCCTAAGAAAAAGATGGTGAAAAAAGAAGAGCCGGTATTTGACGATTTAGATGATAAAAGTATAGATGATTTGCTGAGTGACGATTAATGCTTTCTGTCCAAGATTACCTAACCGGTTTATATAGAGCTGTGCTGCGCGCCGATGCAGCCGTGGCAAAGCTCTGCCTTGGGCATCTGTGGAAAACGCTGAAAAACACCGATTATATAAAATGGAAACTTCTCCTTCTTTGCTGCAGCTCATCTTATCACAATCTCGACGAAGCCTATGCAATATTGAACAGCGACAAACTTACCGGGAAGACGGCACTGGAACTTGTTTACAATCTATGTGTATCGCCGAAATCCAGGGATGCTTTTGCGTTAGCATGGTTTGTAAAGAAGGGGGGTACAATTGTACCCTATGAAGTAGCGTATTTCAGAGAAAGTATGTTCGAGCCTCCCATTGTGGGAGGACTCCCATTTATTGGCAAAGACCCGGTGCTCAGTCACGATGTAATCCTTTATAAAGCTGCATTATATTTACTAATGAATAGAATACGAGGAGAAGCGCATTTTGTTGAGACTCCTGCGGTAGAGGCGGCTAAGATACTCCCATCATGGGCTACAGCGAAATTGGAGGATGTAGATATTGGTGATAATGCTGTTAATGAAGCATACTTTAATCTATTTATAAGTGAGTATACTTACAATGTAGAGATAATAGAGCCTACAATACTACGATTAAAGACAACAGACAACTTACTTTGGACACAATACATGGCAACTATATGTAATAGAGCTAACATGAGTCTGGAGGAGCTATGCAAACTAACATGATTAAGAGACAGAGATGGTTTGGAGTGAGAGAAGAGGCTAAGGGTGTCAAGCTAGCTGGAACTGTGGAAGACTGGCTTGAAGTGAATAAAGATGATTTGGTGTATTGTGAGTCCCTTGGCGCAACCATTCACAAACGACATTGCACAAAGCACGTATCTAAGCATGATAACGAGTATAAAGAGCGCAGAGTCCTTACCTATTGTAAGAGTTGTCCAATATCCTCTTGACAAATGGCTGATAATGTGATTAAAAGGCGACAGAGGTGATTAATTAATGGAAATAGAAGAAGTTCTTGAAAATAAAGAACTCATGTCAAATATCACGACTGTTGCTAAGGAAAGCACTATAATTGGACGGTGGCTTCATGAAATACCAGACCATCTTCTAGCGGAGATATATCTAGACATGAGAGAGGGTGCCACATTTATTGAAATAATAGATAAGGTCCAAAAAGATTGGAGAATACTGTTTGACAGAAACTCCAGGTCTCTTATGGGTGACCTTGCAAACTTTAAGATGAAGGCACTTAATGATATCGCGCTTGTTGAAGCACAGTTAAAGAATGGTGAGCCTGGGGCACGCGAGATTAAAGATAAGCTTGAGAACCTGTCGGCAAGGATAGATGCTATGGGTAGATTAGGCTGGCTCGCAGATGTGCAGACAGCAAGGGTAGAGAAGTTTATAGCTATGGAAGATGTTGAAGGGAAGCCACTTATAATCCTGAACGATACGATTAGGCAACTAAGCTCAATCCTGGAAAAATATATCAAACTTGAGAATGATGTAGGTACAAGCAGAATTACATTCTCTGCAACAGGACAACCGTTAAAAGCATTCGCATTCGAAGCACAAGATGATACAGATAAAATAATCTCAGCCACACGTAGACTTCTGGCTTTAACTGAAGAACGTGGGTTAGCAAACATAAAAGACGAAGCGATTGATGTGCCTGTCATTGAGGCTTCCTCACAGAAGGTAGTAGTCAATGCATAAGTACATAGAAATAGGAGAAGCACTGGAGGCAGTGCAGCAAATAAGTAAAGATATAGGACTTACCAAGCAATCGACCGGGTTCTTCGAAGACCTTGTTCTGTCATGTCACATGACAGAGAAAGATGGGCAATTACTGTTAGATAAACATCTGTTCAGTTTATACTGCGAAAACTATATGAAGACCATGTTATCTAAAGACATGGACCAAATGACAGCCACACGAGGATATAAGAAGCAGCCGGTAGATATCGAAGAGTTCTTAGAGTCTAAAGAATATATGAACCAAAGAGGTCATCTTAGACCAGTGATAAAATATGAACTGGATAGACTCTTTTCTAACAGAGATAAATATCTTGAGGTAATTCTTTCGGGTGGAATAGGGATTGGGAAAAGCTTCTTCTCTGAAATGGCATTATCCTATTTGGTGTATCTAAACTCTTGCCTAACAAATATGCAAGCAGAATATGATTTAGCCCCAGGTTCTACCATCTACTTCATTCTACAGTCTGTATCTATGACATCGGCTAAACGAGTCCTCTTCGACCAGATGATGGGGCGCATGTCACAAACACATTACTTTACAAGGGTGTTCCCCTTCGATAAAAAAGTTCGCTCTATGTTGAAATTCCCGAACGGATTGTATGTAACCCCGGTTAGTAGTACTGAAATGTCAGCTATTGGGTTGAATGTGTTTGCAGGTGTGATTTCGGAAGCTAACTTCTTCCAAGTAATAGCAGATAGTAAGTTAAGTAAATCTGCTGATGGAACATATGACCAAGCGGAACAGAATTATGGCACTATTATGCAGAGAATGCGTTCCAGGTTTGATAAAATGGGTAAAATGCCTGGAATGATGATATTAGACTCTTCCGCACGGTACCCAGGCGACTTCCTAGATAGAAAGATGGAAGAAGCGAAGACAGACCCTAGTATATTCGTCATGAAGTATGCACAATGGGAAGCATTACCTGCGGATAGGATGAGCACAGAGAAATTCCTTGTTGAAATCGGGAATCATGAACGAAGTTCTAGAATTCTACCGAAATATGAGATGGCATTCGAAGGGTCCGAAGTTATTGAAGTGCCGATGAACTACTTCCGTGACTTTCAACGAAATTGTGAAGCTGCACTCCGAGACTTTGCTGGTATTGTGCTCGGTGTTGAAGGCGCCTTCATGAAGAACAAGGAAGCAGTAGTTGATGCTGTTCGCGCGCACGCGGCTGTGTATGATAATAAGCAACTATTCACAATGGATGACATTATCATAGATGCTGAGCTAGATTGGGGTTCTCCACACTGGGCGATGCTTATAAACCAGGACTATTTAAAGGAACCATCGTTCGACGCTGGCGCTACATTTGCGCTGCACGCTGATATTGGTATCACACACGATAGTACTGGTCTTGTAGTGGGGCATATCCAAGATTATGTGAATCTGCCATCAACCAGTAGATACAACGGCAAACTAGACACATTTGTAGAGTTAACCGATTTACTCGCACCAGTATTTTGTATAGATGGGATTATCCGTATTCGCCCACCACATGGCGGCGAAGTTCACATGGATCTGCTAAGAGGATTCATTTTCTACATCTGTCAGGTTCTTAATATAAAGTTTGGTACGTTTGATAGATTCTCTTCGGTGCAGTTTATACAAGGGTTGAGGCGATTAAAAGTAAGGAGTGGGTTAGTATCGACAGTAACAACGACACAACCATACAACGAACTTAAATCTGCCTATATTGAACACCGAATCATACATCCCAGTCACAAAGTATATGTAGAGGAGCTACTTGGGTTGCAGTTCGAGCCTAAGAAGAACAGGATTGACCATTTACCCGGTGCTGGAAAAGACTGCGCTGATGCTATGGCTTCTGTTGTACACATACTTACAAACAAAGTGGCGAACTACAGCAGAAAGCACGAGGAAATCAAACAAGTAAAGCGGTACCAAAAGTTAGGGATTCGGAAATTGAGGTTCAGATAAAAAATTTGGAGTATCACATCCATTCAACCTTCTCCTCCCGAATGGGGACACCCGGATGATGATACTCCCTTTTCTCTTTTGGAGGCATAATGGCAATTGAAGTATCAATTTTGGATGAGAATGAAAATGAAACAATACTAAAGGAGGCACAAGTGACTGAAAACTTGCCGGTAGTAGTGAAAGGTAAATTCCCTAGTCTGCAAGAACAGCTTAAACAACAGCTTAATGCTGCTCACCAGAGATGTGTAGAGGCTGGCAGGGTAATTCAACGGGCTGCAGAAGAGCGCGCAGAGTTGTGGGAGAAAATGGCGGATGAGAGTAAGGCTGCTTTGAAAAGAAACGTGGATGATTTCAACAAATTTGAGGGCTAAATGATTATCTTAAAAAAATGTGTATGCAATAGTGCCTTCCAAGACGAAGAATACGGCGAAAACATACGTGTTCACAACATGTGTAACCCGGCGGGTAACAAATTTACCAAAGCTGGGTGTTCGGTATGTGGCAGAGTCAAAGACATTGCCGCAGTCTCAATGGCAGATGATACAAAACTTTCCAAGAAAGAGAAAAAGAAGGGTAAAAAATGATACCTACCCCAGTGGAACTACTAGGACCGAATTTTGATGCCGGTATAGTAGAAAAATACATAGACCAGATTGAAGCGCAGATGTGGAATAGAAGGGGTAGGGATATGAGCTTATATATAGTAGTCCCTTCCGAGGAGCATCATGTAATTAAGATAATACAGGAGTGTATAGAGTTAAAAGGGTGGACTGTAACTGCGACTGGTATAGGAACATCGAAAGATCCGCCAGGAACACATATCGAATATGTTGTGAGACCCTCACGACCTAATGTATAAGGAAGTAAAATGACCCATTTAGAACAACTTAGAGACGGAATACAACAACTAGTAGACAGTGATGGTCATTCTGATTGTTTTTTTAAAGAAAAACTCAACAGAATAGTAGAAATCGGTCCAAAAATCTGTGAAGATGAGGGAATGATAGCAGAAGTATGGGTACCCGCCGAGGTAAAAAAGAATATGCGGTTATCAGCAGACGCATTCAGGACTGAACTAGATAAATTATCTATTCAGAAGATGTCATATGAGTTTGTTGACTATATGGTAGAGTGGAATGCCGGTAAGTTAGTGCTTGAAGACCTTGCATTTGAATTAAAGGATGGCGAACCTGCCAAACATATTGGTGTAATTCATTTTCATTGGTTTCCATTATGTAAATATGACGAATGGGGGGGATATAATGAAATGTGAAACATGTATGTTTGCAACTAAAGCTAATCAACCGCAATATTACATATACTGTGTCAGGTATCCAAGGGTAGAGCAGAAAGAGAGAGGTACGTGGTGTGGGGAATGGCAGAATAAAATGAGTTTTGAGGATGTGCCGCGTCCACCAGAAAGTGCGTCTGGGTGGGTGGGAAGAAAGGAGCACGTTGGCACTACACTCTCCGAGCGATTCTTCAAATGGTTTCAAAGAAGGGGAGAGAAATGACATTTGAGCAAAAGTGGGAAGAGTTGGAGCTTCATATCCAGCGAGAGATTGATGAGTGTGAGCGTATAGTAGCTAGGGATGACGATGATTGTTTTTCATACGGAGCACTCTCTACTTACATTAGGCTCAGAAAAGAGATGGAGAAAATAAGCGAATGGTAACATCGGAAGATAAATGGTCTGAACTAGCGTTAGAAATAATACATCAAAAGTTTGAGCTTATGAACTCGATAACAGAAACAGAGATGGATAGAGACCTAGTAACCGTGAAACTAGGTGAGCTAAAAGCATTTACATTTTTACAAGTACTTATGGAAGAACTGGAGAAAGAATATGGAGAGGCTTAAAGAGTTCAAATTCCGGTTTGACATGCCAGGATTCTCAACATCACTTGTGCAGCAATACAGTATCACATTTGATGATTCATGGCTCCGCTCGAATAGAGTGAGAAAGGCTGGGACACTAGCACTGACTTACCTCGTTGCTTGCACGGATGAATGCACTATCTTCCAAGATTGGCAGGATAAAGGTTATATAGCCAACATCTCACTGCTTGACCTAGATGCAGCCGGGACACCAATACGATGTATGACTTTCAGAGATTGTAAAGTGACAGAGATATACTACCCGTGGAGAAACGCAGAAGGTGATGGTGATTATTTCAATCGGGTGTATTTTAGATTCAAACGAATAGATACCAAATGTATGTTATAGGAGGCTAAGATGTTAGTACGCGCAAGATACAAAGAAGGTTATAATCCAGGAATAGAAGTGGTTATGGATATGAGCATAGAAGAAGCGGAAGTGTTCCACTATATAATGGACTGTGAGGTAGAACGTAACCTTACCACAACGGCTGATTTTGCACAAGAGATACTAGATGTTTTATTAGTAGCAGAGGAAGACATAAAAGAATGGAACTAACACAATCTGATGAGTTCATTAAAGCTATTAACGGAGAGAAGGTATACACATACTACTTCGATGTGTTCTGGGATGTAAAAGAAAACACGATAATATTATCCCCTGCCAGGTCTGAGCATGAGTCTATGGCTGATTGTGGAGTGACCGGATACCGGAATGGAGACTCCTGGCATTTGCGAGTAAAAGAAACTAGCGCATCGGCAGCAATGAAGAAAGCAAAGCTGCGGCTTGCAGCACACATTGGCGCGTTGGCGCAACGAGTAATGGGTGCAGTGCCCGATGACCCATCCACACACATGGGAAGCGAGGGTACAAAGTTTCCAGGATATGAATGGGTGGATGAGGTATTCTCAGCATGAGACTTTCTTTAATTCCATACTTTGGCGGGAAAGGAGCAATCTATAAATGGATACTGGCAAACTTCCCAGAACACGATTATTTGGTTGATGCCTTCGGCGGGAGTGGTGTTATTATCTTGAATGATAATGTGCCAGGGTTGTATAACGAAATAGACCCAGACCTGTTCTGGATGATGATAAACATCAAATGGGCATGTGCCCAGTTTGTAGATAGATTGCGGGAAGTAGAATATTGTGAAAGCACTTGCAAGTCCGCTAGCAGATATTTTAAATTGGCGGAAGGAAGTTTTGACAGGTCGGTAGCCTACTATACGTGGCAACGAATGCGATATGCTGGCGGAGAAGCTGCCGGTAGAGGATTCAAATGGACTGGTAGACAGACATGGGAAAACATGCTGCTAAAGTTGCCGGTAATCGCCCAGCGGTTGCAGAATATAACCATATCCAACAAAAGTGCGCTAGACTTGTTACCGCTTAATCCTGCGGTCCAGCGGGGTAAAAAACCGCTAATATACCTGGACCCACCATATCCTAGCGAGTTGAGAACAAGAGGGTTGTACAAATACGAGTTCGACGAGCATGAGAAGCTAATGAAGCTGGTAGAACCCTACGCATTTGTGTTGTCAAGCTATGATAGCACGCTTCCTTACCCACACGTTAAGAAACCGACCAGAAACCAGAACGGCAAAGCCAGAGAAGAATACCTCTACATCCACGCCTGAAATTTTTCCACCAATTTTTTCTTGAAACCCCTGGTGGAAAAACTTGCCGAAAATCACTAATCGCGAAAAGGTGCCAAACAAATTCTGAGGGTTAGCTACACCAGCCCGCGCTGCGTTAACGTTATGATTACGATACGTTATCACCCTCCCCATATCCTTTCTTATATACACGCGCGGGAGTGACCCAGGTCGACCCCGCGACCCTCGACCCAGGTCGACCCCGCGACCCTCGACCCAGGTCGACCCCGCGACCCTCGACCCAGGTCGACCCCGCGACCCCGCGACCCTCGACCCTCGACCCAGGTCGACCCCGCGACCCCGCGACCCTCGACCCAGGTCGACCCCGCGACCCTCGACCCAGGTCGACCCCGCGACCCTCGACCCAGGTCGACCCCGCGACCCTCGACCCAGGTCGACCCCGCGACCCTCGACCCAGGTCGACCCCGCGACCCTCGA